CTGTTGCGCTTGAAGAAAAGCTTTCAGGGTGTGTTTTAGGATTGTAAAACTCTAACTATTAATTATTTGTATTCCCCGATGGGCTTAGAAATGCAAAAATATATAATAGCAAAGTGGGATAAAAATAGAATTTATAGGGGTAAATAATAAATTTAATCCTAAAATCAATACAAAATATTACACTAAAATACACGAAAACGCATTATTTACGATTGATTTTTCTTAAAATATTATAATAAAATATTATTTTACGCCAAAATATTAGGTATTAATAATAAAATATTGTACTTTTGCAAGCGAAGATTAATTAAACAATAAAATAATATGAAGCAACTTGATATTAAACGAGCTTTAGCCGAAAGGGACATGACGCAAGCAGAGCTCTGCAAACGTACAGGAATACTCTCACAAAATATGAGAACAATTACGAATGGAAATCCTACGCTAGAGAAATTGATTAAAGTAGCGGAAGGAATTGGTTGTGATATTACCGACCTATTTTACCCTGTTGAAGAAGAGGTTGAACAAGAGCTTGTATCTCAATCTTCCGACCCCTTCTCCCCACTATCCCCTGCCGACATCGACGAGCATATCATCAAGGCACCAGCTTCGCAGGACGTGATGCCTGTAACCACATTCTGCCCACATTGCGGCAAGAAAGTAAGGGTAGGAGTGGTGCTGCTGCCCGAAGAGTAGGCATTTCGCACCAACAGAAAGAAACAAAAGGAGGGCATAGCCTTATTGCGAAAACCATATCGCAACATAGGCTATGCCCTTCATCTTTGCTCACGTCATTCTCCAGAAATCGCTCTACTCGACGTATTCTCTTTCGGGCATGGAGAATGCACCTGGGCCCTCCAACTTTATGGATGTCTCTATGTACACTAGCTTGCTTACCTGATTTCGGTAGGAGTGATAGTAAGCACGACATCGGTCTGCCATCTTATCCAGTTCGTCGCCGTTTATATCCGCCTGCGCAAGCGTACCGCTCAATATGTCGAAGCGATCCTCTATCATCGCATTGTAGCGAGCCAAAGGTGCAAGCGTTTCCTCCAGGCTCATCGGCTTAGACTGAAACTGCTGGTTGCCCAGACTAATGCCACCGTTGGCTACCTTGTGGAATACTTGACGATACACCTCGAACACTGGGCGCACCTTTCGGGCGATGAAGAACTCCAAGCAAGGGACGGAAAGCATGTAGGTGTTCTGCGGGCGACCCATCTTACTCGCCTTTCCTCCATCTGATATGCTGCCACCATTATTCTCTACTTTTAAGCCGTTTTGGTACAAAACTCCAGACTTTTCAGCATTTGTGCTTAAAACTTGATAATCAATGCCTTTCACAAACAAATCGCTCTTTCCTAAAGCTCGCACCGCATCATGGCGGAATTTAAATACCAACGGCCAAACATCATCCAAGTTCACCGGAAATTCCTCCTTGCTTCTTGCAAGGTTCAATACCTGAATGAAGTACGCCTTAATCTCACTCTCACTACTCTGTTTTGTCAAATGATTCATCATTTTAAATAAATGTTTTAATGTTTTCTTAATTGAACTAAGAGTTTTCCCCATTTTGGTGGAAAACCTACCCGATTATTTACCTTAATTGATGCGGTTACTCACCTTTCGGACGGATAATGTACTTTTCGGTACGTTTTATTCTCTTTTCAGTACGGATAACGCACTTTTCAGTACGCTTATCCACCTTTTCGGTACGCTCACTTTACCTTTTAGTAAACCGAGCCATCGACACAACCGCATCATCATCTTCTATCCCTTGGATGCGGAAGCAAGAGGCACAGGCTGCACCGCAAGGGTGGAGCGCAAGCAAGTGATGAGTAGGTTCACGCCCATACCATACGATATGACGCATTCTTCGCTCATGGTGGAAAAATCGGGTGGAGTAGTGGCAAGATACTCAATTACTGCCAGAGCTGCATCCTGGATGTCAGCCTTACCCATCGGTAGGGTAATCAAAGTTTCTTTTGTCATTGATTCTCTGAGTTTATTTAAAAAAGTTAGACTATATGCGTACACATTATTATATATATGAGATTTCTTAGGTCTGCATAAAATAAAAGGCAGTACGCCTCGCCCTTTGTCTAATGATTCTAAACTCAGAGTAGGAAAGAATCACGCCCAAGGTATTACGCCATGGGCAAGGGAGTACGCACCGCTATCTCGTATATATATCAATATATTCTGATGGTGTAGCTATACTACGTTCTATCCATACCAAAGATACATCGCAAAAGATGCTTCCTTGGTACTTACTCTGAGCTTTGATTTATTTTTAGACGCTGCAAAGATACGCAATTTCATCGGAACCACCAAACTTTTCGCCAAAAATCGTATCAAATTTAAGAAATGAAACTAAAAACGGAACGTAGTCTTCGCATAAGAAACATGAAAACAACAAAAAGTGCATCCATCCTCACGGACAAATGCACCAGAATTAAGCAAAATGACACTAAAATTATCAAATCGAATTTTTCCTTCATCAAAGGCTCCCCTCTCCGATCGGCGAGAGGAGGCCATCCGTTCGCACCATGGGCGAGGGAAGAGATTATCCCTCGTCTGTGCTGTCACTACCACTCGAACCAGAGCCACCCGAACCAGTAGAGCCGCTACCCGAACCACCGGAAGCAGAGCCACCCGAACCAGTAGAGCCGCTGCCGCCCGATGCAGAGCCACCTGCCGATGCAGGAGTTTTTACATTGCCTGTGATGTCGAGGTCGCCGAGGCGCACCTTCATATCATCACCCACCAGCGTGCGAAGGTAGCCGAAAGGGTTGCCAATCTTGTGCTGGCTCTTGTAAGCCTTGATTACAAGCTGGTAGTTGTCGCTACCCTTAGGCTGCTTGGAGGAAGGCTTGTTGGCGTTCCACCATGCTGCGGCAAACTTGGCACGGGTTACGAAAGCCGTTCTTACCTGCTGCTGTGCCTCGGTATTGGCATCCGTGTGCTCGTGACGCTCGGAACGATAAGTGTTGCCCGTCTGTTTATTGACGGAATAGATTACTCCGCTCTTGGAGCAGAGTTTGCCCGATATGGATTCAATATCGGGTGCAAAATTAACTTTTGCCATAAGCGAAAGAAATTTTAAAGGTTTATATTTTTATTCTACGAGACCAGACCCATCAGGAGAAACCGCATCGAAATCATCGGAGAAATCAACATATCGAAATCAACCAAGAAATCACCCAAGAAATCGCCTAAGAAATCACCTAAGAAATTACCCGAAATTTTACTCCGAGTTTTCTCCAAAACGGCTTCCATGGATATTTCATGGATATTTCATGGATATTTCATGGTTATTTCACGACGGCTTCTCTAAGAATCCATCCGAAAACCGAGATTTTTCACTGAAATTCTCGTTTGAGTTTTCCGTGAGTTTTCTGTGAGTTCGCTGAGAGTTTTCCGTGAGTTCGCTGCGAGTTTTCTGCGAGTTCTCTTTGATTTCTTTTTGCGAGCTTTCTCCGGTCGAAAGACACGAAATCTCCCTTTGGATTTTCTCTGATGCAAAGGTACGAAAATCCCTATAAACGGTAGGGACAAACCACAGATAGGCAAACGTCTCTATCAACATTCATTGCACCCTTGCTTCAACATTCATTACACCCTTGCTTCAACCGAAAATACATCTTATCTTTCGCCCGAATGTATTTTTCCCGTCACATTCCATTGCAGTCTCATTCTTTTTGCGTATCTTTGCAGCGAAGAAGAAATGAAGATAAAGAAAAATAAAAAACTAAGAATTATGAAGAAATCTACAACTTTACGAGGTGGATGGCGCAAGCGCATCATCGGGCTATCTACGTCGATGGCAATGGGCATCGCAGCCCTGGTATCTACCGTATCTCTCTCGGCTTGCAGTAAGGACGATGAGAGTATCATCGAGCATCTGAATAAAGAGAGTGAGAAGTTTTATGCCTATTGGGGTGAAAACCTGTCTTATCTACAAGGCATCTGGGTGGAGGAATCGAAAAAGAACGACCCTGGTGCAGGCTACACGATCATTAAGGATAATGGAAATTTTGAGTCGGTGGACATGCTAGACAGCAACCGATCTCGTTCGGGTAACATCGGACAGGTGGCGGGCGACAAGAACTTGCTCATCTTTTCCAATTACTGGGCTAACTGGCGATTGGATTTGCACGCCGAGTGGGCGAACGACAGTCATACCCGCCTAAAGACTTATCCGGACGGCACAGACCCGAACCAGCGTGCCGAGTACTGGGTGAAAGTGAACAGTATTCCAGCCAACTGGGTAAGATAAAAAAATAAGGAAAGACTACTTTTTGTGCGTGATATTTTGCGTATCTCGCAAGAAATGTGTACCTTTGCAGCGAATTTAGTCTTTTCGGTGTGCGCAAGCACATCGAATTTCTAAAATAATCTATAATAAAAAGCCCTGCCGTCCGCGATGGATAGCAGGGCTTGTCGTTTTAACAAACAAGACTCTCTCAAGGCAAAAACGGCTGCTACTCATCCCGAGCAACAGCCATCGAAACAATGTTTAATTAACACGATAAAAAAGCTTATAGCTAAACAATCTTTATTCTAACCTTCTCTCCTATTTCCCAAGCCTTCTTCATCTCATCTATCAGACTATTTGTCCAGAACTTCGAGTTGCTAATCCAACCCACCTTGTCATTCTTGCCAAAGAGCAAGCATCCCTCTGTGTCCTTGGCGGAATTGCCACTATGAATGCGGATGCCCTCGAAACCTGTGACATTCTCCAAGAGAGGAAGTTTCTTTCCAAAACGAGGCGAGTAAGTGTAGATGACGTTGTACGTTCCCTTTGGTATCGCCGTCTTGCCTTTTACCTTGACAGCAAGAATATCTTTGGTACTCATGCCTTGGTACAGACCACGATCTGTGTCCTCCAGGCAGTTGCAATGAAAATCCTCACCATTCACATATACCTTACTAATGGTATAGTCCTTTTTCTTCCATTCTCTAACTATCATTATTTCCATAAGCCACTATAATATCCAATCAATAATCAAATAATTAACAACACTACCAAGAAGTATCACGATGGAATATCTCACCACGTCTTCCCACTCGAACCTTGAGAGATGATACTTCTCGTATTGATATATCTCTCGCCACACCATGAGCGGGATTGCAACAAGACCAATCACGACACCCACCAAGAACCAACAGACGAGACCGATGCAGTCTCGCTTGTTGAATGTCATTAGATTTTTCCAAAACTCTCTCATACGCATAGCCAATAAGTCAGGAACACATCAAGGAATCCTGCCACCTCAGCCCAGTACCAAGGATGGATTTTCACTCTCTTATCACCAATGTACCAAATGCCATCGGCAAACTTGGCAGACTGAACCAGCAAGAGATAGATGAGATATATCGCACCGATGATGAGCGTCATCCACCAACATACCGACAGACACCATCCCACGCAGCCAATAGCTGCTACGATAGCACCGCCCTTGTGAATCGGATAGGTGTCCTTATCCACGTAGTTTGGGGCAATACCCACGAAGCATAGCCCAGCGCAACCAAGGAAGGCGAGACACTGCACGCCTCTGCCGCTATCCAATAAACACACCATCATCAAGCCTCCCACGAGAATCATGATGCCAGTGAACACCGCACCGTAGTTACATTTCTCCTTTCCGCCTATTACTTCGCTACCTGTGCAACCTTGCAACTGGTAGTAGGTATCACTCACCATGTCGGGCACACCGAAGCGCATCGCCGACAAAACCAAATAGCCTCCCAACAGGAGGAATGAAATCATACTCAATAACCACATAATCTTTTATTTTTACTAAAATTTAACTGAGGTGTAGGCCTACACAAGTCCTACACCAGATTATACAACCACCATTTTCGTGGGGTCACGCAAATGGTACTATACATTCATTTCGAGCTGTGCTGGATAGCCTGCCTTGATGTCGTAGGATTCCACCTCTTCGATGGTCGTCAGCTCGCTCACCTCCTTCTTGTGCTTGGCGGTGACATTAAAACACTCCAAGGCATACATCTCCAAGGCAGAGAGTAGCTGGATAGCCTTGTCGCATTCCACCGTCAGTTTATTCTCCCCAAGCCACAAATCGGTGGTCTCACTGCCCATACTCTTGGCGATGGTCGTGGAGTTCATTAATCCCACACGAGTAGCCTTGTCAAGCCACACCACCATGCCGTTGAGCTTGAATCCGTTCACGTCGTCGGAGGCATCGTAGGCAATGATGTCTGCGAGTTTCTCCTTCTTGGATTTCTCCAAGGTCTCCTTGCATCGCTCCTGCCATTCCTCGCTCACAAGCCCATGCTGGCTCTCCCCGAGGTTCATCAGGTAGGCGGCACGCTCCTTGCACTTGTTGCGACATTCCGTGAGCTCGGCATATTCCTCATCGGCATCCATCGCACCATTGAGCTTATTCTGCACAATGGCTTCCACGTCGCTTACGGAATACTTGCTTCGCACCAAGGCAGAGACAATGGCGTCGTAATCCCACACGCCAGTCTCCAAGGTGACGAAATCGTTGCCGCCGCTCTCAACAGCAACCGAGACCTTGTTCCTCCCGAGGTCGTTCTCGATGCGAATGTCCTCGACCTCGCTTGTCTTCATCTCATTTTCATTTGCCATAATATTCCCTTTCCTTTAAAATGTTATTAATCCTATATTCATTTCTGATTCTGAAATTCTCGTACCTCCCCACTACATAGAGGTAATCGAAGAACGGCTTGCACTTCCGCACGGCCCTCCGCCTTATCGCATAGGTATCTCTGCCCACCATGAAACCCATGTAGCTGTTCAGGCTCGAAAGGTAATGCTCCAAGGCATAGGCATCATCGAGCGTGAACACACGCCGCCTCCCTACCTTGCGAAGAAAACACCCCAAGTCGTGCATGGTGGAATAGAAGCCACCCACCGTCCTGTTGGCGGTATAGACCCTGTCCATCTTGATGACCGCCCCCACGAAGTACACGCCTTTCCTCACCTCCTGTATGTACTGCTTGTCGTGGTGCATCTCCATGTTCAGTCTCTCTCGAAGAAAGGCATCCGCACTGTCACGTAGCATCAGCACATCCCCCTTGTGACGGCACACCACGGCGAAGTCATCCACGAAACGCTCGTACCTTGCGCCAAGAGCCTCGCATAGCCCCATCATGTAGCCGTCAAGAAACGAAAGGTAGAAGTTGGCCAAGAGCTGTGACGTGATGTTGCCGATGGGCATCCCTCTAAATCGCTCTACGTTGAAGAGAGACTTATGCTTGGGTAGCTTCTCCCACAAGGACAAGTCCCCATGCTTGACGCAGTTGTCCTGCGGCCTGTGTCTTATCGTCACCGTCAGCAGATACACAAGCGTCTCCAAGTCATCGCCCTTGTAATACTTCCTCACGAAAGCCACGGTGTATCGCTCCAATATCCGTATGTCGATGCTCATAAAGAACGAGCGTATGTCGAAGCGACCCACCCAAGCCTCCTTTGTATAGTTCTCGCTAAGCTCCATGATGTCACGTCTCAGAGCCAAGACAGCCTTCTGGGTGCCACGTTTCTTCCTACAGTTCCACGACACATCGCCTTGCGCAACGAATCGCTGCTCAAAAAGCGGCTCTATCCTCATGGCTATCCAATGCTGTACGATACGGTCACGGAAGGCGGCGGCGAAAATCTCCCTTATCTTGGGAAACCTCACGCAGAAGCAGACGCTCGTACTCGGGACATACCTGTGTTCCTCGCACTCATATATAAGCTCCATCAAGTCCTCCTCGTGCAAACGATACAAGGTACACTGCTCGCTCGACATCTTGTTGGCAAGGCAAGCGAAGTAAGCGTTCATCCAACCATCTATTCTTCTGTCATCAAGAGCGGCGACAGGACGAACAAGATTACTATTATACTTGTTGTTGTTGTTGTTGACCTGCCCACTGACTGGATTGATATTCCAAGAATTATTAGCGGAATACTCCGAGGCGGCGATGCGCACTAACTTGGTCTTAACAAGCGGTTCCACGCTTGTGGCGCAACCATTTAATAAAACAGAAGAGTACATCATATCCAGAAATCGTAATCACTGAACACGTGCGGTCTGACCCATTCTTCTTGTCATTGCGGCTCTCTGCCACGCACCAATCTCCCTGCCCAGCTTCCCGAACACGGTCAAAAGGTGGGTGTATTGCACATTACTTATCACCCTGCCATGGTCAGGCTTCTTGCTCACGACAAGTTCACCGCCAGCCTGGGCGACCAGCTCGGATTTCTCCTTCCTCGAATACCAGTAGAGTTCCCTACAAGCGGACTTCACGATGGTCATGGAATGGATAAGAGCTGAGATATAGGCAATACGTTGGTCAAGACCTGGAGAGTTGAGCGCAAACTCCGTGGCCGACATGGCTTCCATCGTCTCGTTCACCATGCGGCTGCCCACGACCTGCAATCCAAGCGAATGCTTGGGTATGCGCTCGCAAATAGCCATCAAGTCACAGAGCAACAGCTCCAACTTCCTGTAAATGGATGATTGTATCGCGCTTCTTCTCTTTGCCATAATTCAAATGTTTTAATTCGTCATTCTCGCAAGGATGCCAAGCGAGAGTGTACCTTTTTATCGTTTTTTCTTTATTGTATCTTTTTTATTTGCTTACTTGCTCGCTTGGAGATTACCTTCCTTGCTTGCGTTTCTTGTTGTTAGGGCGGCGAAAAGCCGCCCTTGGGGAAAGATTTAGGCCTACAGCCTAAATGCGGCGACAGGACGAACAAGATAACTATCAGACTTGCTGCTGAGGTTGTGGACCTGCCCACTGACTGGATTGATACTCCAAGAACTATAAGCGGAATACTCCGAGGCGGACCAGTACCAGCTATTGCTTGGTTTCTGGAACTTACCATCAATAGTATAAGCCTTGGCAAAGATGTTGTTAGCCTGTCCTACCGTATATCCCTGCTTATGATACCAAGAGAACCTTGACATCTCGCCGATGGAAGGCAAGAACCAACGCCCTTCGCCAAACCGCTCATCCAAGGTCTCGTCATCCCTAACTTTAGGCACGTAGGCATTGCAATAGCTTGCAGCAGGGTAATAATACTGTTGGTACTTCTGCGCATTGCTGTGGATTGCCATAACCGCTGATATGCAGCTTGCGAGGTTCTGCGCCAAGGTCTGTTCGGAAGTTCGTTTGGGAACAGGCAAATTCACCTTGCTGTCCTGCAATATCTTGTCTCGGTGGGCAATGATGTACAAGGTGTATAGCTGTCCTCTCGCTATCTTATCTCCGACAGACAAGCCAACGGCATCAAGATACTCGCCAAAAATCTTGTTGTCCTTTCCCACAACTTGATTGTACATGACATCCGTAATCTCATCAAACCCGATGTCACTGATAGAGTTGAGGGCAGTGCCATAGTCCTTGAATCCGTCATTGTCGGTGTTGCTCTCATCACGCATCACGGAATCGGACACGTTGTAGCCAGTCGTAAAGTTAGGAAGCCTGTTCAAGTCATAGACGCTATAGGAGGGGTCGTCGCCAAGCGTGATTCCACTCATGCCGTTGTTTGCGTCAGAAGAGTTGTACAATCCCCACACACGACTGCTGTAGTCTGACAAGGCTATGCACATCGCCCACTTTCGATTCTTCGGCTCTATATAAAAGACGATGCCGATAGGAGAGGAGGCAGACAGACTTAGGTCATTGCCATACGTTCCATCGGAGAAGACATAATCGCCCAGCTGTACCTGATAGGCATAGAAATAAATCTCCGTTGAAGCCTCCAAGGCCTTGCCGCTGGATAGTTGCAGTGTGACTGTCACGGTCGCCTTGTCATCATTCTCACGGCTACCAACCTCAGAAACACTAATCACACCTGTCTTCTGGTCGATGGTGGCAAATGCGTTGTCGCTCATCTTCCATGACACATACACGATGTCGTTGCCGTTGGATGGGGAAGTGGATAGCTTCAAGGTATAGTTCCCATCAGATGCAAAGTAACGGTTTCCTTTCAAGGACGCACTCGTTATCCCCACCTTGGTGTAGGTCACATAGAGGCTGTTATCCTCATCGTCGATGTTCCCCCACATACCCACCATGCGCATCTTCAAGGTAGCATCCACGCTCACGCTCTCAGAGAGGGTAATCCTGCCTGTCAGCTTGGCTTGCTTGTCGAGCAGCCAGGAAAGCGTGTCAGCCGCCACGTCCGTCCAATCCACTCCAAGAATGGTGAGCTTGGAGAGGTTCTTGCTGTCCTTGATTTTCCCGATGATGTCGAGCGCACTGATGTTAGGACAGGTCTCTTGGTTGATATAGACGGTTTGCAAATTGGAATATCCCTCCAAGGAAATCTCCGTCAAGCCACGCTGACCGTTGAGTGTAAGGTTAGTCATCGTGGAAGGGAGCTTCACTGACTTCAAGAACTCCTGTGTAGGCAAGGAGACTCCCGTAAGCGAAGTTCCACGAGCGTCAAGAGACTCCAGCCTTACGTTGTTCGACACATCAATCGTTCCTGTCAAGGAGAAAATGTTATGCACGTCCATCGTGCGAAGAGCCTTCATCGCCCCTACCGTCATGGAGGTCGCCTTCAAGTGTATGTCACTCTTGTTGTCAGTACCTGCTATAAGTTTCCTCACACGGCTACCATTGAAAGCAAAGGTCTCGTTGGCTGGCTTGTCGTACCATGTGCCGATGTCGCTCATGTAGTTCACGCCACATACGATGTTCTGCGTGTTGCTGTCCGTGACACCCGACACTGAAACCTGCTCCCCAGCCTTCACACGCTTACCATCAAGAATGGTGCTTTGTCCGATGGTCACGACAGGGTAGAGCCACATCGCCATCGTTAGGTCGAACCTCACTTCCATCTGCTCGGTGGAGCGGTAGTTGATGTTTCCTCCCGATGGACTCGCAGGGTCAAACTCACCGTACTTGGCGTAGCTACTCATATAGACAGTCCTGTCTCTCATCCATTGTCTCTCGCCTTCCTCCTGGCTACCGAGCGACTGCGTGATAGGGTCGGTGTCGTTGTTGTAGTTGCCATTCACCATCTGGTAGTGGGCATACTCATATCCTATTCTCGCAAACTCGTTGTAAGCCACGGCAGGAAAATACTTGTTGGTTGAAAGGAAGTACTTCTCCCAACAGCCCTCCACCGTGCCACCGCCCAGCTTCGCCATGGCAGAGAGGATTTCCTTCATGGTGGAGCGCAAGTCAGCCACAAAGCACTCCTCCATCAAGTTGTAGAGCACGTTGTCCTCGCCGTTCCAGTAGTTCTTACCAAGCGTCTCGTCGAAGTCATGTTCCTCCACCCAATACGGCTTGGTCAGCTTTCCCTGGTTGTCGAAAGGCAAGATGGAATCCAAGTCGTCTTGAAACGCACGGATGAGGGATGTCGAGTTGAACACCCAGAAGTAGGTGTTTTTCGCTCTGTTGTCGCAAGCCGCCAGCAACTTCATCATGCACATGAAGAAGAGAATGTCCTTCTTGTGGAAGTACTTGCCCACCTTGTCGGCAAACTCCGCACGGCGAGCCTTTATGAAGTCCTCGTTCACCTTGTCCCACTCCAAGTAAGTCTCATGGTTGGTGAAGTCCGAGCCAAGGCGACTCGCTATCTGGTCCTTGACGTTCAAGGTGGCATAGCTGCCATCCTCGTTCTTGGTGATACCACCAGCTACCCATGTCTTGTTGATTTCGTCGTAGCGGTACATATCGTAGCGTGCCGAGCCGTTTTCCACCTTCGTTACCCAATAGCAATAGCTAATGTCAAGGTCTTTCGATGCCTTTAACTGCGTAAGCGTGCCGTTGAAAGGTTTCAAACGGTTGCTGAGTGAATACACGAAGTTGAACGCCTCGATGAACCGTGATATGGTGTCTTGGTTTCCCATGTCGTAGTCCCATGAAGTAGTCCCAGCATACACATAGCCTTCCTCCTCGGAATCGTAGTTTACATCGCCAGGAATCCAAGGCACTTGATGCTTCGTAAGTCGTGGGTTGTTGTCAGAGCCCTCTATCATCAGCATGTCAGGCGACTTCTCCTTGTCGTAGCCGAAGGTAGGCTTGTCAGCCTTGCCCGAGCCAAAAGTGCCCAAGCCGATGAATACAGGATAACTGTCATTCTCCGTCTGCTGAAACACAAGGAATGGGTCTTCATAGACAGCCACACGGCAATTCTCCATACCCTCTTGGCTTGTAATCTCGTTCTTGCCCACAACCTCTCGGTAAAGGTCATTGTAGAGCTTGGTCGCACCCATCTTGTGAGACTGTGGAGACGAAGCCCAGTTGCGCTTATCGACGAGCTTCTTAGCCATAGGCAATCCGTCCGCGTTCTGATAGCATTGACCGTGGTTCACGCCGTTCTCGTCTTCCCAATAATTGGTTTCTGGGTCTCCCTTGAAGTCACTCTGAATGTTCCAAGTCCAATACTTCTTGGAGGTTGAGCCTTGTCCCTTGCGTGTCATATTATACAATGTGCCCGAATGCGCAGGGTCTCCAACCTTGTGGATAACGATGTCGCCGACGGTCGATGTTGGTGACTTCAACGACGGAACGCTGCCCTTATACAGCAACGTATTGTACTTCTCATAAGCCTTGGCATACGAAATCAAGCCACTCTCGCCCAAGATGTCGTTTTCGTTCTTGAATGCCTTCTTCTCCTCGATTGTAGCGAAAGAGGAAAGGCGGTTTTGGCGAATATCATTGGCAGAGAGGGATTTCTTGTAAATGCGCAAAGCGTAGATGTCGATGTCCGCACCTTGTGGAGCAATGACGATTCCGCCAGTCTTCTTGATTCCATTCACGGCTTGCCAGAAGTTGTCGCTGTCCGTATAGACGAACTCACGACTGATGATGCCGTTGATGAACACACGCACATAGTTCACGCCTTGGCTGTAGAGGTTAGGCACGATGTTGATTACAACGTGCGTTCTCGTCTCCTTTGAATATATCCAGTTCTGCGAGCCTTCCACACGTTTCTCCATGGTCATGAAGCAGCTCTCCTGCGCTTTCAGCCAAAAGCCCACCAAGTAATCGTCGGTGGTCGATTGCGTACCCATCTGCAACAACGTTCCGTTCTCGTCGGTCACGTTTCTTGTGGCAAAGTCCACCTCAATGGAAAGACCCTGCGATGGAGTATCGTCCGAATAGGCGTCATAGCTGATGTTGATTTTCTCTCCATCAAGCACACGCAAGCAGCGAGCCTTGGTGTTCTCGTCCACGAGCCAACCGTCACTGATGAAAGACAGTCCCTCGAAGGTAGCCTTCACCTGTTGTCCATTCATGGCGTTCACGATGGTGTTAGGCGCACTCTCGCTGTTGTTTCGGGTCTTAGGGTTCAGAAAGAAGTCAGCACCCGATGTAGGAGCAAAGTTCTCGCTATTGTCCACCACGACACGCAATGGGTCTCGCAACACCACCTTGTTCGATGTGAACGACATGAAAGCTGGGAAGTTGGTGTTGTCCTCGGTCTCCACCTCCAAGTCAAAGATGAGCGAGCCTATCACGCCGTTCTGCACATTCTGAATGGTCTCGGAATAGATGATATTCTCCGATTCCAAGTTGGTAAGTACAAACGAAATGTCCGTGCTATCAGTGTTCGGGTTGTATATGGCATAGTCAAAAGCCGATACGCTGCTCCAGTTTTGGAACGTACCCACGTTGTTGACAACCAAGAGTGGGGTGGTATTGCCCGAGAGCGTACACATAATGGTCTGCGACACAGATTCCGTTCTCACGCTGTCACCCGACGTAATCCATGCCTCGATAGTGTAGAGACCATGGGCGTTAGGATGGTCGATGTACGCTATGTAAGGTGTCTCCGTATAGGTATCCGTACCGATGTTGTAATCATAGGTACGAGAATACGTGCCGTCGCCAGAAGCAACCTTCAAGTGCAGCACCTTGCTGATGGTTCCCGTGATATTCAGCGGAATGGAGATTGTAGCCGAATTAGCCTTGTACTCAAATGGATTCTGCCACTTCGTCTGATAGGTAATCTGAATGTTGGTGAGCGTCACGGTGATGTTCACGTAAGGCGTCTTCTTGTTCGATGTCTTGCCGATAGCTATCATGCGCACGCTCTGAGTGCCGTCCACGCAATAAGGGGACAGGTCAACCTCGGTGTATGTCGAACCGTCTGATGGCTGCGAGCCTATTGATATAGTCCCTGCCACCTTCCACTCGGATGAGTTTTGCATTCGGGTCTCAATCTGCAAGTCCGCCTCCTCGTTCGTGTCGCTCTTGCTGCCGTCCGATGGGTCGTAGAGCTGTGAGGTGAAGCGAATCTTCGCCACCAAGTCACTCTTCTTGGTCGCCGTGATGGTCCTTTCACCAGCGTTGGTGAGCTTCACGATGTAGGATGACTCCGCAGAGCCTCCACCGCTGCCCATAGGTATCTCGGCACTTGACAGTAGTAAAAAACCATGGTTATCCTTGTCTTTCAACCATGTCGTATAAGCTTCCTCGTCTGCAAACAAACCAACCGTTACAAGTCCTGTTGCGGTATCGGTCGATAAAGTATTGATATAGGAGGCTTTTGCGTTCCTCATCTCTTTGATGAGAAGTGCATCATTTTCCAATGATTTTTGGATAAACTGACGCACACGACTACCCTTATAGTTATTCCATGCAGTCGTGAAGTCCATGATTTCCTCATCTATGATATTCTTTGCCATAAACTACGTGTTTTAACATTACAAATTCATTCTTAATATCTAATCTTTCCATGCGTCATCATCCTTCCATGGTTGGTCATCATCCCAATAGCCCATACCAAAGCAGGAACGAATAGCCTGCCAAACAAGCACTGCGCCCTTATATACCGCACTCACCACCTTCTCGCCCAAGCGGATGGCGGAAACCTCCTTGTTGTTGATAACTATCATAGGCTATTCCTCCTCGTAGAGCATATAGTAAGTGTTCGGGTCTTTCGTCGCCAACGCCTCGTATGCGGTCTCCGTCATGGATATAATCTTGGGGATGGACGATGCCATGCTTTCCACGTTTTTCTCCAAGGTATCTATGCGCCCAACAGCTGTCTCCAAGTTCTGCTTGTTGGTGTTGGCGGTTGTATTGGCGGCATTAGCCTTAGCCAATGCGTTGCCTGCGTCCGTAGCCGCCGTGGTTGCCGTGTCCTTGGCTTCCTTGATAGCAGTGGAGAAATCCACGGAATGCTTCTTCCACTCAGAGCCGTCGTAGTACAGGAAGGCTATTTCGTTCTCTGCCACGGACAGACCGCCGAAGTTAGTGTAATCGCCCACCTCGGTAGGCAGGTAGAACACCTTGGTCTTGGGAGTACCAGGATTCGTTACCCTCGCCGCAAGTCCGCAATACACCGCACCCTGCATGAGAGCATCCGCTTTCTCGCCCACGGCTTGCAACGCCTCCTTCGTGGCATAGGTCGAAAGGTCAACACTGATGTTCACCTTGAACGTCTCAGTCGTGACAGTCCACGTCCCATCCGCCTTGCAGCGATACACAGTATAGTCCGTTCCGCTCCCCACGTAGGCCATCATGCCCTTGTCGGGGTTCGGGTAAGCCGTCTGCAACTCGGATAGCGATGAGTAGAAACCACAGTTCATCTCCTTCGCCTTACTCGACTCGTCTAGCTCCATGAGCTTCGTCACCACAAGTCCGAAATTGGTGTCAAGCACCTTGGCCACGTCGCTGAATTTCCCCGATGTCGGGGTCTTGTTAAGTTGTTCCATAATATCTTATTTCTTGTTTTTACCAATCACGAGGGCACTTGAATTGAACCCAACAACCATACTCTTTTTTATCCTCATTATGATACATTCCACTTGCAAATATAAGAATCATGGCATCAGAGATACTACCTATGCCAAGTTCCGTAACTTTCGCTCCTTGGTCAATCATAAAATATGTTTGATGTTCGACACCAGCAGCATCATAATATTTCCCTGCCAAGACTTTTACGGCATTATCTTTGCTACCGCCGTTCATACGCTTAATCATCACCATGTGACCATCATCATAAGGGTACATATCTGGAAGTTGATAATCACAATTATAGTCCATCAACAAGGCTACATTCACACTTCTGTCAATGACATTGTTGCTTGCTGTAAGTCCTTTCGTCTTCAAAGCCAAACCAGATGTGTAGCCACCGCCAAAACCCAAGGCACAAGCTTCGCCTTTTTTGTTCTTTACGGAAATAAACGCACCATATCTTGTCAAGATGTCATCGACCTCATCAAGCAATCGCATCAATATAGGTGTGCCAAACGTACTCCATTGTCCCAAGATAGCTTGTCGATTCTTTCCATTGAACACGATGAAATCGTTCAAGAGAGACATCTTGTCATCCTTGCCATAGCCGATGTCCTCATTGCCTTCGTCATCTTTCTCCTTCACTACAGCAGTGCCAATGCTACCAGAGTTGATTTCAAACCCTCCAATCGTTCCCTTGGTGGCATTTATCTCACCTTTGAGCTTAGTGTTTCCGCTTTCGTCAATCTCGAAGTTTCCATTCGGTGACTTAATGGACTTCATGACACCACCCTCGGCGTAGATGATTCCACGAAGCACGATGTCGTTGAGAATAGCACGCCCCCCATGTGTCACGACGAAATTAGCCATGTTCTTTAGTTCGTCATCCGTAGGCTGGTAAGTAGGGTCATCCTTGTACTTCTGAATCGTGTAAATGGCTTGCTCCAACGAGCCACCTCCCCAAAGGAACGGAGAGTTGTCATCGTTGTAATATCCGCTCATTCCGCCAGTCTCCTTGACCATCTTACGGTCACGGAAATTGCCCACCTTGAATTGCTGAGACATGACCAAGCCACCGTCAATGGTCGTAGAACCTTCCGTCATGGCATCGGTCAAAAACTTCAAATTCTGAAATTCGGACACGCTCTTGTCATTGTCCGAGTAGGCAGGAGACCAAGCAGGGGCGATAGTTCCGTAGGAAAGCATAATCTCACAGACGGTACAGCCGTTGCCAGACATGGCGAAAACCTTGTCGGTCGCATTCGCACACTTGACATGAAGCTCGTATCGCTCGAATGTGGAAGTCATATCCACGCTGTGCGACTCGCCGCCCACGCTCACCTCCACGGCCGTGCCCTTTCCCTTGAAGGAGAGTACATAGTCCTTGCCTTCGAGCAATGGCTGGGCAAACTCCTGTGACAAGGTTCCATTTACCAACACAACCTTTCCGCTCGTTGATTCATCGGCATCAATCACAGACGCACCATCCATCTTCCAATACTTCAACTTCTCGGAATACACCTCCTTGTCATCAGAAATCTCGGTGTCTTCCGATATGTCAACACTCTCGTAGTCTCCACAGAAGGAAGTATTGCGCAAGAGATTTCCACTCTTGATGTTGAGGTCGTGCAAGTCCTCCTTCTTCGCTATCTCGTCAACAGAAGAGCCGTCGGGCAGGGTGGAGTCCGAGTTGAACACCATCGTACCCTTGAAGGTCGCCTTCTTGGTCTTCGAGTCATACTTGAAGTAGCCCTGTCCGTCCTTGTCGCCAGTATAGCTATCACCATACACGTTGCAGTGGAACACGCCCAATGCGGCATCATATCCCTCGTCCTTGACAACATGGTCAAGAGAGTAGTCGTTGATACCTTGGTAGTACTTCTGGCTTGGTGCATCATTGGAGGTGGCAGAGAGGATGATGGCCGCCTGCCTGTTGGCTTGGTCGTCGTAGCGATAGCCAAGCTGCACGATGTTGTCGTTCACGGACGGTTCGCTGGTGGTCAAAGGGTCTTTGTCAACGTTGGATAGCACAATATAGTCCTCGCCAACCTCCACAACCAACCGCCAATAGTACTTGGTCTTCACGAACTCATGCGTACCCTCGGAAATGCCAAATTGCTGACACCTCGCCTGGTCGCCCACCATAAACTCATTGTAAGCCTTTTTCTCTCCCTTGGTATCGGTCGTGTCGAAGTAGCACTTGTACTTATTAGGCTCGGTGGTGTCATCGTCCGTCAACACATTACCATTCGCATCAAGCCGTTCCACCTTGCTCACCTGCATGGCGGCAGGCGTAATGGCAAGCTCACCGCCGATATAACGCAATTCGTGGATGGTGATGCTGCGGAAGTCAGCCGCCCTGCGGATGGTGATATAGTCAAACTCGGCGATGGATGTACCGTCCTGCTTGACTGAAATCTGAGCACCCGTAGAGTCAGCCTGGTAGTGACCAAACTTTGCAGAAACAGGTTTGTCAACTTCACCTACTTGCACATCACCTTTAACGACCAATGCTGACAAACGAGCAATACCATCCTTGGTAATTTCCCAAAGTTTGTCCGCTCCAAACTTAATGCCAGAAAGGAACGTTATAACTCCACTTGCTTCATCATCCTTATCTTTTGCAAGGAAATGCTTTACGCCAAACTGCCCAAGGTACTGCGGTGTCACCACCTTTTCTTGACTAGTCTCGATAGTATTTTCATCGGCAATACCGTTCAATTCTTTACCACCAAGAATAAGCTTAGTAATATTAGCTACTTTAGCTGATAAAGAATCAAACGTAGCTTTTAAGATTGTCTTTAAGAAAGTAACAGAATCACTAACCGAATTATATTGCCACCAACTACCTTCCCCACCACTTGCCAAGGCTTCATCGGTAGCAAGAGAACCGCAGTTGAAGTTTTGTTTCCACTCTCGGCTACGATTGCCGCTATTATCTGTCTCTACTTCGGATATGATACCTTGCAAAAAGATATAATAATAATTCTCATCTCCTAGCTGCTTAGGATTGTCTTCTATAGTCTTACCGTAGATGTCTATCTGCTGGCTAGGGTAGGAGATGATGGCAACATCGTTATCAGATGTTCGCTTACGAGGAATGGCAGCATACACATATCTTGCCGCTGTGTCCGGAAACTCGGAAGGGTAGGCTGCCAACTGCCAACGCTGATAATTGTGCCCTGCATCATAGCCCAGGCCTTCGATACCCTGTATATAACAGAGTATGGAGGCTCCGCTAACCGCATTGCCTTGTATGCGGTTAGGATTACCCATTGCATTGAGTTGAATGTAGAGCGCATTGCTCGCTATCCAATAATTTGTAGTCTTAGCTTCTGTTGCCATCTCGTTCTCTCGTTATCTCGTTACTTGATGTTTTATGTTTTGATTATGGTGCAAAGTTACAAAAAGGCTTTTTTATTGTTGGGACAAAAAACACCCAAGCGATTCCGCAGGTGAATCGCTTGGGTGTTAAAGGTAAGGATGGGCTTCTCTGATAAAGCCGACAAGCCTTTTTATAATGAGACTGTTTAGTGAATGCAAATATAAGCCTATAATATTGGCGAACCATAAATATCCAGTTTCGCCGTGAACGATACTGAATACATATTGGTATTAGTCCTATCCATCATCGTGATTTCTTCTTCCGATGTCAGGGTGCAGGGAATCCAGTTGCAGTTTACGTCTATCCATACATGCTCACTCATCAAGAACTCGTGCAGGTACCAACGCAACCAAGACTTATCCAATGGGTCGGTAACAAATAGCCAGGACTCCCGGTTGTTTCTCTTGTTGATGGCAGAGCGGGAGAAACTATTGAAGGTTTCTATCTTTGCCACCGTATATTCCTCGCTTTGGATGGATATTTTCTCGCTGTAGGAGCGTGGCACATTGATGCTCTCCAATACTCCAAAGGAATTGATGAAGCGAAAATTCATGCGATGGGTTGCCTCGCTTTGAGGAATGGCATATACTGAATGTTCGCCGATAGTTTGCAAGCCTTCCTTTGTGATAGTCTCTATCCTGGATGCAGGCGCAACAAGGCTGCTACTTGTTGCCAGGGATTGAGCCTTGGCGTAGGCTGGAGTATAAGCATATTCATCGCCTATCACTGCCATTTCGGGCGAAGACTTCGGCTTACGAGACAGAGACGTTACATCCTTGCTTACGCCGGATGTCAATCGCTCTATATCCGAGAACGCGCCTATGATGCAGCGCAGGTTGGTTGCGCCACCTGTGCTTGCATCTGGCTTCTGCGGATAGTATTGTTCGCCTACGTTGGTATGTACTTCGCCATTACTATCCATATACTCATCGTATGCCCTTATGTACCATTTTACCATCGGATAGGTAGCCGCTTGTGGAGTATATTCATAATCCTCCAAAGGTACGCGCAAAGCGGATGATACATCTATCTCTACATTGTTACCTTCCTTGGTGATAGGCACATTTAGCTGGATCGTCTCATAGCTTCCATCTTTATCGTATGTTACTTCCACGATTACCCGATGAAAAGACGGATTCTTATATTGCTCTGGCTGTATGGTGAACGTGATAGGGTTGCCGGCAAGGATGGAACCCGACGTTAGATTGATTTTCTTTGCCATATTGTTTTATGTATTATTGATTTATACTTCTCAAATCTCTTTGCTCGCTTTATAAATAAGGTGAGCAAAGGAGATTTGTCTTTTATATATTTCTATCTAGGCAACAAACTCTTGTGCTACTTTCCGTTCTCGTCAACCTTTCGCTCCACAAGACCGATGAAGTCGGAAACCAACTTGCAAGACGATGCCTCTTCGGGAGTAATCTTGATATTAAACATCGTTTCCGTCTGAAGGATCATATCAAGAAAATCAATGGATTCCAACCCGATGTCCTCTCGTAGGTTGGAATTATCATCTACTTCCATATCATTCAGTGGAGATTTCAAGCCATCAATAATGGTATGAAGCCGCTTCTTAATTTCTTCTTTTTCCATATTGCTTATAATTTATTGTTATCGAATTTGGAGATAATGAAAGATGAATTGGTACCGCCGAAGCCAAAGGCATTGCAGAGAATGTTGTGCGGTTGATAATTCATTGTCTTCATCACGAGGTTTAGCTTAGGGAAAGCATTTTTTTCGGTGCCAACGCACCCAGGAAGGGATGCTTTATTCAATATGAGGGCGGCTTGCACGGCTTGCGATACGCCAGCCATCCAGCACTCGTGTCCGGTCATACCTTTTGTGGCAACCACTTTTGGACACATACCGAAAGTATCGCCAATGGCAGTCGCTTCTGCTTCATCACCCATGGTAGTGCCAGTAGCATGGGCGAGAATCACATCTATCAAACCTTCGTCGATACCAGCATCATCCATCGCCTTAATCATGGAAACGGATTCTTGGTAGGCGAGGGGAGTACTGATAGCTGTGCCATTCGATGAGAAGCCATAGCCCGATAATATCGCCCATGGTTGGAGTTTCTTTGCTCGTAGATGAAAGTTGTGTTCCGGTTCCAATATCACACAAGCTGCGCCACCCGAAGGAGCAAGACCTGTGCGTCCTTTCCCGAAAGGCTGCACCTTGGTATCGGTAAAGACACCCAGCGCGTCAAAAGACTGCATGGAAGCCACGCCATCCTCTTGTGCTCCTACTACTATCACCATTTCCGTTTGCTTGGTATCAAGAAGCATCTTACCTAAGCCCAAGGCATGGCCGCCGCCAGCGCAAGCCGCACTCACGGTAAGCGACAAGCCATGTATGCCAAGCAAGGATGCAAGGTTCATACTGACCGTAGAATTAAGAGAGCGAAAAACTGCGCCTGCGCCCAAATAACGAGTATCATTCTTTTGCTGCATAGTAGTGCCCGTGCGCATCATCTCGCCAGCCGTAGAGTCGTTGCTTACGATGAGCGATACATGGTGCTCGGATAAGAAATCATCCGATATGCAAGCTTGGTGCAAGGCTTGCTTTACTGCGCTAAGTGCATAAAACGTAGGTCGGGAGAAACATTGATATTGCGCTCTTGTGAGACTCGTTATCAAGTCTTCAGGCACTGATGGTACCGCACCGCACAAATCCGATTGATAGCCCTTTGCCTTTCGCTCGCTATCATGATGTAAGCCGCACTTGCCATCGTGCAAGGCTTTGGCGAATGACGGAATATCACTGCCCAGGCAAGAGTGGATGCCCAAGCCAGTGATGTAAATATTTTCTTTGTTCATAGTTTTTTGTTTTTATATCATTTAGACGTTCTGTAAATCTACCTTTATATTAAGACATAGATATTACAAGGCATAGACGGTAAGCTCTACCTCACCAAGACCCGTCTCTGCGCTGATGGTCGTATTCACCTTGTCGATGATGCACTTGATACCTCCGATGTTCCACCACTCCTTCCAATGGTTAGGAATATCGGCTACCTGCGCCACGGTAGTGGAGCAACGTATCTTGTATTTCTTGCGATTGAGCAAGAAATAGGCGTATGGCAAGATGAATGTGTCAAACAAGCCACGAGACTTGATTTTGGTTACTACGTTGCCGTTATCATCTACCTCGTCGGGGTCGCAAAGAACCACGTCTTTGTATTTCGGGTCTTTCAGCCAAGACGGCTCCTTATAGGCTCGTATCTTTAGAGAGAATCGTTCGCCATTACCCAAGCCTTCCTGCACACCATTATAGTCGAAGAGGTTGCCCATCATGTCGATGGAATCACAAGCAAGGGCATACTTGCCTACTGCTGTGCGCCACTTAGAAGTACCGAAACCATCATAATTGTAATCATAGTTCTGCACGGTAGCATCGCTGCCACCGCCTCGCATCATAGCAAGCGCAAAGCCCCAACGGGAATCGTCTTGTAATGGTGAGTTACCGTCGTCTGTGCCCGACGGATCATAACTTTCTACCAACTTTAAAGATTGCTGCATATAGAAATCGCAGAATGCAGTGGATATAGTTTGGTTGATGATTTGCTCAACAAACTCATGCTTCATATCCTCATCCACATAAGCGCAAAGAATAGGCTGTCCACTCTCGATGGTAACACCATACTTTTTGCCAGAAGTGGTATCTACCGCCTCATGCGAACCATAGGCAGATTCTATCTCTTTGAAATAATTCACGTCATTAAAAGGTACAGGAGTAAAGTCAATACTAATATCCTGAATGAAATCTTCATTCTCTTCACTGCAATCACCGTATTCCACACCTTTATACTGACCTACCTCGAAAAGAACTGGTTTCAAATCTGATGTTGTTGTAGCATCGCTATTTACCTTAACACGGTAGGCATTGCCTGTCTTTCGGTCGATATAACAATGCTTGTCGCCACTGCTTAAATTATGGAAGAAATCAACATAGTCCATGTTATAGACCGTAGAATTATCTCCACTATCAGGCTCAGGATAGTCGATATAATTGTAGTCGGTTTCATAATTCATGTTCTTATTCTTGCGACTATCCTTAACATTCTGCTTTTGGTCTTTCGAGTCGCTCTCCTCGGAATATCTCATCCTTACGCCTGTAATCTTTTCGGTCATAGGTACGATGGAGTGAATATTGCCATGGAAATTTCTTGCTTCTTGCCCACTTTTGCGTAGAACATCACGAACGAGATAAGCGGTTACTTTCTTCTGCTCGTAGTCGTAGGAAAACTTGATTCCAAAGGCACTCTCAAGCGAACTAATCACAGTGCTCACAGTCTCATCGGGGAAATTGTCGCTATTAGCCACCATATAAAGCACATTTGCCTGAACAGAAAATTTCTCTATCTGTGCTTCGATGGAAATACCTGTAACCTTTCCTCCATCTTCGGTAGCCTCGCCTACTTGCACATGCTCTGACGTACCATCTGGCTTCCTTAAAGTCAGTTCCTGGGTATCTTTGTCTTCTGCCTTAACGATGTTAATCTGACCTCCACAGCCACGAGAATTTAACCAGCTATTGATATGCTCTTGTGATTGGAAATATCCAGTCTTGATTTCTCCTGCCTTTTTCTTTTTGGCTATTACTTCTTCATCCTCGTCGGTGTAATAGGTACCATGATGAGGGTGCTGCATGGTATCATAAGAACAAACGGTAGTAAAGAAACAAAGATGCTTAAAGTCCTCGATTTCCAACAAAGCTGATTTATCAAACGACACACCTAAGTAATCAAAAAGACAGTCCAGAAAATAAAGTACGTAAAAACATATACCAGATTGAGGACGGTCCGCATCCAATACCCAATAAGGATAAAGATCTTCATTAGTCCAAGAACAATCTTTGATAGCTATCACATCGCTGGATGTCTGTCCATCATCATCAAGACCATGATGTTTATAACAGACGCGGGCATTGCAATAAGTTGCTGCACGACCTGCCGCATCCGTTTCTCCGTATGAAGCAGAAACGTTGATGTAATTGCCGTTATTTATTTTTTTAGGCACATTTACCGATATATCTTTTCCGTAAGATTTAGATGTCGCCTGGTAAGCGTCCGCTTTATAATGATCCGTTGAAGTCGTAGTATATTCTGCGCAAGTTGCTGGATAAGAAAACCCAAGGGCTTGTGGCTCTAATACCTTACTTACACTAACATGGGCAGCCTGTATCTTTCTTGTCTCATTCTTATCGCTCTTATGCTTTCCACCCTCTATGAACACATTCACCTTAACCACAGGGTCACTCTCAATATCCACCCTTACATTGCCTATCTTTTCGCCAATAATAATAGTGTCCTTCACAGGAATATCACGGCAATTCAGAGAACCGATAAGGTCGCTGAACGACTGGGTGCTGGCATCAATATTCATCGAGAGAGAATCCTTGATTTCCTCATCGTCCTGCATCACGAGGGTACCACTGCGAAATGGCAATCCGTCGGCATAAATCTTGGTTGGCTTATGCTCCATGTTGACCGCACGGATAGATGCACGTGGGTCCTCGATATTCTTCAGTAACCACCGGTTGCCATTGAGTGGTAAGGTAAATGGATAGGAAAACATCTCGGTATCATTGAACACAGGATTCTGATCCTCGATGTCGATGGAGAAATCAGAAGACTGCGCCGCAGGTTTATCGTCGATAAGTATGGTAAGATGTGATTTCATTTGAGTCTAAAACTTAAAGAGTTATTTCTTGATATTCAACTTCGCTTCGTCGTACAATGTGATAAGGCGAGATGTGAAGCTATTGATGGTCGCCTTGCCGTAAGCATAGATGGCATTATGCCCTCGGTCGCGCAAGGTACCATTCGTGATACGTACCACGGCGTGCTCGCTGCATTCTGCATCGCTGCCAGTAGTGAGTTGGGAGTAACCTTTGGCGATGGCATACCCATCCTTGATGGTGGCTCGGCTGTTGTCGAGTAATTCTATTTTGCAATCAGGATTCATCGCCAAGGCAGATGCTTGTAGGTGCAATACCACATGAGCCTGGCCCAGCACATAGGCTGTATGAGCGAACGAAAGATGAATAGGTTCGTCGCTATCACCCACCAACACGTAGCCTGTTCGAGAATCCTCATTGTAGAAGATGCCAGCCGCATTGATTTCTGCCTTGAAGTCGGGATAGAAATCCTTGAAGGCTTGCACTACCTGTTGTGGTACCTCGGTTATCATGCCATGCCAATACTTGTGCCAGGTATCGCACATATCCTTGATGCTCGAAACCTTGCCAAAGTCTCGCTGCGAGTCTTGGCAGTTGCCGCTCTGGGCAAGGATGCTAATACAAAGCTGCTTGAAGCGAAGAGCCTTTTCTTCTTTCGTCTCGGTCATATTCTTGTAAAAATAGCTTATACTTTTTCTTTCTTAACTGGCTGCGCAGGCGCATCTGAAGATGTACCTACCTCGGCTTCCTCAATCGTCTTGGTAAGGATAGCTTCATATCCCGCCAACTCATCCTCACTTACGATGTCGGAATATTTCTGTCTAAGCTGGTCGATGCGCTCCTTGATACCCTTCACTCTCGTTTGAGAAGATGGCTTATCCTTGCGCATGATGTACTTGATAAGAGCATCGGCTTCTGCCTTGTGCTTGGCTTCGGCATCGCGCTTTGCCTTAACCTCTGGTCGGTCGTTGGCTATCTTTTCGGCGATGGCATCCGCAAAACGAGGGTCTCTGCTCTGCGCCTTCTCGAAGAAAGGCTTGAATTGGGTACGAAGTTCCTGCGGCTCTACGGTAAAGGTTTTCTTTACGTAGTTAATGTATTCTGGGTCGCCAGTCTTCTCGCTCAAGCGAAGGTAGCATTCTCCCATCTCTCTATCCACATCGGTATAGATGGAAGGCAAGATGTTGCTCTCTATCTCGGTGGCACGAGTCGCGAGTTCTGCGATTTCATCCTCTGTATAGATAGCCTCCTTACCCTGAGAGATAGCTTTCTCGTTTGCCTCTGCCATGGTCTTAGCCTGCTCTGCCTTGCTTGCCATTTCGTTACGAAGGTCACGCACGGTGTTGATGCGCTCTTGTAGGGCTGGGGTAAGGAACGGACGGATTTGCATCAAGTTAGGCATGGTGGCAGCGATACTGTCTCCGTTAGGGTTAGCCACGATACCATTATAGGTGAGCTGTTGGACGGATGTGTCCGGCTTCAGCTCTGGGAAGATGGATTGTTTTGCCTCTTCCAAGGCTTTCTGTTTCTGCTGCTCGATATAGGCAGCCTGCTCCTCCTTGGTAGGTCTGCCCACACGTCGCTTATCGCTACCATTACTTGCAGATGAGCCTGTGCCGCCAGTGAGGTCGGTGGTTTGCAAGTAAGTTACCATCTGACGAACACGGCGATGATAATCTCTGAATCGGCGAGCATCCTTTACGAAGGAGTTTGCCTTGGTGGTACCATTCAGGAGATTAAGACCTTGCTCGAATGCTTCTCGCTGTTCTGAAGTAAGCATTCTCGCTCCTATTGCAGGGGCAAGAATCTGAACGATTTGTTCGGCTGATAAAATGTTATTTTCCATAAATCCTTTTATTTTTTTTTGCTTATTTGAAATTTAAAGATAATATTTACCCGATTTCGGCTTGATTTCCGATTAATGGCAGATAAAGCGGTTTTGAATACGCCCAAAACGACATTAAATCGAAAACAAGCCTTTTTCGCTACGTGCATTTTTACGAAACCTATGAGTATTCATACAAAATGCAATGCGGACATTTATAATCCGTAGCTCTTAGGGCGGGTACCTTACCCCCCCAATTTTGCCACTCCTTTCGGTGGCTTATGGGGTGTACCGATGCCGAGAATTTAATCATACATCAGCACAGGATAGGGGTTACGAATATTCGGGAGCCAGCTTGGTTGTTCTGATAGCCCTCGTTGCCATTATCGCCCGATGATGAACCAGGCGATGAAGCCGACGATGAACTACAGGAGGAGTTACTCGTCGATGCGGAAGAGCCGCTTGCTCCAGAGTTGTTTCCAGTGTTGGTACCATCGCTTCCGCCGTTGGCTGCATCGAGTGCAGCTTGCTTCTCGACTTCCTCTTTCTTTAGTAAGCGATGAATGCTTTCCCTTACGGTAATGGCATCATTGTGGGCAGTAGAACGAGCCAGCTTATCGAAATTGATAACCGACGTTCTTTCTTTGAGATATGCGGCTATGAGTTGACGGGCTTTCTTCAGAAGCTTATCGTCTTCGCTTGCTTGCAGAAGGCGAGGGATGAAGTCTTCGCCAAATGCCTCTTCCAGATATTCGCTCTGGATGAATCGCATATCGGGAATCAAGCGAACAAACTTGTCTCGATTGTCGTAAATATCGAGGTACGGCTGCAAGCTCTCGCAGGTAGGGAAGAGCAAGTCTGAATGATAATAATAGTACTTGCTTTCTTCCCACAGTAAGACTATCTCGCCGATGGCTTGCAGTTTATCCGCCTCGGTTTCATCAGAAGAACCAGTGTTATCGGAAGAACCTGTATCATCAGATGAGCCAGTGTTATCCGAAGAGCCAGCGTTATCGGAAGAACCTGCGCTATCAGATGTTTCTGTATCACCAGATGCGCTATCACTTAAAGATGTGTTATCGCCCGATAAGGTATCAATCTCCATTGGGGTATTGATTTTCTTTGCCCATCCCTCCAAGAGAGATAGCAAGTTATTGAGAGAAATCATCGCAGTCTCGCGATAACTTTCCTTGCCCTGGGCTATCTGCTTATCGGTTGCCACAGAATAGTCGTTACTCGAAGCCACATTGATGCCAGTGCCATTCATCGAAAGAAGTTGCTTTTCGATGTTTTTCGCCATCGCATCGTTTACGATCATGCGCTGGGCATACAGTAAGACCTCGTTCCATGGGTTTTTGTCATAATCGCCGTTGATAACAGCGTCGCAAAAATCAGATGGCTCTATGCCTCTGTAATATTCGCACAAGCGATTGTAGAGCGATTCACCCAAGCGAGGCTTCAAGAAATCTTTTTCACTATTATCGAGCATACCCTGCAAGTTAGCCACCTCGTCCACAGCGTTGCTGGGGAGGTGAAGCCGAAGTTCTTGATTTGTGAAGAGTATCATATCTTTTTATATTTTTGTTCTTTGAAACATTATATAGTATTGCCATACCATCCATATAGGAATGGGCATTGTTGCCTTCATACAATGGGCATTGTTGCCTTCATACAATGGGCATTGTTATATATCAGGAATGGGCATTGTTGTAAAAAAGTATAGGTATCACTTTCTAAAACCATAGGTATAGTTTCCGAAAAAGATAGGTATAGTTTTCGTCGAGTTTTCTGCCTCATTTTTCAAACGGCTAACCGATTTTATCAAAAGGGTTAACCAATTTGATGAAATCGGTTAACCGATTTGAAGAAATCGGCTAAAACATACCCTTACTCCTGTCCCTGCTTTGCTACTCCAGTTTTCGAGTTATCGAGGGTAGTCAGCACCTCTCTGTCTATCTGCCAAACGAGATGCTCATCCCACTCGTTGAATCGGGAGATAACCTCCAGCGGTCTCAGCATCGCTTGCTGCATAGGAGCAAACTGGATTTGCTTAACCAAGAATCGCTCTCTAAGGTCGGTACCACCCGATGAAGCCGTGTCGCCAGGCGTGTTGCCGATAAGCTTGGCATCAAGACCCATGGCAAAGAAGATGATGCTCGAAATCTCCTGCAACTCGGTCTTGTCGGCATTCGCTTGGTCGTTGGCCTTGCTTTCGATTTCCACGATTTCCCAAGCCTTGTGCTCCTTACCGTCGCTACCCGTGAAGGCGGAAGAGACGAGGGCTTGACCTGCATTGTCGGGATTGGCGAGCCATGTATTGATGGATGTGAAGATTTCGTTCTGAATCTCGCCAATGGTCTTCTTCTTGCTCTCGCCTTGCTGCTGATAGAGCTTGTTGATGTAGTCTTGGTGAATGTAGATAACTCGACCGATGATGTTGCTGTTGCGCTTTCTCGTGAGTCTATCATCCACGATGGTGAAAGCATACTCAAAGATACTGCCGGCAAAGATGGAGTGCCAAGAAGCATCGGCATAGTATGGGCCACCATAATCTCTTGGCGACATGATGAATCGGGTAGGGCGTTTCTTTACGCTCACTCGCTTCTGTCTCGCCTCCCTAATGTATCGCTGCAAGTCTTTTACAGCCGATGTGGATTGCAAGAAAGGCAAGGCAGATATTTTTCGGTCTTCCTCTTTGAGGGTGTTGGCAGACTGGGTGGCATCGAGCCATTGATTAGAAATGTACGCATAGTTGATGCGATACTTGCTATCTTGTCGCTCCAGTCGGGTAGTAAAGATACTGCGATGTTTTAGCCCGATTGCCTTTGGCTTCCAGTTGGCTGTATCTACTGGTTTGCCATTATCGCCCAACTGACGTTGGTTCAACTGGATCTCTGCAAAACACTGCGACATCAGAGCCATATCGCCAGCCATATTGAGGTAAGTCTGCATCAAGTCGTTATCGTCGATGAATTGACGAACCCAGGCATTCGTCTCTTCCCATTTCTTCAAATCCTCTTTGAGAGATTTCATCTCATCGGAATCCTCTTCATCCTGGGCAGGATAGGAAAGGTTAAGAGATATAGGCTTTTCTTCTGAAGTATTATCAGATTCACCCTGTTGCTGGTTCTGCTGCGCTTGCTCGGCTTGCTGACGTTCCAACTTAGCCTTTTCCTCCTGCGCCTTCAACTCGGCGATACGACCGCGAAGCAACACGCCTGCCGTCTCGTAGGGGATATACTTCTCCGTGATGTTGCCACCCACATATTGTGTATAGTGATACTTAGGCATAGGACCGCGACCCACCAAGATTTTCTTGATGAAATCGTAGCCAGCCGCAGTGAATGGCGACATACGAGTAAGCAACCATACGATGTTAGGTTTGCGGTTGCCGAATCCCCATTCCATGTAGCCAAGGTCGGGTGTGCCAACATCCTTTGGCTTTGACAGGCTTTCGCCTCCGCTCGATGCGAAGATGGTAGATACCTGCTGCCGAGCTGCGCTGCCCTCGCCCGATGCACTGCTGGCACTCATGCCGGCCTCGCTAAGGAGCATGGAGCGAACGTAGTCATTCCAAGAGAATACCTTGCAGCCGCCGTTCTTGGGCGACACGTAGGCATCAGGGCGCACGGCTACATAGCCTTCTCGCTTGAGTTCCTCACTACGATGTTGGAACTGCCGCAAGTTTGTGACTCTGTTTTTTCTTGTCATAGCGTTTTACTTTTTTAAATGTTATCCTGAATATTTATATCTATTTACGTCTCATTTTCTCCATCTCCTCGTTTTCCTTGGATAGGCGTTCCAGGTGTTCGAGTACCAAGGAGTAACTTTGGTTGTTCACCTGGTCTTCGGTCAGCCCTGCATACTTCTGCATCGTGGCAGTGGTGGCGGTGTAAATCTCCAAAGGTGCGCTTGGCTTCTGCTTTTTGGTAGGCTGCACCTTGAAGACGTGAGGGAATCGCTTGCTAAGAACGTGCATGGTACCCGTCCACCAAAACAAGATAACCTGCCATTGGTTTTCGGGAAATCCCTTGAAGTAGTCGGCATTCTCGGTGCATTGCAGGCTGTCGTAATGAAAACCTTTGCGCACCAATCCCGAATTGGCATCTAAATACTTCACCTCGCCATTGAAGATAACTGCCAGGAACATCGCCTTGGCAAGTTCTACGTTCTTGGCTTGCTTCTCTATCTGCTCTGGGGTGAATTTTTTCATCTGTTGCATCTTGATGAGAGAGTTGCTAAGTTGGGTGTAGGTACCCATCATATCCGATGCAAAACGATATTGTGCCCAGGAGAAACCATCAAGATCCGTTCGCGGGCCACGGAATCGCTTTTTCTTTGCGAAGATACCTGCACCTTGCTTCTTGCGGCTTATCTCATCGTATGGGAACCAAGTAAGGAACATTCCGTTCTTGCTATCCATCCATCCCAAGATGTCGGCACCATGGGCAATGTATTCAGCCGATTGCTTGTTGTCGGTCTTTGCCTTCGGAGACAGCCAGTAGTTGATTTGCCAAAGGTAGAGAGGGAAGGAATCATCGGTAGGGTGATTCTTATCCGCAGGAGTAACAACTCTACAGAGATAGAATTGCTCGTCTTGTGGCAATCGGGTGTCGGGGTAGGCGAGTATCTCCAAGTTAGCCAAAAGGAAGAATGCCGCCAGCTTCACATTCTCCATGGAGAAAGGATGGTACCGGTCTTCTCGCTCCACTTGGTCGCGGAATATATCGGCTATTATTTCCAGTTGCTCTCGGCTGCAACCATTCCAATGCTTCGGAAGATTGAGGTCGATACGTCGGGAATCAAAAGGTGCTTGCATCTTACTGCCTGTAGGTAATGCCATTGTATTGATACTTTAATATTTTTGTACGTTAGTACTTCAGTACTTCTGTACGTTTATGCTTTTGTACGTTAGTGCTTTTATGTGTTTGTATATTCGTACATTGCTACCTTAGCACTTTATGATAGTGCCTCTATTGGTAACAAGCGAGCCATACTTGATAGCTTCGAGTCTTCGCAACCAACCATTGATGAATCTTTTTTGCGAAGGATTGTTCTTTACAATGCCCTCATAGAATTGCTTACGGCGAGCCTTCAAGCGATTGAAGAACGTCTTAGGGTTCTGCCGATTGATAGCCGCAATCGTCTGCTTACCAGGGATGCCATCTGCTTTCAGCCCAAGCATCGACTGGGTGATGGTGATAGATGGCGTTCCGCTGCACCAAATCCAATCCACAAGTAGGTTGGCAATACTCTGGTTCTTGATTTCGTCCGCACGCCATCGCTTCCAATAACAGCGGCGCATAACTTCGGTGGCATCGGCATCGGTGATGAGCTTCAAATCATCCACGTCGATGTCGCCGTCGCCATCCTTGTCATAGCCTTGCATACGCCAGGTGGCGATGGTTACGCCTTTATTGGTCGCACCACCCTTGTCTTTCGGGTCGTTGACGAAACCTCCCTCAAAGGAGAGAATGAATTTTGCGATTGGTTCTATTTTTGCCATAATCTTATATTTTTTGTATTGATGATGCAAAGATAGAAAAAAGGATTTTTTTAGTGGGGACAAAACAGTGGAAGCCCCTTTGCGGCTACCATAGGCGCAAAGAAGCTTCAATATAAACATCAATCTTAAAATTACAAGTTATCCTGAACACTTTCCTTACCTTACATCTTGGCATGACTACTCATGTAATCCCAAACCTTGGTGCAATCATCCTCCGATGGTTGCCAGTCTGCATCATGAAAATAGAAAAGATAAGCCGCCTTGATAATCTCTTCATCGGTCATATCGGCGCAAAGGTCTGCATACATAGCATTAAATGCTACATACTTATCCCAATCGTTCACTTTTTCGTGGAATTGCATTCCCTTGGTAGCATCCACTATCTCCGATTTCGTCCAATGCGCACCCATACCTACAGACTCTCCCTTGCCATTGAGTTTGCTATGTACAAGGCGATTTACATCATGGTTAGCAAACTTCTCGCTGTAATGGCGGTCGTAAAGAATGGCGTGCTGATTTCTTAATATTTGCCAATACAACTCTGAATGGTCGTTCTCAAGAACCATCAAGTCGCAAGACATTTGTTCGATGGCTGCCCACATTTTCTTTTCTGAAGTAACGCCATGCAAGCGAGCCTGTTCTATCAACTGAATATATCTCATGTTTTCTTCTACATTTTATATCACAAAAGTTCAACAATTCGGGCAGATGCCCTTGAAATGAGGAATGACAGGTATCAATGTTTGATACTTACCCAAAGGCTGAAAGAAAGAAACTTCATCCTGCTTTCTTTCTTTCAACTTTCTTTCGTTCGTATTTTCTTTCTTGCTCATATTCTTTTTCCCGATTATATATCTTGGAGAACAACCTTTGAAGGATCATCAACAACAAGACAAACCAATTAGACAAATAAGCCATGAGGATTGCAAGAGCGATAGCCCAGACTATAGTACAACCCTCGCAAAGCAAAGCTGCAAGCGACAACCAAAACGTAAAACATTGATTACAACTTGCAACCTTGCTTAACACCTTAACCAATATCTCGGTTATCGCTTCTGCCAAACCAAGGTGTTGAATAAGGGTAGCCGCCATCATCATAGCGATGGCTACAAACAGATACATCATCATCGCAAGGGGAACTTTACGTTACGCCGTGGCAATCGTGAGCGTGAGAGGCGCATCGCACACAAAGGTCTTACTGCATGACTGGCAAGACACTTTTGCGATACCATTCTGTATGCTACCCACCGATGCAGTGATGCCGCTAATAGCGGTTGCGCTAAAGACTGGTATCGTAAAGTCCTGGCTCACCACCTGCGAGCGAGTGCAACAAGAGCCACAGCCGCAAGGTACATAACTGATAACTCCCTCTACATGCAACACAACAAGGTATTGCGAGGTTCCAACATTGGCAATACTTTTGATGGTAAACTTAGGCGCAAAGACAGGAGTCTCGTCCGCACATGCCGGAACGCAAAGCTGTTGTGTGATATTGATGTCGTAATAAGGTGCAGTGGTGGAAGAGCCTACTGCAAGCGTGGCTATGATATTAGCCGGAAACGTTCTTTTGTTCATAATCATTTCTGTTTAAGTCGCCGAAAAGCTTTTCGATATTAATGTTTTACTTGATAGCCCTGATTACTCTCTACTGGTAGATTCTTCTGAAGAAGGTCTGCGAGTTCATCGAGATCTTCTTCCTCGAAAGTAACCAACCCCTCCAATACCGACAGTGGACCCTTGTAGCGAAGACTGTTCACTACATCATGAGCCATCTGCGGAATACTCTCTTCTGGAATGTTACCAAAATACTTGGTAAGCATCGGGGTAACGAGTGCATTCACTACAGGTTGAATCATAGGTTCCATATCTGCTTGTAGGGAATAGCTTCCACTCACAAGCCCCATGCCACCGATGGTAGCTTGCAGAGATTGCAACATAGGAAGGCGCATCAGATTGCCAGCGGCTATCTGAGAAATGGCAGGGCGTGCCCATTCGGACACGACCGCTGCCAAAATTTGGGAGTTCTTGTATTCCATATCGCCTAAGCTTTACTGATTACAAGCACATCCACATCCGCAACCCGTCTGGCAAACATTGCCCGACGGAATCATCAACTTGGTAACACTGGTGAGTGCTGCCACCTGCGATTTAAGCACGTCGATGTTGGCATTGGCAGCGGCATTGTATGCCATCTGCTGTGCATTTACGGCTTGCTGTGCATCCTTGTTGGCATCCACTTTGTTCTCAAGCTGACGTACCTTGCCATCCAAATACTGAGTAACCTCCACCAATTTCTTATCGGTGTAGTTCTCGCTCTTCTGGATAGCAAGCTCTGTCTTGAGAGTAGAGTTTTCCTGAATAAGGTTCGTCTCGCTCTTAGTGACGAAACGAGCATCAGGGTCGGTAGGGTTGGCAGTCATACCATTGTTTCCTCGCCCAAGATTAAAAAGCGAGGCACCGCCGCCCAGCAAACTAGTAGCCAAACCAGCGATACCGAGGCCAAGGGCTGTGTTGCCCAATCCCTTGCTGGCAACATCGTAGTTACCATCATTCGTTTTTACCTGCATAACTTCATTGTATTAAATTCTTCCAATATCGGAATCGTATGCAAAGGTAAAGCGAAACAGGTAAACAGAAATGTGGTTTCCATTAAATGTCGTTGCAACAAAATTATAAGGAAGAAACGCTTATCTTATGATTATAATTTTTGATAACTCATCTTATATAATTATCAAAATTGATAACTCATCTTACATCGTCTCTTCCAAAGCGGCGATATAAGGTATTGCTTCTTCCTTGATAATGTCAAGGAAAAGTTGCGCAGAACGTTTCATCGGAACATCTTGCATATAATGTACGTTACTCACAAAACCTTGCTCAAGGCTTATGATAGGTCGAGCTACGAGGGTAGGGTGGTTCTTTAGATATAGCTTAGGCGCAAAGGTTATCCAATGCGTTTCCTCTACGGCTGCAAGGGCTTCATCAGGGTCACTTACGATACATCTTGCATTTAGTTTGGTGAGGTCTCGCTGGATATAGCGTTGGCAAGTCTCAAACTCTCGCTCTCCGACATCTGGCATGACAACAGGATGTTTCAAAAGGTCTTCGTATGCTAATTTATCCTTGTTGGCCAAAGGATGAGTATTACGCATGATAGTATAGATATGAAAAGGGATGCATGGCTTAGACTCAATGCCCTCATGCTTGTAGGCAGTATTCATCGTGAACGCAAGGTCGATGTTATGTGATCGAAGCGAACGGTTCAGAATATGTGCCTTATTGAAATCCGCATTGATAAGGACGTTAGGGTATCGCTCCATGAAAGTAAGTGCAGCTACACGTATATAAGGAGCGATAAAAGAACCAACCCCAATACGCAATTCGCCTGTGATGCAGTTGTTGATGGCATGAATATGTTCCTTGCAGTCTTCCGTCTGCTTCAGTATCTCCTTGGCGCGAGGTAGCAAAGCCTCTCCGCTTTCGGTTAGCATGATGTCATGCGAGGTACGTATCAATAATTTGCAACCTAACTCATCTTCCAAAGCCTTGATATGTTGGCTAACTGCCGATTGGGTGACACAACAATAGGATGCAGCTACGCTAAACGAAAGCGTATCTGCCACATAAACAAACGAGCGCAAATGTCTTAGTTCCATACTCTCTTACTTTTTAGTCTAAATGATAAATCAAATTTATATGACTGCAAAAGTAAATAAAATATTTCGTAAAACATTTGCGCTTGTATTAAAAATGCTAATGATAGGATAAATTTTCGATAAAACATCATAGTTTATATCCTCATATCATAATGCCATATCGCTCCTTCATTAAAAGATGTGCCCAATCTGGGAAGCCGTCGAGTTGCTCTTGGTATATTTCGATTTCTCGGATATATCTTTTTACGAGGGTGATAAACTTGGTATCGGGCTTCTCACCTCCCTGGATATGATATTTCTCCTGGGCAAACTGCATCTCTGCCATCAGCTTGTAGCTGGATGTGATTTGCTCGTTGCCTCCCTGGTCGGCATAGACGATTGCCATAGCCCTCGCCAGGTCGTCTCGCTTCACCATGGGCAGCTCGGCTGCATCAGCCGTGCGAAGGGTGGCGAGGTAAAACTGATAGTCGAAGCCTCGATCTTGCTTACTCGCGTCGTATATCTTTGTTTTCGTACTTACTTCCATATCACTACTTATTTTTTCTCATTTTCTCGATTGCATCATTAAGACTGCCACCTCCAATAGGAATAAGAACCTCATCCTCTACATACTTCTTGCCACAGAAAGGGCAATATTCTGCCATCAGGTTTACTTGCTGCCACTTATCTTGGTAGGTGCCATCTTTCTTTTGTTTATGATACAAGCCATAAACATTCATGCGAAGATTTCCATCTGGGCAGGTGATACCAGAATCTACGCAACCGGTTTCGTTAGTTCGCTCCTTGATGAGCTTCTCGATATTTAATATACAATTACATGCCATAATTCAATCAATTTATTCGTTCACTAAAAAGTTCCGGACTACAGATAATTTCACCCATAATCTATAATCTTTAAACTTGATAAATATACTCCTTCAAAAAAAATGCGACATAAAACGTATGACTAAATGCGCTATCTTTTTCCGAAAACACTTTCCCATTTTTCGCAAGTAAGATGGCTAAGATATTCGTCACACGTCATGCTTCCGATCGCTTTGCCATTTACCACGAACAATAGACCTAACATGTCGTTCTGATGGGTTGCAGAGAGAATTTCGAGACTTGGGATATGATAATATCTCCAAGGTTTCTTCATTCCTAATGACGATATATCCTTACCAAGAGCATACTCATATCGTTCGATGAGTGGGATATTACTACCATAAGGAAGAATGCATTTCGCCAACTTGCAAGCCGAGCGAAGGTGATCACTCAAATCAAAATCCACAGTGATAGGAATACTATGCACGAAAGGATTGTCAAGCGGCAATGGCTTGGTACAACCTATACCTGATTCATCATCATTAGAATTATCCGATATAGTCAGGTGTGTGCCATTCTTACATAACTCATCGAAGTCTATATGATTTTCATTCTCGTCGCCATCGCCCTTATATAGTCCGATGCCTTTGGTAAAAGATGCCGGCATCTTTTTTTTTGGTATAATCCAAACATCGGTGCCAAGCCCTGGGAATTTGGAGTCAGAAACATCGTCCCTATCCATCAGTTCAGACAGGGTGGGACATGCTGCAGTCTCCTTACCCACACGAGAGTTCTCCTTGAAACTCGCGTTGCCGCTATACGCTAATATTGCTTTTTGTAACTCCATATCACTGTTCTTTTTTATTCTCATCTTCCGATTTTTCCACCTCTCGCTGCAAGGTATTGTCGAGTGTATAGCCCTTGCCTATAACAGACAAAGCCCTGGGAAATACCTCGCCTCGGTGCTCCTTTGCACAGCCTCTTTCGAGGCAAGCAATAAAGAAGCCGAAAGCCATGAGTACGCAGGGTGGAGTTAATTCTGCATCATCATTATACATATCAACGATGGTGTCGGTAAGAGCTTTCGACTTGTGGTAATACGCCAAACTATCCTTTTCTTTTTGTGTTAGACTACCCAACTCGCTCTTGTTACCAAGAACATCATTGTGCTCCTCACGAGTGTTCTGCTCGTTCTGGTTATCTTTTTTCTTCTGTTCCATAATACTATAAATTCTTGTTGCTTTATTATTGCTCAAAATATTATTACTCATACATCTCGAAGAGAAATGTATTCTCTTGCCAGGCGTGGATGGTTATCGTAGGGCTAAGTCTCGTCTTCAGAAACAAGCCTTTATTGAAGCCTCTCGGATATTGAAAGATGCCGATTGTTCTCATAACTCAATCAATATCTTAGGGTGCTGCCCACCCCCCCCACATGTATGACAAGCGGGAGCGATGCCATCGGGCGAATATACCCGACGGTCGCTATCAAACCGCTTGTCGAAGGGAGGTATGTCTAAGCTACCCACCACGATGATATGAATGTTGTTGTTATTCGGTCGCATCCTCGCTACCTTTATTTTCAAAATCCTCTTCTCTTTCCTCATCCCAAACAAGTTTCTTGACAAGGAAAGAAATACCATCGCCAAATTCTTTTTCCTCATAGCCAAGATGTAGATACCAACGAAGCACCCATTCTTCTGCCTCCTTGCGGTTCCATTCCAAGGCTACAGTCTTACAACCACTCTCCTTGGCCTCTCGTTCGGCGGTTTCCAATAACCTCATGGCGATGTTCTTCTTTCTGTAGTCTCCATCCACCCAAAGGGCATAGATGAAAGCATCGCACTTCTTCCAGAAATCATTACTCTTTCGCTCTTCCTCATTAGGAATATCAAGATGGACGTTTCCTACCACCACATCATCGACAATGGCACAGGATAAATGGCGTGTCACTCCAAGCCATTTCTGAACGTTGGTCGTGATAGAGAATGCAAAGGTTGTAAGGCGAACCTGCACACCTCTATGAGCTGGATTATTGCCATCGTTGTTGGCATTATTACATCCTCCATCATTGCCATTTCCTCCGTTTTCGGAAGAGTGATTATCATCTTCTCCGTTTTTGGAAGAATGATTGTCGCCGTCTTCCTTTCCGAGGTCAGCCAAACGCCAGGCGATAATCTTTCGCTTGCGCCAAGCCATCAAAGGGATAAATACCCAGCATACGATGATGCTGCTCAATACTACATACCACATAGCCGATATGCAGCATTCGTACACTTCATTAGAGAACGTTGACGGATGTAGGACTCTGAACGCAGAATCCATTATCAACCGCATGGTGATTGCTACCAATAATGCGAGAATAACAGGCACTAACGAAATGCCCAGCTCTTTGAAAAATGTCTTCATTTCCTTTGTCTCTTATTTTTATGATTTATTGCTTATTTAATTCGATTTATTGACGCATGATAACGTCCGCGCCTCTCGTCACCCGATAAACTACCGAGGCGAATATGTAGCGATGATTACCTCCGCATTTTAGGGGTACCCCTGTCTTGCGACAAGTCTTGCCATAGAAAGCCCAGTCGCCACAAATGTGCTCCAGTTTCTCTACGATAATGCTCTGTCGCTTGGTGGAGACTACATCGCCTATCCGGATTTTAGCTACGTCTATCATTCCACAACCTTTCCATCTACTACCTTATGCGATAATTTCTCGTCGCTCAACAGCTCTTTAGGCACATTCAATGTATCAAAGATACCACAGAGTCTAAGGAAATGCTGTAACTCATGCACGGCGATGAATTGCGCCACGGCTGCCGCAGTGAAGGTATCACGCACCTTGCTATCACTCGCCACACGTTTTGTAGGCTTCACAATCTGCACGATGGTAGCCTTGCCTCTCGATTGCGCCTCGCAAGCCGTAAACTGCAAGCCCTCCTGCTGCAGCTTGTCGTACAAGGTAAGGTCGGTAAAACTCAACTCGAAGCCTACGGCGTAATAAGTGGCTTGCCATCGACGAGCCTTAAACTCATAGCAGAATGCCACACGCATATCGCTGTCTCTTGGCTTAATATCCTCACTTCCTTTTATCTCGCGGAATATCGCAGAGTTCTCGGCGAACCAATCCTCACTGATAGGAACAATGGTGAGTTCACGGATAGGCATTCGATTATGACTGTTCGCCATGTCCTCTTGTGTAGCTATGCCCGTCCATATCTTCAGACGGTAGCGAGCCGTATATACACCAGCGAAGAGTTTGGACGTATCACTCACAATGCAAACCTCCTTGTCCTTTGGCTTGCCATCATCGCCAAGCATATAGCCATACACCATATCGCCATTACTCAATTCGCCAAACTGGAAATCCTCCGTATCCTCACTTCTTCGGATATATCCGATGTTATTTCCCTTTCCCATTTTCTTTTTCTTTATTAATCTCTATTCTTTATTAGTTTCCACTCGATTAAAGTGTGCTACTATCTTAGCAGATACTTTCGATAACAACCCCGCTATATTGCAAGCCGAAGTCTTGTCGGTTACATCTATCTGCTTGCCATTGAGTGATGCCTTCAGGTGAAGTGTATCACCGTCGATATTCACCCTTATCTTCCAACTATCCTCTTTCATCCATCTTGGTTAAAAGATCCATACCCTTGTCGCCCACTTTCTTCTTGAGCCTCGAAAGACTCAACTCAAAGATTTCCTTGGCGAGATCATCATTTACCACATCATCTACATTATAATCCTCGCCTTCCACATATCTATGCAAGACGTGGCTATACAGATTCTTGATGCTTGCACTATCAATCTCCTCATAAGGAATAAAGTCAATGGCTTCCGTTGGTCTTGGATAAACATTGCCCTCTACTGTCATTCCCTCCCCCTTGCTAATCTCGATGCACCTTATGATTTCGATGCCGCCAGCACAGATTGAAAGACAATAGTTGCCATAAAATACAGACTTACCTAAAGCTGTAAAACCGACCATCAACTCCTTGGCTATTTGCAAATCACTTACCTTCTGAAAGCCATATATTGAAGCGATGTAAGCACTAACAAAAAGAGGGTGAAAACGAAACTTAGTCTGGTAAGAAGACCATCCGTAACCTCTGCCCTTCGACATCTTGTCGGTGCCCCTCATCTTCGTGAGCATATCCGTATCTACCAATCCGCTTGGGTAATGCGCCGCCACAGCATAGACACTGCCCCATTCGTTTCGACAAACAGACTCCACGTCTATCTCTACCTGCTCTACCTCCCTCGGCTGCGCCATTCGCTCGATGGCGTTGTTAAACTTCAGATACATACTAGAGTCGTAGTATTCACTGCCTCGAAAGGTGGGTTCTAGTTTGATAGGCTCATTGCTCGGCGTCATTCTGTTCGGGATAGCCAATACCTCGTGTATCAGGTCTTGTTTAACCTTGCGCATGATTTCGCCTGGTATATGATTCTCCATACGCTCTTGCCTCCCTATTTGTCATAGTCCACCACAATGTTATATCTTGCGAGTACCGGAACCAAGCCTGTCATTACTCCCTTGCCCAGCAGAGGAACTGCATCAAGAACGCTGAAAGGTATCACCTTCTTCTTAGGCAACTGCTGCTTGTTGGCTTCCTCGTCAAGAAGCTTCTTGCAAGCCTCCAAGTCTCGGTCGGCTGCGTCTCGCTCATCGAGGGCTTTCTTATACTTGGCATTCAGCTCATCATATTCCCTTTGAGCCTCGGTCTCCTTGGCAGAAAGTTTCAACTTTAGATTGGCGATGTAATCGCTCGCTTTCTTTGCCGTGGCGATGGCATCATCTAGTTTGGCTTTATAGTCATCAATCTGTACCTGCAAGACGGAAACTTGCTTTTGATGCACCATTTTTTCGTTTTCCAGCTCACTCTGCTGGTCGGATATTTTCTCACGCAAAACATCAGATTCGGCAGCAGTATATATATAGTTGGCCAGACGCTTCATATTTTGCGTAAGATGCAAGAACATTTCATCGGACTCTCCCATCAAAGACATCGCTTCGTCTGCATTTAAAATATAATCTGGAGCGTTCCACCATTCAGGGCGTTGGTTGTTGTTTTTGCTATTTCCCTCGCTTGGCAATGATGGCTGCGTCTTCTCTTCCTCTTGAACTGCCTCTGCCTCTTTCTTGTTATTTTCCTCCATCATGGCGATGGCGGAAGGCATATCACCCAACTTATCGTAGTAATTATCCTCCTTGGCATCCAGGGCAAGTCTGCCCTCATAAACATCCCAAAGATTGTTGTCGATAAGATAGTAGATAGCTTGCAGCACGATATGCGCTCCATATTGGTCGGTGTATTCATTGATAGGGTTCACCCAACGCTTGCGCACCAACATATCCAGCCACTCCTTATATACCTTGCCATTCAGACAATTTCTGTCTTCGCCTTCGGGATAGCAGGAAGCGATGCGTGGTACCACATAGAGCGGCTCTGTCTTCTGCAAGAAATTCTCGTAGTTGATGCCGAGAGCCATGCGCACCATGTTGCTCACATTCTTATATTGATACTTCTTCAGCAATGAGCGAAGAACGTTTTGCTGTTTTGTGTTCATTTCTTCTTTACCTTTTATGTTATAATCTACTCATCAGGATCATCCTCTCCCTCTACGATAATGAAGCCATGTTTCTTGGCAGTCTCTTCGCTTCGAGGTCGGCGGTCAGTATGCTTATCGTAACATATCCACCATGGATGCTCACGAATGGAAAAGTAATTGTACTTTCTCTTCATAAGATGTTTGAAAGAGGATGCAGAGGAGTTCATCGGTTTCAATGTGACGTGAAGCTTGGTATGTTGGTCCAAACCATAAAGCAATCTGCGCTTCTCGTCTGCCATCAACTTCTTCCTTGCCTCGCTGCGCCTACGGAGAATATTCTTGTATCTTCGGGGCTGTCGCTCCTTGATAACTCTCATCGGGTGGAATCCTGATGCCCTTAGCTGTTTGCAAGCCTCCTGGCAAGCATCGGGCATGGGCTTGCCTCGTAAGGAATCGTAATATCCGTTCTTCTCGCAAACCTTCTTTACGTCCATCGCCTGTTGGTGCTTGATGGCTTTCATGTCCTTCTCTAATCCCAAGTCGGTCTTCAATCGGCGAAGGGTGGAAAAGGAGATACCAAACCATTTCATCATTCTGCGGTTGGAGTTTTTGGGGAAGAGCTTGATGAACTTCTCCTTCAGCTCTCCCTCTAAGCAATACTTCTTCGCACCATGGCTGGTGGGCGTTTCTCGCAAAGGTATCTGATACTTCGCCTTACCCGTAGGTTTGAGAGGTGTTTTCGTTCCATTAAAACTCATGACTTACTTTCTTGACTCACTTCCTCCAGTGTTTGTCCTGGGTAATGGAACATTAATGGGGGGGGTACCTGCTGCCACTCGCTCCTTATTATATTCGGAGATGGCGAGGTCAAACTGATTTTGATAGGTCTCGTGAATACTACGGCGTTGAATCTTCACCTCGCAGCAACCCTGGTGCCAAGTATCGTAGGCTTTTCCCTTTGCAGCTTTCGCCTTGATGCAAAACTCACGGAACTTGCGTTCCTGCTCGGCGGTGAAATCATCAAGTTCTTTCTTCTGCTGACGCTCAAAAGCAATCTGTTCGAGAGAGTACTGGTTCTTTATATCCATGTACGTCTTCTTAATCTCATGCTCCTTGGCGTAGGTTGCCGCCATCTTCTTGTCTCGCTCCTCACGAAGGGGAGTGAGCACCTCGTTCTGAAACTCTGTTAATGTTCTCATTTCTCAATAAATCCTTTAATATTTTTGTTGTTAATAAAAATGATTCTTATCTATTTATCGGCAAATGATGATAGGTAGTTCGGCGATAATCTTGACGGAAGCCAAAACTCCGAAGTCATTTACCTTTTAAGTGAAGAGTGAAGAACGAAGAATGAAGAATCGTCTTGCTCTTACTCCTTATATATAATATATACTACTCGAAATCGAGGGTGGGCGACATTGCTTTTATCTTTGCCTCCTCAGCCTCTTTCTTCTTCTTGTCTCCCAACTTCTTGCAGTCTGCTGCCTCCTTTAGGATTTTCTTCATTTCTTTTCGGGAAACAAGCGGATTGGCTTTTACGATACCGATGAACACATCTCTGCCCAAGGTCTTGTAATAAGGGATAAACTCTTGGTCTATCAAGTCGGCTGGCTTACCGGGCGGAATGCTGACCTGTGTGAGGTCTCTGCCCAACTCATCCACGATGAGGAACGTCTTCTGTCCGTCCTCGGTTGGAATGCTTACGCCTCCGCTGTATCGGGCAACGCTTAGATGGCTGTTCATCCAAGCCTGCTCCGTAAGGAGTATGGATTTAAATTCTGCCATAGTCGTAATTTGTTGTTTACTATCTGTTGTTTATTGTTTATTTGTTTATTATCTATCATCCATTGTTCGTTTATTGCCTACGATGTGTTATGCGATTTCTTTGTCCTCGCATTCTGCTATATCTTGATACTGTATGTATCGCTTGTGCTTCATGCAGTATAAGCCACCGATGCAGAGAGCACCATGCAAACATACCCAGCATGGCTTTGTATCTGGCTTCACGGAACAATGTTTCAAATTGACTGCCATATTCGTCTTTATGTATTCTATAGCTTACCTATATTTTCGGTTGCAAAGATAATAAAAAATAGGTAAACTATAACAGCTTACCTATTTTAATTTCATATTTTGGTTTAAAATTAAGAATTATTATAACTTTAACCTATATTTTTTATAAAAACACATTACCTAATTATAAATCCAGTGTATTTTTACGGAAAAAAGCCCCGATACCTTGCCTTACATCATAGAAGGCTCGATACCGAGGCTTTTGGAAATATGAGTTTAAATTGCCAATGGAAATCCATTAGAATTTCGGGGAGCGATTATTCTTCGTCTTCAGTAGGAGTAGAGGTCTCATCATTGATGGAAGCTACTTTCTTTGCGCTCGACTTAGAAGACTGCTTGGATGCAGCATTCTCGTCTGCGCTATCCGAAGACGGTGTGTTGGCGGAATTAATGTCGCTCTTATCAGTTCCGCCTGCTATTCCCCCGCGCCTGTACCAGTGCCATTCAAGAGAGAATCCCAACCACCTTCAGGGGTTGCAATCTCATAGCGACCATAAGTAGTAGGCTGGAGAGTTCCGGACAATGTGACGGTACGATCGTCTTCCGGCTTCTTGCCTGTGTCACCCTTGATGTTACCCGAATCGTACTTGAAATCGTGCTGCTTGTCGTACACGATGATAGAGCTTGCGCCATCCTCTACGATGTAACCGCACTTCAAGTTGTTGAGACCACGAGCCACGAAAGCTGTATCTGCGTTCACACTCTCAAGAACATAATCCAAAGTCTGCTTGAAGCCCTTCTGATAACCGAGGTTCTCCCAGGTGTGACCCTGGCCACCATCCTGGCACTCAAACTTATAGAGACCCTTGCCTTTCTTGAAAGAAGCAGTGGTCAGAGCTGCATACTTGTTGGTACCCTCTGTTGGTGTCAAAGCCGACACAAGGTCACTCTTCAAGAATACATATACGTTTACGCCGAGACCGCCGAAGTTCTCCAAGCAATCGTTCTCGGAGAGAAGGTTCTTAATCTCTGGGCATGTTACTGTATCTGCCATAGTTGTATCAATTTTTAATCAAACAAATAAAAACGAAAAGAAAAGGGCGACGGAAGCTGTGTTCCGTCAAGTCAAGCTATCCGCCGCCCAAAGGATTTATTTAGAGTTTGTGGAGAAGCCGAAACTTACCCGTTAGCCTTCTTAAAGAAGGCTGTAACACCCATACTCATGCCGGTGGCAATCATCTGACGCTTCTTGTTGGTGTCACCATTCTCCCAGTGAGAGAATGTGAAGTTGGTGCCATCCTTAGCCTCCAAAGAGAGAACCTGGTTGATAGATGTATCTACAGGAGCCTCGTACTTAGTGCCGTTTACACTAACCTCGCCATCAACAGTACCTTCCTTGTCGCCTACGATGTTTACTACCAACTTGGTGTTGGTGTAATCGCCAGCCACATACTCAGCCTTGGCAAGAGAGCCATCAGACATCGCAAACGCATACTTGAATGGGTTGCGAATACCTGCACCCTGGATTGACTGAATCTGGAACTGAATATCACGCATATCGTCGTCGGTGCCAACCTTAACGCCTACGTAGGTCTGGTTGCCCTCAGAGTCAACAGCATAAACGAAGTTCTTAGGGATGGTTACGTACATGCGATCACCCTCGCCGAAGTCTGCGATAGGGCAGATAGTAACACGGCTCAAGCCAGGAAGCTTGAAGTTACCACCGTCCTCATAGTCAACCTTAAAGTTGCCATGGAACTTGTTGGCGTAACCTGCTGCGATGTACTGGGCTGTCTGCTCGCTCATGTAAACGAGTACATTCTGCTTGCGAAGACGTGCATCCCACTTCAAGTGCCAAGCCAAGAAGTTGTCGTAAGGAGTAGAGTCGTTGTTGTCAGCAGGCTCTGTGATTGCATCACAAGGAATCAAGTTGCCGTTAGCCTCGCTGATAAGACCGTCCTCTACGTCGTGCTTCACACAGGTGTGGAAACCATCATAGAGAGCCAAAGCCTGGTCGGATGCAGGTGTGCTTGCTTCGCCCTTGTCGAGGTCAATATCACCGTTCCACAAGCAAGCGGTCAAGTTGTCGGCATAGTTGGCAAGGATAGCGGTAGCAGCCTCTGTAGAGAGAGGGTACTGACCCTGTGCGTCTGTGCCAAATACTGTCTCGCAGTACTTGTCGATATTGTCGGTATAATGGTCCCAAGCGAGCTTCACGGTCAATGTACGCTCTTTGAGGAAACCTACCTCGCTGTTCACCTTGGTATGAACGTCCTTACGGCGAGTGGTACCACCCTTACGGAGAAGGATGTGGATGGTACGCTTGTACTGAACACCAGACACGATGTCGATGCCCAAGCGATCCATCTCCTCGGCATCAGTATAACCAGGACCCATGAGGATTTCCTTAGTTACCTGCTCGGCAACGTGCTGAAGGGCATCTTTGCCGATAAAATCTTTAGGAGTTGTTGCCATAATTTGTTATCCTTTTAAAAATTAAATAAAAAATGAAAAGAAAATTTTTGCTTAAACTGAATCTTTAGTATTACCCGATGGGGGATGGAGCTACGAGTGCTTACTCCTCACCACGCTTGTAACGCTCGAATGCTTCCTTACGTTCCTTGTTGGTCTTGTAAGGAGATGGGTCGAACTCACGGAGAGTCTGAACCTTTGCACCCTCGCCATTGTTCTCAGGAGCCGCACCTGCATCAGGTGCCTCACCTGCATCCTCGCCGAGAGCCTTGATCTGTGCATCCTTGTCGGCGATGGTCTGCTCGGCGGTGGCGAGTGCATCCTTTGCACCCTTCAACTCCTCGTCAGCCTTAGCCTTGTCGGAAGTAAGATTTTTGATTTCCTCGTCCTTCTTGGCGATAGTCTCGTCTTTTTTGGCGAGGGCATCAGAATGCTCGGTGTTGAGATTTTCGATTGCCTTAGCGTGAGCCTGGTTTGCATCGGCGAGTGCTTTTTCAGCCACCGTCTGTGCATTCTTAGCTTCTGCTATCTGCGCGTTGGCTGCATCGAGTTTAGCCTGCAAGTCGGCAAGACTCTGCTCTGCCTGGGTAGCCTTCTGCTGTGCATCGACTACCTGCTGCTTGGTTGTGTTAAGATGTGCTTCGAGCGTATCGAGAAGAGGGGCATTCATAAATGCGCCATCCTCCTTAACTGCCAAATCACCATCTTTCAGACACAAGGCAGCACTGATAAGTGGATAGTTTGCCATATTGATATTGAGTTTAGAATTGTTGTTATCCTGTTTTCGAGAAGAAGCCTTGTTAGGGTCTTCGGCTGGGTCGCTACTTGGCTCGTCTTCCGGCTCATCGGGAGCCTCACGGCTGATAGGTTCTGCCTTACCATCGTAGATGTCGAAGCAACGATGTACGCAAGAGAAGAAATCACTCTGGTCGTCCATCAAGATACCCTTTACCTTTTCTGCATCGAATATCTTTCCGTGTAGATGCTCATCCTTGGCGTTAGGGCAAGCCGCTTTAACGTCGGCTCTAAATTCCACGCCCAACTCGGCAAGTTCTTTTACGAGTGCCTTGGTGTTGCCATCGTTGGCTATATCACGGAACTCACGGTTCTTGTCGAAACTCTCAGGGTCGTACAACTCGTGGTAGGTCTCATCCGTAAACTGGTTTTTGCTACCATCTGCCTGGGTGTAGAATGCTGCCATCACACCGATGCAACCGATTTCGTCTTTCGGGTGCATGTAGTATCGCTCGTCGCAAAGAGAAGCGAGGTACATACCTGCGCTGGCACACATGCCATCTACGAAGGCGATAACTGGCTGACCCAAGGAACGGGCATACTCGATGGCTTGCTGATAATCGTTCTTAGCCCAAGCCGAACCACCAGGCGTATTGATGATAAAGATGTGACCTCGACAGAGCGGATGATTGGCCGCACGGATCATCATGTCTCGATGGTCGATGCTGCCATACGAGCAACCACCGCCATTGCGAGTGATAGGACCATCCACGGTGAGCACGCTCACGAATGGGAACGTCTGAAGGTCGTCCTCATCCAAAGCCCAGTTGCCACGTACCAGCTTGCCATCCTCGGAAATCTGATATTCCTCCGGATAAATCATCGCACCATCAGGAAGTGTCTCCTTGACGAAACCACAAGTCCTTTCGGGCTTCTCGAATACCGCATGGGTATTCAGGTTCTGCTCCAAGGCTTTCTTGATGCCATGCACAAAGGTTGGCGATACCATCCACTTCTTTTCGGTAAGGATTTCTAAAAGTCCTTTCATGTGGAGAATCAAAAGTTTAATATTAATGTATGTTTGCTGTTATCCTTGAAAACAATTCTTTTTACCTAAGAATGTTTCGCTTTTTCTGTGGGCAAAGGTAAGGCTTTTTACTTTCGAGATAGGGACAAAAATAGGCTATATAAGGGATATAAGGAATGTATATAAACGAAAAAGCCCTGCTAACCTCACGGTCGGCAGGGCAATGAAACAATGGAATTTTTTCCACAAAGTTTATATAGATATATCTGAAAATGGGATTGCAAGCTATCCAATGGTGATAGGGATATACTCCGACATCGCCTTGCAGGTAGCCGTCACGCTGCACGTTTCGGCATTGTTTTGATGTGTCCTGCTGTCAGCGAAAGCGAAGGTGTTGGCTAACGTATAACAGAGATAGAGCGAATCATCTTGCTTCCGCAGGACTATATAATAGTCTTTTCCGTGCATATTCTTACTGATTTCGGCAATATTCTCCTTGCCAGCCTCGATATTGGCGGTTATCTCGAACGAGAAGACGGTACCATTGCCAGCCTCCGAAGATGTCTGCTTGGCAGTGATGCTATCCGCCACCACATAATTGTCGCCCTCGCTCAACGAGATATGTAGGGCTTCGCCAGCAAACTTGCAGCCATTTATCTGCAAGATACGTGGCATACTGGATGGGATAGGGATGGTGCTATCTTGCATCGAATAGAAATAGGCATCCGTGATGCCATCGAGAAATATTTCTCTACAACTTTCGGGTATTTTCATATCGTTTCCTTGATTTCTTAATAGTTTAACATTGTTTATATTGCGTATTAACGTCTATTATAACATGAATAAACTTATACCCACTGTATCGCATCTATGCGTTTTACCTTATCTCGGCTATCCTCGTACTGCATATCCATACAGGAGTAAGCCTTGAAATAACAGTGTTCGGTGCGGAACCATCTGCCAATGATACGGCGTAATACGCATTTTTCCTCTTCGCTGGGTTCGATACCGTAGCGCATCAAATACCGCTCCAGCATAGCGTTCTGCGAGCGAGCGATAACCTTGCCTCTTGACGTGCAAAAATCAAAGGTAGATAAAGCCCATTCTACCAAGCTGCGCTTAAACTCATTGTTGAGCGACACAACCAATGCTCTGATGCCATGGGTATCGAGATTGAAGGTAGGCTTCACGGGATAGACGGTATCTACTATCTCCACTTCGCTGGGCAGGCGAATGCAAAGATAATCCTCGTTGACACCCTTGGCAATGTCCTTACGACCATTGAGTCGCTGTACCTCGTTATAGGTGAGCCAGCTTCGCTCGTCGCGTGTCACGATAGCCTTGCCTCCTGCTGGATGCTTGCCCACCAGCATATTGCACCATTGCTGTTGCGAGAAGCAAGCCATGTCGATGCGGTTGCTTCGGGCAGGGGCGTTGATGAGCGAATTGCGCATAATGAAATGCTCGTGGGTATAAGCATTGAATATCACAGGCTCTTCTCGCTGCAAGATGTAGTTCGGGTCTCGGTGTCTGAAGAACTGGCATCGAGACGTGGGGAGGCGAAGGTATATGTTCGGCATGAGGAATAATTTATAATTTATAATGAATAATTTATAATTTATGATGAAGAATGAGGGGGCGGCTTACTTCTTCGGCTTCTTGCTCATCTTATAGCAGAGCATGATGGCATCTGATACCTGGAGAGAGTAGTTGAGCGCATCCTTGGTGGCATCCACTTTGCACTTGGCTTTCTTCATCACATCATCGAGAAGCTTGGTCTCGCTTGGCGAGAGATTGAAGGCGAGGCGCACAGCGTCGATATAGCAACCGCCATTCTCTGTATGACCGATGTAGGTTTCATCAAACTTATCCTTGGTACCAAAGAAGAGATTGATGGCTTCCACCATCTGCTCCTTGGTGTAAGATGGTATCATCGGCTTCAGTTTGCGATATTTGTCGCTGTAGGTCTTCAATCGCTTATCCAGATACTCGTTGATGCTATCCGCATAGTCGAAGTACAACTGGGCTTCCGGACTACTATCATCCTTGGAGCGAGCCGAATTGAAATAACCTCGAAGCTGCTGCATCACCTGTGCCACTGCATCAAACTGGTTAAACTCGATGCCACCGCCGAATACATCTCGCATATCTGCCTTGATGTCGGTCAGCAATGACTCCAGCATATCAGCCAAAAACGTCATTTTATCCAGGTTGGCGGATAGTTTGTTTACTCGCTCTTGCATACCTTCCTTGCTATAATCTACATAATACTGCAGTAGGTGATTGAACGAGAGGAAATCGAACGTTACCTCCGAGCGAAGGTTGCTCTGCACCAAGATGGCAAAGAGCATATCAGCCAACTTGCGGTCTCGCTGCTGGATAGTACGTACCAAGTTTTGCATTTCAGCCGAAAGCGGATTGATACGCGCGGCGGTATTCACCAGGTTGTTGCGCTTCTGAACCATTTCCACGAAGTCGGGGTCGTGGAAAAGGAGATCCAACGTCTTGGCATACGTCTCGATAGGTACATCTTTGAAGTTGAAGGTATAGCAAGTAGGCTGCATCTTGATTTTCGCCTCACGTCTTGCCTCTGCCTCCTGTTTGGCTTCCTGCTTGTTTTTATTCTTTTTATTGTTCTTCGACATAGTTATTTCCTATTGGTGGGGATGCCCGAAGACACCCCGATTTTTACTCTATAAATCCTCTATTTACCATAATAGCCCTTATAGAAAGTTTATCCTTTCGTCCGACTATGATGGTTTTGATAGCCCTTTAGCCAAGATGCAGGTGCTGGGTTCGCACAATTGAACGAGCAATTCACGCTATAAAGCATAGCGTGAAACTCGTCGATTTCCTCGGCTGTGAATGGGCAATCTTTATTGATACGGCGTGGCATTAGCGTTCATCTCCTTCTCCAGCTATTACATTGCGTTGCTTACGAGAAGCGAGCTTAGCCAAGTTCTCTTCTGCCACATCTTCGAGCGATACGCCCATCACATGAGCCAAGCCAGCGGTCTGCCAAAGAATATCGCCGATTTCAGAAAGCATCAGTTTTCGCTCTTCGTCGGTTACATTCCATACCTGGGTATGGCGGATATGGCCTTCCTCGTCTCTCTCGATGGTTGTGATATGAAGTTTGCCCTTGCGCATGTGCTTACCAGCCTTGGATGCAAACTCGCCAACCTCACCTGCAAGGTTAGCCAACATATAAAAAAGATTGTCGCTTTCAGGAAGGCAAGTTGACATTGCCTTTTCCTGATATTCATTCATTGTAATATTTGCCATTTTATTTGCGTTATTTTCTATCTATTGTAATATTTTCCAATCTTTTTCAAATTGGAAAGAATTATATCTTAAAATCTGAAATGTACTGCTGCATACGTTCCACGATGATATTATGTATCAAAGTACCTATCATCTTAGCGTTAGGATGAGCTTTGCCAGTGGTCTCATGGAATCGAAGGTCCAGGATATGTTTCCACTCGGTGAGGTCGTAGGTATAAGCCACCACCGTATAGCAGTCTAGCGGAAGAACACCCCTTGCATCTTGCGGCTTCATTCCGCTCTTCAGCAATCGCAAATATGCCCACTCGCTCACCTTGCAGCTAAGCTTGAAGAGAAACTTCTGCCATCGACTACCATCATGATACCAGTGAGGCTTGGCTATCTGCACGCCACCCTTTTTCTCCATATTCACATATCGAGTGCTCTGCTCACTGATGCAGTTAGGCGATGTACGGTTCAGCTCTCGGCTAGTGCTTATCTGGGTAGTTACCACCATCGTCATACGAAGGAGCCAAAGAGCCTCCAAGTAATCATATTTCTTCGCCTTCTCGATAAACTCCTCTTCCTTGACATTGTAGGGAGAAAGCATCTGGAGCACATTGCCATGCTCGCAAAGAAACTGCATATTGGCAGAAATCCACACTTTGCGATCCTTTACATTATAGTTAATGTAGGGTGATGAAACTAAGAAAGCCCAAACGTCCCTTGGTAGCTGGTTACTGTTCTTGATGAAGAAATAGAGCGTGCCATGGCGATACGTCGAACGATGCCCACTCTTCCAAAATCGGTTGGAAAGCTCGGTAGCCTGTTCCTCAAGAAACTCTTCTTTCTTGTCTTCGGGCATATCTGCATCAGGCTCCTTGCCTTTGCTTTTGTAGCAGATTCTGCCCACTTTGGCGATTTGCTGTGCAGCGGTCTTCTGCGGCCACCACTCCACGCCTGGAATAATCATTTTCATTTCTTATCGTATATTTTAACTTATTATTGAGTCGGTATATCATTCATTTGCTTATTCGGCATCCCTACTTATTTGCAGGGAATACCAAGTTCCCGCTCACGTATCTTCTTTGCCACAAAGGAGACCCAATCCCAAAGATGAAACATCGAACGATTATTTGGGATAAAATAATCGTAGCTATTGATGTCAAACTTAATGCGATACTGGTCTCTGTCTGTTCGCTCATCGGCGATGCCTCTCTTGCGTATGGTTTCGGGCTTCGCCGACACATAGATGGCGATGATTTCCGCTTTCGGAAACTTCTCCATCAAGTTCATCAAGCCTTTCTCGTCGATAACATAGATAACGGTGCCCCATACTTGCTTCACTTCCGTCCAATATTCGTAGTCGCCATATCGGGTGTAAGCCAACACTTCCTTATCTTCAGGAAGGTAAGGACAATGCTTTACGAAGTGATGCTCCCTGCCTTCCACCTCGCCCTCACGCATCGGACGAGTAGTATAAGAGCATATCACCTCGTAATTAAGGATGGAAGACAACATCGTTGCCACCGTATCTTTGCCAGCCCCGCTGGGGCCTACTATTGTTATTATTCTCATATTTAATTTGTATTATAATTTTGTCGCACAAAATAAGTAGGGGACGTGAAGCAACCGTGAAATATTCGTGAAATATCCATGAAATATCCGTGAAATATCAGTGAAATATCCACCAATGGCTCTTTCCGTTTATCTTTGTAAGATTTTATTACTCGTTATCTCGAAATGCAGATTCGTGTATCTCTTCAATGTAGGATAGCTATCTTGTATCTTCTCCTGAAGACCATCGACGTTCATATCTACCACATATCGCCCCAGCTCAAAACTGAAAAACATCGGGAATACGATACCTACCTGACGAAGGAACTTTTCACCCCCCCCCCGAAACCGGACATCACATCGAAGAATATCTTAATCCATCGCTGTCCATTTCTGTCGAGCCAACTACCTTTAGGAGGCTGCGGCATTCTTCTTTTAGTCTTCATAATCTATAACTTTATTAATTATTAATTATTAATTCTTAATCATCATTACCCTCGCTCCCTCCATACCTGCTGTTTGATGGCGTGATATTCCGCATCGCCCAGGTTCTGACGAAAGGCATGAATCAGATAGTTGTATGTTACCGTATTACTGCTACCCAACTGCCTCCACTTTTGCGAAGTTTGAGCCGAATTGTATTTCTTGCTGCAAGCGGAAAGGTCGTGAAATAGCTGTTCTCCGTAAGGGTGAGCCTTTAATGCCCAACCGCACTTGGTCCACTCGTCATAGCTTTCGGTGATATTGATGCCTCTGCCAACAAGAGCCTTCACCATCAGTTCTATCAATCGGTCTTGTGTGCGAGGATCATTCCAGAAAGCCTTGCTTGCCTCCTGGTTGTAGTCCGAAGAGTGGTTGTTCGGAATTTCCGACATACCACTCTGTCCCGACTGTGGATAACGCTGTGGATAACTCCCCGAATAGCCTCTCTGTGCTTGTGGTACCACCTGCGGCTCATCCATCAGCATACCTCGGTATGGCTGCACATTCTCATTGATATATATATGGGCTGCATCATCCCAGGATGCGAAGCGCACTCGTCCGATATTGCCACATTGCTTGTCGAGCACGATGCCGAGGGCTGCGTAATCTCGAAGCAAGGCTTTGAATTGTTCCTTGTGCTTATCTGGATAAGCCAAGCGAACCAATCCGAAATATCCGGTACCCGAACAGGAGCGCATCAGCAAGCCTATCTCCGGACGGAAGCGAGCCACCATCTTGATGTTCTCGAAGTTGGAAAGCTGCTCATTGTCCTGCAAGTCGATGTCGATGGCGAGCCAGCCAGTATGCTGCTTCAAGTGGGTCTCTCTTCGAGATACCATCACCATCTGCCCAGGGTGGGTGAGGCTTACGTCCTCGTAGAGAGAAAAGAGACCGCTCAACGTGGCTCCAGGCAACATCTTCTTGGTTTCGATATATTCAGGCATCTTCTTTGCCTTGTCGCCATATTCCTGGCGCATCGCTCTTAATCGCTCCACATGCGGCTTCCATCTATCCGTCAGACAAAACTCACGGATAGACATCTGCTGAATGCACTCGCCCGTCTCTCTATCTACGAAGCGACCTTGTGCGTCCTTGGCTGACTCGTAGATGCTGCATATTTCCTCAAACATAGCTTACCTATATTATATTACTAATTTTTCGCTGCAAAGATACATATTTTTATTGAAAAACAAGTGATAACCTATACTATATTTTTAAATTACTTATATTTTTAACATTTAAAACGATTAATATTAGTGCTTACCTATATTTTTCGTCGAAAAATGACAAAAGACGAATCAAGAAATCCCAAAAGTGGGAAAAGTGGGAAACGTGTTTTTGAAAAGTGGGAAAATTCTCGAAAAGTGGGAAAATCGTCTTGGATGCCCAATTTTCAAAAGTGGGAAAATTTTCAGAAGGCTTGTAAAGTTCACGCATTGTTCATATATTGTTCACGCTTTGTACAACTTATTTTTGCCCTTATCTGCCACAAATTCAGCAAGTTATCTTATAAAAGTGGGAAAATTTAATTATTTTTTCTAAATACACGGAGCGCAATGGTAAAAATATATTTTGAGAAATATAGAAAAATAGGCAAAAAATCTATGTTTTCAGCCCATATCTGCTTCTCAACTTATCCTCATAACTAACTGATTGTTTGATGTTTACGGTATAGCCGTATATGCTACCTACTTTATGTTTGGAGTTGGGGGATTTTGATTTTTGGGAGGAGAAAAAATTGCGGAAAAATTTTATATATAATAGCGATTTTCGCAATATTTTCCCACTTTTGACACGAGGGTATGTTGTAAAGTGCAAAAAATCAACGAGTTACAAATGTGCAAAAATTATACACGGTGTTCGGGGTATTTTCCCACTTTTCCCACCTTTGCAAAAAATCTGCCCCAGGCGAGGGGTTCGGGGAATAGAAAAACCGCCTCGTTATCACAACGAAGCGGTTCTAAACAAAAACAACATAAATTTAAATAAATAAACCAACAAATCTATATAACATTAGAGAAAATATGAGTTTTCTTCCGTCTGTTTTCTTGGCCTACCTTGATAGTCTTATGATTTGCCCTTCATAAACTGATTGGCTTTCGTCATGCTATCATAGAGGTTGCCTCGTCCGTACATATCAATCTTTGCGCTGATAGGTTGCGACAATCGCTCCAGGAGCGCATTGACGGCTTGCAGGAGGGCTGCATTGCTCGCCGCACTGCTGGCTAATAGGTCGCCAGCCGCTGACGCGTCAGGCGAAAGATTACCATTGCTTGCTTGCAAGCTTGCTGCAAGGGTATCGGCTACGTTGCCATTATCAAATGCCCTGCGTGCTGAGTTTCTCCCTGAATAGTTGCTGTCATAGTTGACGAGATCCTTCAACAGTTGAGGATCGTTCATCATCATGGCATGGGTGGTTTCTCGACCAATCACGATTTCGGGACCCTTCTCTGCTACCAGGGATGGCTGTCCGTTGATGGTGGTGGCTGTAGGTTGCGACAACATCTGCACCCCACCCTGCTTAGGCGCATCGTCTTCTTTGGCCCAATATACCTCGCCGTTATCGGCGACGAAAGGCTTCAAGTCTTGAACGTTACCAGAATCATAGGTGAGCATACCTGTTACCAGCTTGGTGTTGGTGCTGCTCGTAGAAGACTTCTTCTTGCTACCGAATGCGGAGTTAAGTGCCCACTGCATCAAGCCAGTGAGGGTGCTCATTACTACTGCTGCGGCGATAGGACCAGCGATAGGGCCTAAGAACTGGAAACACTTACCGATGGCACCAGCAATAGAGAAAGTCATCTGTGTCTCTGCAAGGTCGGCATCGGCTTGCGCTTGCTCCTGGTTGCCTTGCTGCTTCAAGACGAACGTTTGGTTCATCAAGGCATCGGTGCCTTTGAGCATCGCCTGGTTAGCGATTTGAGACCCCTTGGTTTGCTCATTGTTGCCATCTTCGGTAGTCTGAACAATGTCCTTCATACCCTTGGATGTCTCCTTAGAGCGATCCTTTGCGCCTTTCTTTACCTCCTTGGTGAGTTCTTGCTGGTGTTTCTTCTCTTTCTTGAGCTGCTTCTTCTGCTCTGTATCGGTATCGGTACCATCCTTGCCTTTCTTGCCGCCTCCGGTATTGAAGCCCATGTTCATCACACCACCGATGATACTGCCACCGATGCCAGCTACGGCATCGGATAGGCTACCTCCTCCCGTGGCTGCATCGGCGATAGCTGTGCCCGTGGCATTCGCTGCACCAGTAAAGGCACCAGCGTTGTTAGATGGAGATGAATTGTTAGAAGGCTTCTTGCTTGGTGTATCAATACCAAAAGCTTCTTTATTGTAATCCTTAATAGTACCATCTGGGTTGCGCTTCTTCCACGCTCTCGGTGGCTCGCCATCTGCCAAGGAATTGCCATTCATATCTACGTATTCATTACCTACCAGGCGCACCCACATTGGATTATCAGCGGTACCCAGATTGCGCCAGTCAGCATTGATGTAAGTATTTGCATTGGCCTCTGCATCCGCACGAGCCGCATCAATAGTAGGCTGCGCATTTTTCTTGCCTCGCTTGGCACCAGCATCATTGATGGCTTTCCACATCTGTGTGTTCACATCATTGAGAGCCATGTTGCCCCAACTCTCCAACATGGATTTGAGGGCATTCTTGATAGCCTCTTGTGCGCCGCTCACGTCATTACGCATCTCGGCAAAAGCAGAGCCTACGGCTGCGCCAAAGTCCTTGATAGGTTGTACGAGTTCCTTCATCTGTGAGAGACGATTTTTCATCGAAGCAGCTACTTGGTTAGCATAGTTTAATTCCGCTTCCATACGAGACTTGTCTGCGTCTTGCAACAGACGTTTGTCTTTGGATGTCTTCTCGATAAAGGCATAGTAATCCTCGGCTGCTTGCAAGCGAAGTCTCATTAATTCTACCTCTGGGTCGGCGGTTAAGTCTGCGAGACCCAAGTTAGAAAGGAAATTTGTACGCTTTCCAAAGAGATTGATTTCGTTCTGCATTTTGCGAAGCTTCTCTTGGTTGGCAAGATTCCGCTTGTTGGTAGCCCACATCTGGTCGGAAATCTTCTTCTGCTGGTCGTAGGTCTTCTTCTGAGCCTCCGTGTATTCATCCGAATATTGAATAAGCTTGTGATAGAAAACCTGCCAATCAGCCGCATTATCGCCCAAAACGCTCTGTATGCGAAGAGCCATGCCATCAGGATCATTACCAAAGAGCATCTGCATCAACAAGTTTTGCCCTGCCTTGTTTGACACATCTACCTGGTATAGCTTGACGATTTCCTGGCGAGCCTTTTCGTACATGGCAATGATGTTAGACTTGCGCTTGTCGAAAGCCTTTTTGTCGATGGCTTCGGCGTTCGTAGGGTTGGCATACCCCATAGTGTTGAAATCGTCATACATATTTTGCTTGACAGCACCCATGTAATCATTTTCCTGTGCTACCTTACGACGGGTTTCCAACTGCTGCGCTTCCAGCTTGATACGATTTTGCTCGTTCTGCGTCGCCTTGGCGAATATCTCGGCGGTGATAGAACCCATGGAGCGATTCAATCCCTTGCCGAGAGTTTCCATCTTTGCACGCAAAGCATCTACATTGTTGGCTGTGATACCATTCAAGAGATTCTTGGATAGATTGATACCTGTAGCATCTGTTTTTTCCACCAAGTCTTTATCCATCGTCTTCTTGAATTTCTCCCAAACATTCTTCTGTCCTGCGATAGCAAGACGTACTTGAGTAAGAGCCTCTTCCATTCGCTTCTTGACAGGCTCGACGAATAAGTCTTGCTCGGTTTTATCCATACCAATAGAGACGGCATCGGCAAGCTTAGCATTAATTTGCCGCTCATAAAAGTTGCGCACATCATCCATGATAGCTTTCGCCTCGTCCTGCTTCTGCTTCAGTTCCTCACGCATAGACTTCAGACGCTCACGCTCCTCTTGCTTCTGCGCACGGATAGCGTCCTTGTCTGGAGCATCGTTTTCGAGAGTACCAGGCTCATCCTCTACCCAAGGAGTGTAGCCATCAAGATTAACAACTTGATTGAAGTAATCGTTGATTTCCTTATCCTTTGCAGTCTCACGCTTAGTTGCATTCTGATAGTGGATAAGTGAGGATAATAACTCCAACTTACCACTGCCGGCTTTAACCGTTATTCGTTGCCCTCCGATCTGATGGTTTTTATCGTTGGTTATGTAAGAATAAACACCATTCTTCGTATTGAAGCGAAAACTCCCTTCTTTTGCACCGGTCTCCCCTGCCTCTATAATCTTTTGCCATATCCAACCTGCACCTGCACCCCTATTGAACATATCCATAACGTTCTTTTGGGTAAAGCCTCCAGCGAATAATCCTAGAGAATTGAGAGCTTTTTTTATGCGATTAGCCGCATTCAGACGATCCATCTGATAAGATGGCATTACGTTTTGTTTCGCCTCCTCCCGAAGTCGGTAATACGTAGCCCTCTGAATTTCCTGCGCTAACTCTGAATAGTGCTTCTTTAAGTCGCTCACGTTCTTAATTTCAATACCAAGCTTAGAGATATACTGACGGAAATCTCGATTAAAGCGAGCTATTTGCGTATTACGCTCTGCTTGTGATACATTAAGGGCTTCGAGCGTGACCTTATAAGAATGTAATTTTCGAGTAAGAGTATCTGTTTGAGACTGTGCTTCCTTCAACTTATCCTTCCAAGCATTAGCTTTTTGACGTGCTTCTTCCTCTGCTTTCGCGGCTTCTTCTGTTGCAGTTACGTAAGACCATATTGCACCAGCAACAGTCAAAACGATACTTGCGATTGCGCCAAAGATATTAGCTTTCATTGCAGTATTAAGAGCACGTTGGGCTGTTACAGCCTCCGATATACCTTTCGCTAAACTCCCGAAGAAAGTCAACAAAGACCAGAGACCACGAGATACCGCAAAATTAACGATAGCAGGAAGTAGTCCTACAAATATCTTAGCAGACACTATCAGAGTTTGTAATGCAGCATTCAATGTTCCCTTAAATAATGGACTCTGTGTCATCCATGAGGACATTTCATACCAAGCTTCAGCTAACGACTTTACATTATTAACTCCTTCCGGATTCACAAATGCCTTTTCCCAAAGGTTGTTCGCTCTATCCAAGATACCAGCCGCACTTTCCTGCTGCATCTTATACTCATTGGTTACGGCGGATGCTTCCTCGAATGCCTCCTTTGACTCATAAAGGTGGTCTTTCAGTACATCTACGTTTTTCGACATCGTAACCATGGCGGTTACAAGTCGCTGACCGTCGGAGCCAAGGTCTTTAAAGATGCTACCCAGGGCATTCATATTACCCTTGTCGCGCATTTTTTCGAGTACCATCACGATAGCATCCATCGCATTGCCCGCTGCATACATCTGCTTGATGGTGCCCTGCTGAATACCCAAATCTTTTTCGATAAGGTTATGGTTCTTTTGCAAGGCTACAATAAATTTAGACATAGCAGTGGCACTTACTTCCGGCATCAAGAAAAGGGAGTCGGATGCAGAACCAAGGGCAAGCAACTGGTCTGTAGTAATACCTGCGGTACGAGATACACCCGTCAGTCGTTTGGCAAATTCTACGATATTGCCAGATGTGGCTGTAGATGTAGAGGACAGCTTGAACATGGCAGATCCAGTAGCAAGCATTGCCTTTTCGATACCCATCTTTGGAATGAGTCCCATCGTCTCCACCATCTTAGACAGTGCAGGCAAAGCTTCTTCGCCCATTTCCTCGCCAATGGCTACATTGATTTGGTCGGCTGCTGCCACAAACTGCTTCATACCAACTATGCCATACTTTCCCATACCAAGTTTCGCACCTTGGTAAGCAAGCTGGGCGAGTCCATCGACGGATGTACGAGTATCTATCTTAGCCAACTCGTTAGAGAGCTTGTTTACATCCTGCATCGTGAGTCCGGACACCTTACGAATATCGGTCAGAGAAGAAGAATAATCAAAATTCTTCTTGATGGCTGCGGTAACAGTGTCTTTTATTTTGTTGAATACGGAGAATAGACCTACATACGCCGTAAGGTTCTTCGCTGCTGTTTGCCATGCACCGCCTTGCTTATTCGCCGCACCAGTAACATTATCAATCTCCTTTTTAAGTTCTTTGAGAGCCTTTTGCTTATCCTTAAAATCCTTATCGCCAGTCTCGATTTTGTTTAATTCGACTTGTAACTGCTGATAGGCTTTTTTAAGTTCGTCAATAGAGGCTTTTTTGTTTTTACTTCGGGCGATAACATCGTTTACATCAACTACATCATCCTCCACCTGCTTGATTTCTTTATCCAGGGCTTGAAGCTGCTGCTTTACTTGCTTGGCTCCATCAGAAGACGGGGCAAGTTTGCCAAGTTGCTTATTAAGTTCTGCGGATGCAGCTTTTAGATCATCGAGGGATGCGGTCTTCATATTGTCCAAAATCTCGTTGAGCTTCTGGGTGCTCATGGTAGCCTGTTCAGTGTTACCCTTTAAAGCTTTCAGTCGCTCATCAATCAAGCCAAGAGCTTCTTGTATCTCTTTAATTTTTGAAGTATCGGCTATAGGAGTAACATCGAGTTGTTTTTGGAGATAGTTACGAGACCATTCCAAATCTTGCTTGGTTACATCATGAGGTGGTGCTTGCTCACCGAAATCTATCGTATTATTTCGGGCGATGATTTGCGCATTATTGTATGTATGGGCATAGCGCGTATTGGCCTGTACTTCCGCAGTACGTGCCTTTACTGTTTCTATTTCATCTGCTACACGTTTCCATTCTTCAGTATAGGGCGCAAGGGATGCCTTCATTTTCTCCAGCCAAGAAAGCATCTCTTTTAAACTCTGTTCTGACTGTGCGTTTATATCCAACAAGCGTTCACTGACATCGCCACGAGTCAAGCCACTTTGAGCTTCCTTCACTTTGCCCGTCAAAGACGCTAATCTACGCTCTGCATCTTCAATGTCTTGAGCGTATCTTTTCCATTCCTCACCGCCAACGTTTACTTGGGATTGTAGCAAACGGAGTGTGTTGATAGCCTCTCGCACCTCGCTCTCTGTGTTCTTATCCATAAAGGTGATAGTGCTTCGCGCTCTCTCTTCCGACATTGCCTGTTTCACCTCTTTCACCTTTCCTGCGAGTTTAGCAAGATTTTCTTCAGCCTGGGCTATCTCATCGCCAAGTTGCTTCCACTCGCTGCCACCCATATTAGCCTGTCCTTGCGCTTGCTTGAGCGTATTGATGGCTGTTTGGATTTCGGTTTGGGAGTAGCCTTTCATCGTATTGGTCGATGAAAGAATCTGTCTTGATGATGCAAGCTGTTGTTTGAATTGAGCTTGCTGCTGCGCCTGGCGTTTGGCATCTGTTTCTGCACGAATACCTGCGTTACGTCGCTCCTGCTCGGCTTGCAACTGCTGCATCAGTTGCAATTCGTTTTTGTATTCCGAAGTGCCGCGTCTCGTAACATCTATCTTTTCTTGCTGCTGACGAATAGCCTTAGAAAGCCACTGGTTACTCTGATTGCTAAGGTCGGCCAAGCCTTCACGTATCTTGACATACTGCCCCTTTAAGATACGCACTTGGTCGCCCACAGTACGCATCATCTCACGTAAAGCATTAGCCTGTCCTAATTCTGCCTCACTCAATCCCTCAATCTGACGTTTGCCATCACCAAGAGCCTTGCGAAGGTTCTTGAGCGAAGTGTTGGCAAGATTATTGACCGCCGTTTGCAGACGCTCGCTTGCCTCGATGTCCTTCACCTGTGCAGTGGAAAGGAGGTCATACTGGGTCTTGCACTCCTTCAGATGGGTAAGAAGAGCCTTGTAGGGTTCGGTGTTCTTCGGACCCTCCCAATTCTTTATCTTATCTTGCGTGGCTTCCATCTCATCCTTGATCTTGGCAGCGGCATCGTGCAAGTTGTTGAGCACCTGCATCGGCTGCTTACCATTCAGGGTGATTATCGCCTCGGTTTTTTGTGTTGCCATTTCTGTTAATGTTTAATGTTTAGTGTTTTGTGTTTTTGTTGCGCAATCGCTTGTTGGAGATGAGTGAGCGATGGGAAATGGAAACTACTCGGTAGATGTTTCCAGTGCATTCATTATCTGCAACAAGCCTTGGTAGCCGTAGTAATCGGCAAGATGATTCTCGTATCGCTGCTTTAGTCGGCGCACCGTTCGCATGATGGCAGGACGATGAGACTTACCCGCCCTACGATTCCACTTGCTGATATATCGGCTATTGAACTTGGCTCGTTTCGAGCGGTCCACCTTGTCGGCTGTGATATGAGCGGCTGGGTCTTTTGGATCTCCCGTTAAACCTACACCAATATCCACATATCGCAGATAGTCATTGTAGCGAATACCTACCATCAGCTCGCCCGATTCTTCGTCTGCCTGATATATGTGTCCCTCGAAAGATTTCGCTCCCTCACCAGTAGAATACCACATACCATGATCCTTGCGATATTGATTGATTTTCTCGTAGCCTGGATAGACTTCAACCGGATAAACCTTTTGGGTCATTAACGCTACCTCAATATCCATGATGGCTTGTTTTAGATACAAGCCTGCCACTTGCCTTAGCGGAGCAAAGGGTGATTTGATAGGAGTTGTTCTGATAGGCATGGCTTATCCCTCCTTTCCGCTTTCGGTTGTCGCTCCATCACCCGATGAAGGGTTGTCGGTATCGTCTTTTTCGGATGGTGCAGGAATATTATACTTCTGTTCCTTCTCGCACTGAAAACTATAGAGCGGACGAATGGTCTGCCAATAGCAATCTGCCAATAGCCATGACGGGCCACGGAAGAGTGGATTTACACCGTAGGCAAAACTCTCGATGTCGATGGCGGATAGCTCCATGCCCAACTTAGGTTCTTCCTGCTTGAAGTTTTCTCCCGTGATAGGACAGATACCTGTACGTCGCAACTGGGTAAGATAAGAGGCGAGGTCTTCGCAATATTCCATCAGGTCGTCGGATGCCTGCTGCAACTTGCTGCCATCGTATCTGCCCAAGGTGGTGGATGAATCTTTGAGTTTGGTAAGGAAACAAACTTGATAAGTTACCAAGGCTTGTTTATCTGATTTCAACTCGCCAGAGTTTACTACTCGATAGAGCATACAAGGAGAGTGAATGATGTTGGCATTGCGAGAGAAAATGTTTTCTTCGTCGATGTCACGTATCTTGAAGAAACTCTTCTCTTCCAGTTTCTTGCTCAATGGGTCGTGAGACAAGGGCTTGTAGATTTCTGCCCAGTGCTCCAAAACGTCTGATATTGTCATAATTCAATGGATTATTAACACATTATTAACTTATTCCGTACCGAAATTAAGGGTTGTTGGTATCTCCCGATTTATCTGCATCATCTTCATCTTCATTTGATGCAGATAAATCGGGAGATGGTGCAGAATCGTTGTCGGGCGATGGGGATTTCCTGTCAGAAGAAACATTGCTTCTTTCGTTCTCCTCTATCTCGGAATTGCTTTTATGCCCGTAAGGGTCTTTGCCTTTGATTTCCTCTTCCTCTTCTATCAAGTCTTTCATCTTGACATTGAAATGCCGTTCCGTCTTATCAGCCACAATCTTCTGCATCACTTTTGCCCAGGCTGCACCATTGCAGGTACTCTCGTTTTCGAGAACGCTGATAAACTGGACGCTGCAATAGATGGCAGCGAGATAGTTGGCGAGGTGAAGAGGATTCATGTAGTCGAGTATCACGGTATCGATGAGTGTGGCAAGGAATATCGCCATGATGAGCACCGAGAAATCTTGCACCATCTTTGCCATCTTCTTCGATTTCAGCTTGCCATCTATCTTACATCGAGGGTCTTTCTTGATGGCTTCTCGATAGCGGCTGTAGATGCGTCGGTTCAATCGCCAGGCTGTATAGCAATCCAGGAGGAGAGCGAAGGCGCATACGGCGATGTAATTGATGGAAGGTTCGATGTAGCACCAGATAATGCCGATGATGGCTGCCAGGAACCTTGTGACATAAGGAATGATAGTTTGCATTGTCTTTTCTTTGTTATATAATAAATGTATGTTATCCTGAGTCTCAGTTTCTCGTTTTGCGATGATGAAACCAAAAATCTAAGGCAAAGGTAATGGTTTTGTTCTGATTGGTGGGGACAAAGACCATTAGCTTTGTCCCTACCGTTTATGGGGAATTTTATAATTTTGTAGGCGAAGTAATAAACATTGTTGAACTAATAATATAAAAAGGTATGCAAACAAACGTAACCTTGGAGGAAGCCTTGCAGCGTGCCTCCCGACCTTTGCAGAAAAAGATAATGCATTCCGTGGAGTTGTTGAGGAAAGCGGAAAAGATTGCGCTTTCCTACGATAAGACGGATGGCTTCTATCTCACTTTCAGCGGAGGCAAGGATAGCCAGGCTCTTCTACATATAGCGCAAATTGGGGGGGTGAAATTCAAACCTCACATGAGCCTCACGAGCGTGGACCCACCCGAAGTTATTCGTTTCGTGAAGCGAAATTACCCCGAAGTGGAATTGATAAAGCCAAAGGATTCTATCTATAATATCGCCATTAAGCGCAAGATTCTCCCTACGATGAGAGTAAGATGGTGTTGTGCGGAATACAAGGAGAATGCCGGTGCAGGAAAAGTTACTTTGATAGGCATTCGTCATGCAGAGAGTTCTCGTAGAGCCAAACGCAACGAAGTAGAGATTTCTTCCCGAAAGTTTAGTGGCTCGCTCGAAGAATTGGAAGAGTACCGACATGAACAACGAGTAAAACGTGCCAAGAAAAAATCGCAAAAGGATGGCATCAATATCATGAATGCCGACCAAGAGCAAACATTGGGCTGCATCCATGGAAAAGAATCCCTGCTTATCTCTCCTATCATCCATTGGACGGAGAAAGATGTTTGGGAGTTTCTGAACGGCGTAGTGCAAGTGCCGCATTGCGAACTATACGATGAGGGCTGGCATCGTATCGGCTGCATCGGTTGCCCGATGTCAAACAAGAAACATCATTTGATGGAAGAGAAACGTTGGCCTCACGTAAAGCGCAACTGGATTAAGGCTATCAAAGCCATCAGAAATGGGGGGGTATTCAAAGGAGAATATATTTGGTGGAATATCCAAGCGAACCCAAGAATGTGGGGGGGTGGTCGGAAGTCCAAACCCAAGGTACGTTATCAACAGAGAATGGTTACAACGACCAGAACAATGGCTACGAGTTCCGAGCCAACAACCAAGGCTTCTACATCAACGACAAGGTTATGCAAGCCTTTCGACCATTTTCGGGTTTTCTGAAAGCTCCTCGCCTGACCGCTTGACTGAGGAGCAAGAAAATGAAATAGCGGAAAACATCTATGATTGGTGGATTTCGGGCATCGGCTACCGAGAATGGTATGCCAAGAAGTTCCTTCAACAAAAGATAGATTTCGATTTCTCGGAAGAGAAAGAGGACGATACATAACATACACAAACACTATAAGACAATGATACAAACATGAGTCAACTGACACAAAACACCCTTGCCCGCATCGACAAGTGGCTATCCAATGGGGTAAGCCTGGAAACGATGTTCCCCAAGCTGGAGCAACGCTACCGGATGCAGCTCTGCAAGGAGTTTTATACCCGATGGGTGCAAAACAAGGACATAGACCCTCGCACCACCTGCCGCAACATCGCACGACGTGACTACGAGATGCTCTTGAACCAAGCAGGACAGGGCAACCAGGAGGCACAGGCGATGGTGATGGCTCTGCATATCGACATCGACGAGAATGGCGACATTAAGCCTCGCACCATCACCGAACTCAACAATGATGTGGCTGTCTGCAACCACATCATTCGCTTCTTCACTACCGACGAGAGTCCCCGACACAAGCAGATGTATATCTCTTCCGCCGAATGGCTCATTCGTACGGGCAAGATGCAGAACAACGACCGCTCCGTTTCCAAGGGTATGGATGCCTTGGCGAATATCTACGGTAACTTCCAGGAGGAGAAGGATGCCACCGAGGAGATGCCGGACATGAGCCGCATTGCCATTACGCAAGACGTGAGCATCGTGAAGCACGACCGCGTGAACTATACCGATGAGTACAAGCGCAAGATGGCTCGCAAGTATGGTCTTACGCAAAAGGATATGCAGGAGATAGCCGAGGAAGAGAACCTTCATTCCGTAGGCGATGGCAAGGTGCCAGACTATATGGAGTATATGGAGGAGATGATGGACGATAAGGAGAAAGGAGGTAATGGCGATGAGGAGCAAAAAGAGCAACCATTACCATAATAAGGTGCCGCCGTTCCGTCCCGATCCTGAGCACTGGACTCGAAAGGGACCGCATGGGTGGAAGGCGAAGGTGGCTTATGAGACGGAGGACGATGCCTGCGAATACTTGCAGTTGCACCCTAAGATTGTGGCGCAAGGGTATCGGGCGTACCAGTGCAAGGTTTGCCAGAAATGGCACATCGGGCACGAAAATACATTAACATTTAAAGACAGATGATAGAACTGAATAAAGTATATAATGAGGATTGCTTGGAGGGCATGAAGCGAATACCCGATGCAAGTGTGTCGCTCGTACTTACGGATATTCCTTATAACGAATGTAATCGCCCAGATAATGGATTGCGTAGTTTAAATAAAGAATATGCGGATGTAGGTTTGTTTAATCTAAAAGAATTAACATCTACCCTTTGCAGAAAAACAAAAGGTAGCATTTATATGTTCTGTGGTATTAATCAACTTTCTACTATTCGTTCCGTGATGCAAGAGTATAAGCTTAGCACGAGGGTTATAGTTTGGGAAAAGACAAACCCTTCACCGATGAATGGCAATAAAATTTGGTTAAGCGGTGTAGAGCTGTGCGTATATGGCAAGAAAACGGGGGGGTGTTTAACCTTCATTGTAAGAATACCGTGTTACGTTATCCTTGCGGACATAGCAATATACACCCCACACAAAAGCCCACTAAACTGTTTCGTAAGCTGATTCTTGCAAGCACTAATGAAAACGATACGGTTTTAGACCCATTTTTGGGCAGCGGCACTACTGCCATCGCTTGCATCAAGGAGAAGCGCAACTTCATCGGGTTTGAACTAAACAAGGAGTATTACGACAAGGCTTGCAAGCGCATCGAATTGGAGATGATGCAGCCTACCCTATTCTAAAGATTTCAAAACATTAAGATTATGGCTAAAATTATTTATTTCGGAACGAACGGAGGTTCGGGTCATGCCCCAATAGGTATGGATAAGACTTTGACACCAGAGGAGTATTCTATATGGTATGAATGCGATAACGAGATGTGGATTCATAACATTCAAAAGAATCCAGGTCGCCATCTCATCACACATCATGGAGTGGTTTACACTAACTACGGGGTACCTTTTTCTGTTGATGAAAAGCGATGCATGGACCATACTGAACTATTCTGGGAAGGCAAACATACTGAAGAGGAAATCGTCAACCTCATAAAAGGCGATAAGTTTCTGAAACGACAATTCAATATGTAAGGACTATGATTGTAATTAGGATTAAAACTTGGAAAGACTGGAAGAAAGATTTCCTTGACTGGGTAAAGGAACCACGTAAGGCGATTAGTGAATCTTACGTAAATTATATGAATGCTGTTGCACAAACTACCATAGAAAAGCGATTCAAGAATATCCAAAAGGATTTGGGCGTATCGGATGATGTTCTTCAAACCATCATCGACACGGCTCAAATCGCCGTTAGCGACGCAGAGACAGCTGCCCATAAATTGATAAATGGGGATTTCGATTAGCTTTCTCAAAAGGATTTGTATTCAGGATAACACTTAACATTTAACATTGCAAGACTCAAATGCTACAACCACATCAAATATATCTCAACAAGTTCCAGCAGCAGTCGCTCTACATGGCTGCCAAGGACGAGCGAGTTATCGCTGCCCGCCGTCTGGGTAAGACCGACGGATTGGTGGCTCCCTACGTTTGGATGGCATCCAACTCGATGCCTGGTATGTTGGGAGCCTGGGTAGCCGTATCTCGCCAACAGGGTTTCGGCAAGACCATCCCTGGTACCATGTCGGCGATGGAGCGAATGTTTGGCTTCACCCAAGGCGTTCACTTCGGCTGGGGGCGACCACCCAAACACGTTAAGGAAAGTATCTTCAAGCCGAAGAGCTACGACAATATCATCTGGTTTGCCAATGGCGCACAATGGGTGCTGATTTCCCTCTCGCAGACTGCTTCCGCCAACTCTTATACTTTCTCGGCGATGGTAGGCGACGAGGCGCGATTCTTCCCTTATAAGAAAGTAACCGATGAATTGATGCCTGCCCTATCCGGTCAGACTCACCCCTTGGGCAACATCGCATTCACCGATTACAATCCGCTCTACAAATCCACCCGATTCCTCAGCGATGCCTCGCTCACCACCAAGGGCAGTTGGCTGGAACGAGAGGAAGAGAAGCTTGACCTTATGGTGGAGACGGGTATGTTCAAAGGCAAGACTTACCGATGGGTGCAGGAGCAACTGGAGGAGTATGCCGACAAGATTATCTTTTACAACGACCTATTTTACAATGCCAAGAAGACTGGGCACACGCCTCGTGTGGTGCAACCGGAGCAAAGGCAGATATATCGTGCCGTGGCTCTCAAGATGATTCGCCATGAGGGACAGTTTAAGATTCTGCCGAACCATGGTGATAAGCTTACCAAGAATATGGTGGATATGGCGGTAAATTACAAGCTCGTCTCTGCCGAGGATGCGGAGTGCATCTTCGATTACGAGTATCTAATGACTCCCGACCAATACTTTGAGATGCAGATGTTCGACCGTTCCAAGAAGTTCCACGATGGATATTTGAGGGAGCTACGCCGTGTCGCCTTCCTGGTTCGCCGTGCCTCTACCCTCGATAATGTGGACGTTTTGGGTGAGAGTTACATCCGCCAAATGAAAAGAGATTTGCCTGCGGCGACCTTCGCTATTTCAATTCTGAACGTGAAAATCAAGAAGTCGAACGATGGCTTTTATTCCAACCTCGACATCGAGCACGTACATGGTTACATACCCGACGAGATAGACCCTCTATCCAATGCCAACTTCAAGACCACCAAGGCTACGGGCATCATCGACGGCAAGAAAGTAACCGCCGAAAGTTATCAGCCCGACTTCCAGGAGTTGGCTGAAAGAAACGATTGCCGCATGGATGCCGACTGCATCATGGACTTGCCTCTCTACATAGCCCTCGATTACAATGCCAATATCAATACGCTCGTGGTAGGGGAAGTATATGAGCGAGACGGCGTGCAGGCAGTGAATGTTATCAAGAGTTTTTATGTGAAGAATGAGCGAAAACTTCGGGAGCTGATTTCCGATTTCTCTCATTATTACGCACCAAAGCGAGCCATCAACCGAGACGTGACGTATTTCTACGATGCCACGGCAAAGCAGGGTGCCAGTTACGCCTTGACCGATGAGCGTTTCTACATGGCGGTAATAAAAGAGTTGGAGCGCAATGGTTGGAACGTGGTTGCGATAGATATGGGTGTGCCGGAGAAGCACGAGATTAAGCATCGCATCATCAACGATGCCTTGGCTGGTATCGAATATCCTGCCATCCGTATCAATCAAACGCAAAATCCAGACCTCATCATCGCCCTCCAACTTTGCGAGGTGAGTATCGGCTACCAGGGCTTCCGTAAGGATAAAAGTCAGGAGAAGAAAGCCGAGACGGAGGATAACTTGCCATTGCAGCAGAGAACGGATTTCACCGATGCCTTCGATAGCCTCTTCCTTGGCTGCAAGTATTGGCGAGGAAATATCGGTTGGTTTGTGTTGCCGGATGGAAGGAATGTGTAACTTTTTAAAAAGATAGAAAGATATGTATATTTCAATTTTAGATTACAGTAGTGGAACTGTCACAATTATCAACGACGAGGATAATGCGACTAAGAATTTGCAGAATGACGATATAGAAGCTATCCTATATGCCTTAGGATTTAAGGATTCCCAAATCAGCTATATGGTGACAGAGGATGATCCGATGGAAGACGCGTATGGCTACGTTACGCTAAACGAGTTGGCCGAGGATGCTGATGAAGACATCATAGAGTGGATAAACCGTCAAATCAATGTTTCTGCCGAGAGTGAAGAAACCGATGGGGATAACATTTCAAATAACAATAATAATATGGATAACAAAAAAGATTGGGTAGGCGGGACTGCTTCCGTCTTTAAAACATTAGGCGCAAGTAATCATACCGATACCGACCGCCAGCGTGAAGACTATTATGCCACGGAGCCTGCGGCTACGGAGTGGCTATGCAAGATTGAGAAATTCGATGGTCCGATATTGGAGCCATCGTGCGGCGAGGGTCATATCAGTAAGGTCTTGCTGAAGAATGGCTACGAGGTAGAGAGTCGAGACTTGGTAGATAGAGGTTACGGCGATGGAGGCATAGACTTCTTGGCGATAGACAACCTCTCGTGGAACGGCGATATTGTTACCAATCCGCCATACAAATATGCCAAAGAGTTTGTAGAGAAGTCTTTGGCGATTATTCCAGATGGGCATAAGGTAGCGATGTTTTTGAAGCTTACTTTCTTAGAGGGTAAGGGTAGAAGACATCTGTTTAACACTACCCCCCCCTCAAGGGTTTGGGTATCAAGCAGCCGCTTGAAATGTGCGCCTAATGGCGACTTCAACGCTTTGCAGGGTAGTGCAGCCGCTTACGCTTGGTTCGTATGGGAGAAAGGTTACAAGGGCGACACCATTGTGAAATGGTTCAACTGATAGCCACCATTTTGCCGACGTTAGCAAAATGAAATTAGGCTATCATTTCCCATCATTGGGAAAATGATAGAGAAATGCGAAGGGCAGAACGTTATCACAACGTCCTGCCCTTCTTGTTTTTGATAATTAACCTTTCAAACAATTAGAGATTTTTTCTCCGCCGAGAAAAACATACAGTACAAAATGAAGAATCATCTTTTTGCTTTCTTACTTATTATTCTCTACAACTCTACGAACACGCATAGCTGCTGCCCTTGGCTTGTAAGGGCATTGGCGAGCCTACCCCCCCGATTGTTCTACTTCGACGTATCGCCGACGTAGGATAGGCGAGGTCGCAAACGCCACCCACGGGACAATCGGTATAACCCTGTTCCGTGGCTTGGCGAATGCGAAGGAAGGTATCGCCCGATGCGGCATCGCTCACCATCTGAAGGAATGGCAACGATGTGTCGTATATTCTATATAATGTACCATCTGGATAGAAGCCGTATCGCTTGCCATTCTTGATGATGGTACCTCGCTTGTATTGTGGCATTGTCTTTTGCTCTTTTACTTTTTTACCTTTTTACCTTTTTACTCTTACAAAGGTTCATTACATTTCAACTCGTTCACCAACTGCATGTAATCATCGTGCAGGTGGGCTGGTATCTGCCTGTATAATCGCTCATCGAAGAAACTCTTCTTTAGTACCACCTTGGTTTCTGGTGTGGCTCTCGAAGCTGCCACCAAGTACTGCAAGAACTCTATCAACTCATCAGGCTCGTACCTATCCTTCTTGAATGGCGACTGCAAGCCCAGGCGTATCTCGTCGGTCTCGCCCATCACATCCATCAATACGTCCTTAGCACGACAGAACTTAACGATAGGCTCCATGGATACAAAGGTCTTATAGCCCAAGGCTCTCACTCGTTCCAGGGCATTGATGCGCTCGGCTGTAGATGGAGCCTTACCCTCCATCTCGTCCATGCCTGTGATGGTGAAGCCGATGGTAAGGAGGTTGCTACTCCTCATGCTTGTTGTATATATCTCGCTATCTTCATCATCAAGCCAAGCGGTGTTCTTGGTAAGAATGGTAACAGGAATCTTGAAATAATATATCAGCAGTGTCAGAGCCTTGGTGGTGACAGCAGTGGTGCTTGGCTCGAAAGGATCACACTTGAACGACAGAAATATTCCTTCCTTGCGAAGTCTTTCTAAGCCTATCTTGTTTACGTCCTTCTCGAAAATCTGAGCGAGAGCCTCGTAAATAGACTCTTGCTCCATCCAATCCCAGTGCTTCTTAATCTGATTACTGGTTAGCTGGTTAGTCTTGACGTAGGAACGTACCAACTTTTCTTTCAATTCCTTGATAGGTGCCGCCAGCTTTGGCTCATCGCCAAAGGCATGACTCAACACGCCTCTTCGGTTATAACAATACTCACACCCATTGCTGCAACCATTGCATAGGTTTATCGCCCACTTGGCATATTCGCCTGCTGGTCCCTTGGGCTGATAAATGAGGGTGCCATTAATAGGCTGTTTATTCTTTGCAGTTATATCTTGATGATTTTGCTCCATAGCTATATGAATTTACACGAATCAATATAAGTTTCTGAACTCTTCTTTGTCGAACGACCAAGGAAACTCTATCAGTAGGTTCGACAGCCTCCAATCCTCCATGGCTTTTTTCTGTACATCGAAATCCTTGCCGGGATAGGTGGCAGTGATGTTATCCACCGTAGCTTTCCTTGGTGTGATACGGAAGGGGATTTTACTCCCCTTTACCGTAACGATGTAAATAGTGGCTTTCTTCATTGTGCCAACACTTTAGAAAGCATCTTTGATGTCGCACCCTGCCACGGCTTTGTATTCTGCTTTCAGGAAGGCGACTTGCTGCCTTAGTTTCTTAATTTGCTCATCGGGCGCATTGCGCTCCATGATGTTCACTCGGTTGCGCCAGTTGTAATAAAACTTGTCGCAAAGCTTCAGTTCCTCGTCGGTGTACTTGTTGTCATGCAACATCGGCGGCTTCTTGATTTCGTTCAATCTGCCGTCCTCCATCAACACTATCAAGCCAGCGTAAGGGGGAATGTGCGGAAGTACTTTTCCACTAAGGTACCATGGTACGCAATAGGAAAAGTAGTTGGGTCGGCGTGCCTTGCTATTTGTAGGCGACTGTGCCTTGATGAAGACGTTCCAGCCTCCCTTGGTTGGCTCGATGTGGTAGCCAGGGTAGTCTTCGTACTTTTCGAGTGCATCGGCATCGGTCTCACGGCGAAGGAACGTAGAATTGTACCACTTGCCTGTGCGCAACAACTCGTGCTTCTGCCACTTGGAAGTGAAGTCCTTCTCGAAGTCGGCAAAGGAAATCTTGCATTCCATCTCATACCAATACCCGCTGCGGGTCTTGATGAGCATATCGCTCTCCCAGCCGAAAACGTATAGGTTCTCGGCGATGTACTTCGGGTTGCTCTTGTAGGTACGTAAGTGCTGCTGCAAGAGGAGTTCCGATACGTCGTCCTTGGCGATGAGAGGGGGTGAAGTTCGTTTTATCATAACTCTATAAATCCTTTAATCAAAAATTAATACTTCTTGCGCTTATCCTCTTTTAGCTCCAGACATTGAAAATTATAGAAAGTATCCATGCGCTGACGATAATTTGGACTATTCAAAAGAGCAAAATAGAGATAGGCGTACATCATACTCTTTAAGTCTGAGATATTCCTATTCGGTGCAAGACTTAGATAACCATTTACCGATATGCCTCCAGCGTGAATTTGATAAGATGTACCATCGAGCTGATGATGATACAAGGTGTAACCCTTTTTATCGCATAAGTCTTGCAAAGCCTGCTTCCAGGAACAATATGTTTCATCATATTGTGGGCTATCATCCAAATACACGTCGATAACATTTAGGTCTAACCGCGCTGCCTTTTTGTTTAGCTCTGCGATGATGTGTTCGTCTCTTATGATATGGAAACAATTCAAGTCATAAGGAAGAAAAGAGAACTCTTCATTAAGCAATCTACCGCATGGACCGTAATCCTTATTATAACCATCACGACAAGCTCGGCAATCACAAGAACTGCATCCGTAAGCCAAATGGGTAGGCTTCATCCATTGCAGCGGCTTCTTGTTCCATGGCTGCATGATGTAGGCTATCATGCTTGTCTCGGTATCAAGCAATACGATATAGCCCGCTATCAAAAATTTTATTCGTTTTATCATAACTCTATAAATCCTTTTAACATTAAATTAATTATCCATAAATATCGGCAATCTGCGCCACACACCGCCGTTAGGCTGAAACTCTTGCTGAAACTTGCGCTGCTCTATCTTGTATTGCTTACAAAGGTTACTTTGGGCATAACACGCATTTTCGAGATGCAAGCTTTTGATAAATTCATCATCGTTGGTTTGCTTTCCAAAATAATCGATAAGGATAAATCTATTCTCTGGAATATCCTTCATGTAGCCACAAAACGTACGATTGCTGAATAAATCACGAATGCAATATTCATCGAAGTAGCCCTTTGGGGAAAAATTGATGCCATCCACCAGTATAGCGAACTCTTTTGACATCCAATAGTCTTTAGTGAGATACATCGCTGCACCGGATGTATAAACGTATAATCGACGAATATTTTTGTATTGATGACGCAAACTGCGAAGAAACCCTAACAAGCCTTTCATCGCAAAAGGCTCTCCACCTGTTATCATGACGGTATCGGCTTGCTTCAACTCTTCGACTGCCACCACGGGTACGGAAGTCAGGTCGTACTGGAGATTGCAGCAGTCGCGGCACTTGTTAGTGCATTTTAAGTTTACCATCAGATGAATATGGGTTTTATCGGCTCCTATTTCGTCTTTGTAAATTCTTTTATGATTTTCCATAATCCTACAAATATTGTTTTGAAAAAATACTTTAACGGCGCGAAAGGGTTACGTATCTCCGTAAGCTTGCCTGCATCGAAAATGGCTCCATTCGTCATAGCAATTTTGAGGTGCTTCGCCTTTACAAAACGAAAACTTTTATATCGCTCTATAAGTCCATTGCGTAATACGATATTATGATTAGGGGTAAAAGATGCAATACAGCCAGTGTAATCCTCAAAACCTACAATGAAATATTTGCAATCTTTCGTGAAACCCACTAAAAACGCACCTATGTAGCAATCTTTATATATTACTTCGCAACCACAAAAACGCTGAAAGATTTCAACTGGATAATAAAGACTTTTATAGCACATTATTTTTGAATCTTATTACATACATATACTTATCCAGCCACTCGTCAGGGCACATGCCTGACTTGGGCTTATCGACGGTGATGTCGTCTATCTCCTTGATGATGCAAGGCTCGTTGTCCTTGGGATAACCGAGAACGAAGCGAACTTTCTTGAATGGCTTCAGCTTGCGCTCCCATCTATCTTTCTTTTCCTCTTCCGTAGAATAGGGACCGCCACAAAGGTAGCCAAGCATGAAGTAATCTTGCTTGCATCGAGACTTCACCACTCTGATTACATCCTCTCGATTGTAGGCTTCATCGGAAAGGAGTCGCCTGGTCCAATAGAGAGAGATTTCCCGATACTCCTCCGTCTTCTCGCCACTGGCTACCTTCTGGTACCATTCATCGGTGAGATGGAGGGTCAAAATTTCTTCTTCTTCCATAGACTTCTTGTTGTTTGTTTATTTAACTTGTTGTTTATTTATTTTTCCTATTGATTCGTTAGTTAAGCGAATTATTATTTATCTTTCGGGTAAAACGGATCGCTGTACTTTACTAATAACTGCGCCGTCTTGTATATGTTTATCAAATCCCTTATCGTTAGGATGACTGTTGCGCCTTGGCGAAGAGGTGGAAGTTTGCTTATTCTTTGTTCCAATCTATCTTTTGCATTTCGTAGTCCTTAAACTCATAACCTACCTGACGGAGAATGTCGTCCAATTCCGCCACCTCTTTCTTTGTCGCCATGGCAAAAACGTAGTCAGCAAGCGGCGGAGTATTGTAATATGGAGCGATGATGTTGGCGAAATTAGCCGTTCGTTCGCTGCAAAGATGCTCGCATTTATCGTCAATTACATAAAGCATACGACCGTAAAGTGCTCTCGTCAACATGAAATGGAATATAATATCATCCTTGTCTTCGCTGCACAAGTTGACTCTGACACAAACATAACCAAAAACGTCTGGGTCTTGCTGACCGCGAGCTTTTTTGTGTATTATCTTATAGATTCTATCCTCTTCCAAGTCTCGCATCGGAATATACAGATGGTTGTCTATGTCCGGATATTCCTTTGGCTTTACTCGGTACTTATAGTTCTCGGTATCAATCTCGCACTCCGTAGGGTCGAAGTCGAACCAAGACTTATCTTCCAACAAGCGATATTCTACAGGCTTACCGTCTTTGATAGCTTGCAATACGCGAATCAAGCCATCGACATCTACTAAACAATTCTTATCCATAACTCTATAAATCCTTTTTCTTGTTACTAAAAGTTCTATTATTATCTCTTGCGCTTGCCACGCTTATTTCTCTTCCTGCCTCTCATAGCCTTGCCAAACTCATCGACGGATGAAAGTCTTTCGGATAGCCTCTGCAAATCGTCCTGCAAATGAGAAATGACTGGATTGGGATAATAAGGATGAGAAAGCTCATATTCTCTATCTTGCATCATTTTTCAGTTTTTGTCTTTTAAAGTTTCAAATAAAGAGAAAGCCTCCAATATTTTACCGCTTTATCTGGAGGCTCCCATGTTCGGGTGCATGATGGTTTCGATGATACAAACAGACGGGCGTCAAAATTACATCGACTTCTTATGTCCTATAGGTTGGCTAAAATAATATCAACTCTTTATCCCTTTCGGGTCTTTCGTCACGATTCGAGAGATATTCTACTGATTATCCCTCATTATCATCACCTTCGCCTGATGGAGTGCCGGTAGATGAAGAACCGCTGCCCTGCGAAGGCTTGCCGCCCTGCTGGGTATTGTCGCCATCGGATGAAGGCTCATCGCCCTCGCCGTCCTTGGTCCATGAAGTCTTGGCAGTCTGCACGGCTGCGTTCACCTCCTGGCTTGGATAGAAGGCTACGCCAATTTTGTGCTCTACAAGCTTCTGCTCGTCGGCAGTCTCAGTCCACGCACCAGAGCAAGAGAAACCGATGGTACCAATGCCCTTCAGCTCCACGGTCTGACCGTTGGTAAGTGCCTCGCTTACGGCATCAAGTGCCAGCTCGAAAGCCATGCGAAGCTCAGCTTTGTGCATGGTGGTGTTCTTACTTGCAGACTCGATGATGGTGTCCATGTCTGCCTTACCGTTGGACTTGACGGTGGTTCTGTAACCCATCTTCTTGGTAGAAGGGTTGATAGCTTTCGATTTAGAAAGCTTTAAAGTTAGTTTACTCATAATGAAAATCTGTTTTTAATGAGTCAAACATATATGGTACCTACCCAAGCAAGAAGCACTCCGATACCCAAGGCATAGAAATACCTATTCCTATGAGATAGGAATACCTATTCCTATGTAGGAGGAATAGTAGTTCCTATCACGAGGGTATCGGGATGGTCTGTTTATCGGATACCTATTGCAAAGATACAAAAAGTATTTTTATCGGTGTGGACAAACCCTGTCGCTCACTATATTGAAATCTTTTTCGTTATCTGCGGAAACGATTCCTTTAGTTTACTAAGGGGAGAACTTTCATCGTGCCCCATAGACACGTTTCTTCTCGCCTCCATCTGCTGGATGATGTTCTCGATGGTCTTGCCTGGATAGTCCTTGGCTACCTCTCGAAGAATGGCGAGCTGCTTGGTGAACAGCATTGCGTTTATTACATTATTCATTGTTGGCTTTGTTTTTATTTGGATATTGTTATATCAGTTTTATATCATATCCCGTCCTCCTCTTCGTGAAAGATGATGCGGTCGGCGGGAGTGATAGGCTCGTTCTTCGATGGGTGCTTGGTACCATCCTCCATGCGCTCCTCTCTTTCCGTATGCTCTCGCTCTTCGTCCCTGCCTATCTTGGAGAAGCCTACCAGACTGCAAGCCCCCGCGAGGATCAGGAAGAGGACGGCAATGATGAGACAGGCTAAAAATATTTCTCTCATCGCCTAACCCTCCTTTCCTTGGTTGTCCGATGGAGTGAGCACGCTCTTCACGTCCTCGTACATCGCCATTTCCAACTTGCCTGGCTCATCACTCTCGTCGAAGGAGTAATGACCCACTGCCAATAGCTGTCCGTTCTCCTGGGTAGCGTCTGCCTCGCTCTTAGCAGTGGCACGGATTACCATGATGTCGAACTCCTTGATAAGTCCTTTCAGCTTGCGAGGGTCGATGGTGTGCATATCGCTTCGGGCGTTGAGACGGATGCGCTGAATGTCGGTCTGCGACAATACCCTGCCCACATCCTTGTCGGCATCACGCACAGCCTGGGCTTCGATGTCGATGCGCTGCTGCTCGTAGGCTTGCTGCAGCAGTTGATAGTTTTGCCATTGTGCTGCGTGCTCCAGGAATCGGCGGAATCCTTGCTCGCCTTGTGCCAACTCTACGATGGCAAGCTGCTCCTCTATCAAGAGAATCTTGTCTTTCTCCTGCCAGTGGAGCAAGCCACGGCGGTTGAACTCATTCACGATGGCGAAGGCTGTGGAGAGATTTCTTAGCTCTCGAAGCTGCCTCTTGTTTTTCTTTCTTCTGAATGGCCACATAATTTCCTTTGTTTTTATATTGTTATTGTTGTATGTAAATTCTTTTATTCATACCCGATGATGATTAAGAAGTCCTTGGCGATGGAAGAGATGGCATTGCTAACTCCACCCCCCCCGTATTTCCAGCCTTTGCTCATGCTTGGAATGATACCAATCTCCATCGCTTCTGCCACGGCTTGCGCACGTCCTTACTTGTAACATACTCCTATCAAGTTATCGGTTGTGAGAAACGTGCCGATGCACTGCATCGTCTCGTGGGCAAAGATGAGCGAGACTTGCTTGTCTCGGAAATCATTCCTGCCCGTAAGCTTGCGCACCTGCTTGGCGTGCTCGGTTCTGGCTTCTCTTATCAGAAATATTCTGTGCATAATAAATTGTCTTTTGTCACAGTGGAAATCGTGTTGCTCCACGGCTCACGACTCATCCTGTGATATTTGTCTTGATACTTGCACCCCCCGTATCTCCGTAAAGACGGCGGAAGGCTTTTGCCTCTTCCGTGCGGTAGTGGGTAAGGATGGCTCTGCGCTCACTCATAGATTAACAGAAGCATAGTATGTTGACCATGGTTGTCGTAGAGGCCGCCCCAGCCATCGTATCTGGAAGAGAGTGCCGTGGAATACCTCCCCCGAAAACTTATCGTGTCACCTCGCTTCACGAAAGGTCTTGTCTTATTCATAACTTACTAATATTGCTTGTGCTTTAACCTTAGACGTTGTATTAGGGATGATATTAGCGAATCCCTCCTTGTGATAATGCGCAGTAATCGCCCCACCGATTCTCTGCGAAGGAGTATTGATGAAACAGATCTCAATCATACTCTATCAATATCTTTGGTTTATCAACATCATGCCCTTTACCCCCCCAGATATACACAGGGCGATACCCTTGGGCGATACCACCACGCCATTTTGTGATGGCGAGTATTTACCGAGGATGATGGGGAAGAAATCTTGCCTCATAATTCTATCATTACTACCGTCATAGGATAATGCGCTAACGAAAGAATATTGGTTGGCCCGATATTCTCGTACCTTGTGGTAATTGTCGCTGCACACATATCGCTTGTTACGTTGACCGGTTGTTGCCGCCCCCCTCATTTAAGAGGCGAGATTTTCCAACCTTGGTTAGACAAAATTTCATTCTTCCGAAGCCTTTCTATTCAGATTCTCCAAATATCTCTCACGGAAACCAGAGTATTCGCTTGGCTCTGTGCCATCTTGTTTCCACGAAGAATAATCGTAGGTAAACTTGCCGACAATCATTTTCTCGCAGATAACTTTATCCAGTTCCGTAGGCTTCATTTCCCAGCCATTCACTTCCTCCATCCAAAACGAGAGCCATGTCTTGAGGAACATCGCATCCTCATGCTTGGGTGGAAGGTCGAACTGCACGAACAATGCGCTGTCCTTGTCGTTTGCCTTGAGGAATTTTGATACCGCATCGTCTTTCAGGAAATATCTCTTATCCACCTCTTCTTCCAAGACATCCTCCAATTTCTTTTCCAGTTTGACAGGCTCAGGGAATTGGTAATCGAAAGCCACGTCTCTTCTCATCGAGAGGCAGAATACTCGGTCTCTGTTCTGTGGCACACCGTAATCCTTGGCATTCAGTCTCGCCCATCGGTTCACGTAGCCAAGGCTCTCCAACTTCTGCAACCATTTCTTGAAGTCGGGCATGAACTTCTCGCTTACCAGTGCCGCCACATTCTCTTGCAGGAGATACTTAGGTTGCAATACTTCGATGGCATCGGCTACTCGCCAAAGCAAGGCACTTCGGGTGTCGCTACCCTCTTTCAGTCCCATCTGCTTGCCAGCCTGGCTGATGTCTTGGCAAGGAGATGAATAAGTAAACAAGTCCACCTCTCTGCCTTGCAAGCTATCCTTTACTTTGTGCCAATCTATCTTGGTAATATCGCCAAGTGCTCGGTCGGCATATTGCGGAAACACGAGGTTGTGCATCTGACAGGCGTACTTGTCGATGTCGCTCCAACCCATGCACGTCCATCTGAAATCGGGATGATCCTCACGCAAGGCATCAGCCGCCATCAACTGGCTGTCATATCCGCTGAAGGTAGTGATAATCACTTTCTCCTCTGGAGCCACCTTGTCGCCAGGCTGGATATTCGCCTTGTCGCTTGGGTCTTTCTCCACCGGCATAGACGGCAACACGTCGTCGGGAAAGAAATCATCGAAGAGCGATGCTTGCTGTGCCTGTGGTTGCTTGGGTGCTGGGTACCAAAGCTGCGAGTAGATGCTTTTCAGCACATCTACTACGATGGAGTTGCCAGCCTGCTTGTATTGTTGGCTCGCCGATATAACCATATCATTATCGTTACCTTTTACAGCCTTGCCAAAGATATGTGCCCAAGCATCTTTGCCGAATGCGCTTGATATGCGAGTCTTGGCAAGGGATATGCTTGCTTGCATCAGGAGGATTACTCCGTCCCGAATGCCCATCAATCTGAAACACTCCTTGGGAGTCAGCTTTCTGATGGCATACGATTTTATCGTTCTGTCCTTGAAGTTTATTTTTGTTATCATTGTTACTTTGTTTTTATAATTCTATCAAAACATTACCAACGTTTCCACTTACCACGGCATAGGCAGGTTTTTTTGCATTGCTGATACAAAGTTCACTTACACCTCGCTTGTCTGGTGTATCGCGATAAAAGCGAATAGTATCATCTGCTCGCCACACCATACGGATAAGGTCTTTTCTATTACTCATACTCTAATAATATTGCGGGTGGGTGGCTATCTGCCTTTACGCAACGAGATGTTCCATTAAAGAATATCCGATGCTCGAAACAATCAGAAAGATTGAAATATACCCCCCCCTATTTTGGGGATATGATAGTCTATCTTAATTTTATTCATACACGATTGCTATTACTGGTGTCTGCCCACCGCCTAACCCCATTGCCGAGGTGAGCGTGAAGCAAATATCCTTCAAAGAGCAAAAAGTATTCATTCCATGCGCTTGCATATTGCCAAACACGGAAGTAGTCTCTATTTTTTTTACGATGATGGCTATAGCCTCTGCTCTAATCATTGATATACCTTTTTTATTTATAATAGAGCTGAATACAGGACTCGAACCTATGACCTTTCGCTTACAAGGCGAACGCTCTGCCAACTGAGCTAATCCAGCGAGAAGACTCATCTATCCTCACGAACCGATGAGCTGAGTAGAATAAAAAAAATTACTTTTATTCTGTACTTTATTTTAAGAAAGCAATCCTCTATACTCACGCACCAAGGATATGCAAGATTTTTGATGATAATATTTTTAGATGTCAAAGTCAAGTCATAATGCAGCTTCCGCCGAAGCCATGACACTTTTAACATGGGATCTATCTGCTATGTTTTGCTTAGAAACATTTGCAGCTCTTTTTCCTAAAAAGAAGATAAAATCCAAAAGTATTCACCTTATTACTATTTATCACTTATGCGAATATGAAGTATCTTATAACGAATCAATGCGTGATGAATCGGGTGCCATCCACCTCCAACACCAAGATGTCGTTCACCATTCTTATCTCCTTGCTCTTTACAAACTGAACCATGCGTTGATGGCGAAGCACATCTACCTTTAGGCAAACGCACTCACCTTCATCCACGTGCCCAGTCTTGGTAAGAAACTTGATGTAGAACGGCTTCCGCTCCACCTTTCTTGCGGTTTGTGGGTGGATATACCCCGTAACTTGTTGCCCGCTACGTGGGTCTATCCACTGCCACTTCTCGCAGAATTGTCTAAGATTGGTATAACTTTGTCGATATTTTGCCATGATATAAAATCCGTGTAATCCGTGTAATCCGTGCCTTATTCATTCAGTCGCACCCAAAGCCCTACCCCATCTGTCCGAAGTCGTGGTGGTCGCCGTGACTCAAAGGTTGCTCCTTATCATCGTCATACGGTGGGAACGAGGCTTTCAGGAATCTTGAGAGCAATCTATCCTTCACCTCTCGCTTATCCTTGATAACCTGCTGTCGTTGGTGCAGCACATCGGGGAAACAGACGTTCTTCACAGGGTTGCCCCAGGTGAGCGCATTTAGCCAGTTGGCTTGGTCGGGCAGGAACTGGAGCGAGTAAGCGGAAGTCTTGCCGCTCATCTTCTCCAACATCGGCCCCGATAGAATAAGAGCCTTGTCTTTCTTGTAGAGCACCATGTGAGAAGCTACGTTGCTCACGTCCTGGCTGCGGGCATAGAGCAACCTATCCTTATACTCGGCGAGGTGAATATCCATCAGGCTCTCAGCATTCTTGCTGGTGGTGAGCACCAAGTGGGTAATCCATTCTCGCTCGAAACACTGCTGTAAGAACACCGCCGTCTCTGGAAGTATCTGAGGCATGGCGAGCACCATCACCGTATAAGTTTTCTTGTGGTTGGGTGCATCGTCCACCAAGAAGCCGATGGCTCTGAAGAACTTCTCCATCGTTACGTCGCCATGCGTATAGAACGTGAGCGTTCGTCTTGGTGCCTCACCCACTGCCTTGGGTAGTTTCCTATCCACGCAGCAGGGAGGTATGAAAAGTAATGTATCATCCATATCAGAAGAGAGTTTTTTCTAATCCTTGGAAGTTTCTTTATCGGGAATTTTCTTAGTCGTTGAGCAACATCGGCATCACGAGGGTCGTTACCTTGCTGGCAGGATTATCCTCCGTAACCGTAATGGCACGGCTCTTGTCGATGAAGTTCAATCGAACGTTCTCTGTAGGGATGGCGTTCACGCTATCCATCAGCGTAAGCCAAGAGAAGCCGATAAGGAAACCCTCTGGGCACTCGCTATCCGTAACCAACACTTGGTCTTCGCCCGATACCGAGAAGTCGATGTCCTGTGCGGAAATGTCGAAGAACATGCCATCCTTCTTCATCGAAATCAGCTTGGAGCTTTCGCTACTGAAGAGGGAGATACGCTTGATGATGCTCAACAACTCTCGCTTGTTGCATACCGCATAGTAAGGAGTATCTTTCGGGATAACCGAATTGTAGTTAGGATATTTGCCATCCACCAAGGTACAAACATACTCAATATCGCCCGAAGCGAAGCGCACCGTCTTGCCGTCGCACTGGATATTGATGTCCTCGCAATCCTCGAATACGGAAAGGACTTTCAGATACTGGGAGTGAACCAAAATCTTCATGGCTGCACCCTGGCGATAGAAGTCGCTGCCTCCCTGCTCTGGCTTGTTAGGGTGAATCTGTTTGAAGAGCTTATGGCCGTCGGAAGCCACAAAGACTGCCTCCGAGAAGTCTTCGGTCACGTCGATGCAAAGGCAGTTCATCACTGGGCGCAACTCATCGGCTGCCACAAACTTGCCAGCGTTGCCCAGAACGGACTTGAATACTGACATCGGGAAGACTACCTCTGTATATCCATCGCCGATTTTTCTTGCCAAAGGGAAATCGTCTGCCTTGTCGTAGCCGAGCGATACCTTACCTGTCTTCACGTTCTCGCCATCGCCTGTGCAATACTCGATGGTGAAGTCTTGCGAGTCTTCCGAAATATCGAATGTCACCACGCAATCGCCTGGCAGGGTACCGATGAATGATGTAAGCATAGCCACTGGCAATACGATGTCCTTGCTGTACTTGCCCTCCACGATGCTGAAAGGCGCAGGGATGGTGAGCTGTGAGTCGGATGTGGCAGATATAAAGAAGAACTTGCCATCGCCATCTCTTCGTTGGGTGAGCAACACATTGGCGAGGATAGCCATGCTTGCCTTATTGTCGATGCACTTGGAGGCTTTATGGAGAGCCAGTTTCAGTGCCGCTGCTGAAGAAACTTGAATTTTCATATCGTTATTTTGTTTTTGAAGTTTTTTATGTTTGAAGTTTTTTTATGTTTGAAGTTTGAATTTAGAATGGCAAATCGCTGTTAGGATCATCGTAGCCCTCCATCTTGGTTGGGTCGTAACCGCTGCCATCCGTAGGTGGTACCCAAGATGTGGCATTGCCAGCCTGGGCATAGCCGCCTTGTGGGTAGGCTTGCTGATTGTTGGTAGGCTGTGGCTGATAGAGCTGGGCGATACGTTTGTTCATACGATTGCGGATAGCCTTGAAAAGGTGGGTATTCTCATCGTTGAAGTCTTGACTCACGATGGCTGGGTCTTTTTCCTTGTTAGCCTCCTTCACCTCTTCTACAAGTTTAGGGTAAGCTTTCGCTACCGCCTTGATGTATTCCACGGAGAATGAAAGCTGCATCTCGTGGGTAGGCACGCTGACGTTGCTATCACCACGCTCCTGTGCGCTTCGACGAGCCGCATTCTTGTATTGCTCACTGAAAGGCCAGATGTTCACTCTCAACTTCGCCATCTGCTTGTTGGGGTTGTTCTTCGATGCCTCTACTCTAATCTCGTTCACATCGAGAGGAATGCAGATGTAAGGACGCTGTGCATTCTTCTCGTCGAGACCTACTAAGACCTTGGACCCATTCAGAGCCAGGAGGTCGATATTACCATTATAACTTGCCATACTTTTTAGTATTTATTTGTTTTACAAAAATTTCAATTCACCTTCTATAAACTTAATGTATGTCTTAAAGAATTGCGTTACCCACTCGCAAGCTCCGCTACCATTGTAGGTACATCTGCCCGTGCAGTTGGTTCGGGTACCATCGAAGTGCTGGCAATACTCGCCTACTCCCATGCCTCCCCGATGCTGTGGGCAAAGATACACGAAGGTATCTACCCAAGCTTGTCGGTTCGCAATCCTAACGCCTTTCTTCTGTTTCATATTCTTTTATTGTTTTGTTGCCTTAGAACGGCAAATCGCTCTTGTCTATTTGCGATACCATATCGGCACCACTGCCAGGAGTATTGCCATTGTTACCAGCCGAAGAACTCCTTCTGCCCTGCCTACGAGAAACGAAGCTCTTCCAGCGTTCCTCCTCTTCCATCGTGAGCGATACGATGTTTCCATCATCATCACGATATGGCATTGGGTCAGGCGACTCGGCATATTCTTTTGCGATACGTTTCAGTTCGCTGTAATCCTTCGGTATCGGGTCCTTGCCTGGACGGTAGAAGAAGAAGACGTGCGAACTGGTCTCTATCCGTCGGATATACTTAGGTTCCACGCTATCATCGTTCTCCCACTCCCTGCCTACGAAGTATTCTTGCGTTACCCAGGCTTGCAGCTTGAAGCAACCACGGTGCTTGTCGCTGTTGTTGGATAGCAACTGAGGAGGGTTACAGGTAATGCCCATATTCTCGCAGTAGTCCTTGATTTTCTTCTTGAACGTGGCACGAGAGTATTCTTTCGACTTGCCCTCACTAGCATCCGCCCAGTCTCTCATAAACTCTCGGAACATATCTTCCGTGCAGATAGGCACGCCATACACCTCGTTTCTCGCAAAGAAGTACTCGAAGTATCTCACGATGCTCTCGGTCAGCTTCTGCACCATCTGACGGCGGCGAACGTTCTGCTGAGGAGCGATGGCAAACGTATGGTACCGCATGATAAACTGCACTGCCAAGGCGCATACATATATCGTTTGATTGCGGTCGGTATCTGTCAGATGCTCCGGCTCCATACGGAAGTGCTTCATCACGTCCTTGGGCGATCGTGCCGGCTTGCGCTTCTGCGGATTGGCTCGTGCAAATCTATCCGAGAACGATACCAAGGGAAAACGACCGATGGTGGAATCATCATCATCGCTCAATGGATTGTTGCTCGTGATAACGTGCTCTGGCGAGTCTTCCATCTTGAAAGTGATAGGGTCTCCAAACTTTCGCTCTACGTCGGTACCATTCGTTACCTTGTTGTAGAAGTATTTCATCGGGAAACTCTTGGGCTTATCCTCCCAATGCACCACCCTGTACTTGCCAGGGAATAGGAGCAATGCCGACAAACTGAACTTGGCATCCGAGATAGTGGCGAAGCTCTTCATGTTTACGCTCAACACGTTCACAGCCGAGCCTACCACCAAGTTTATCATCACGCTCTTGCCCGAACCACCGCTGGCTTGCTTCTCGTCTTGGATATTGTCTTCCAGGAGATAAGGGCAGATACTCTGCATATCATCCCAGGAGCGATAACAGACACGTCCGATGCAAGAAATCATATTGGCGAAATGGGAATTGATAACCGCCATCTCGTCGGGCGACAAAGGCTCCTTGTTTCTCATCGCCGATTGCTCCACCTCCCAAAGGGTATTAGAACATCCTCTGATGATACGCAGGATAGGCCAAAGGTCTCTCTCCTGCTTGCCTTTCCAATCTACCGTCCATCGGTAGGTCTGGCTCCACTCTTCCAGCTCTGCCCTCATACGACCTATCTCGTCGATGGTGAAGACAGGAGAACCGTCCTCGTTGCGCATCTCTTCCTTTTGGTTGATGGCATTCAGCCGTTCTCGATAATCCTGGCTTTCGCTGATAATGAAAGGTGGATTGAACACCTTCATCGTGAAGTCGTATGGCTTTCGGGCGAGCGATGGAATGAAGAAGTTTATCTTGTCGTAAGATACCGGTGTTATCGCTTCGGGTGTTATCTTCAGTGCCACATTATGGAAGTAGAAATACTCCGTATGGGCATCGAATGATTCCGCAAAGTCTATCACCATGCTCTGCAAGCCGCCAGCCGATTTCTCCGAAAAGTTCTTGTCGATGAGATTGGCGCAATCCGACATCATCTTTCGTTCTTGGTCGTTGTGTCGCCAACTCTGTTCGATAAACTCAAGGAGCAATGTCTTCGCTGCCTGGATGATGCTCTTGGCATCTATGTATTCCACGAAGCACCTATCAAGGTGGATGTATTGCCCCACGAGGTCGGTGCTGTCAGGGTCTATCATTCTATAATATCCGTGGCACGTCATAAACAACCATACCTTTGTAGGCGACACCTTGCAGGTAGGTGGCTTCGGCTTGCCGCTTCTTGGGTCTCTCGAATAGTCGATTTCAAAAGGGTCGGTGTTCTTGGCATCCCTTAGCTTGGAATAGAGCGGAATCTTGATGTCATGGTCGAACTTGAAGTTATCGGCATCCGTCATGTGGTAAGACATCATATAGTCTCTCACCGAGCGAGGGGTGCAACCATACAACCATTTCCACCTTTGATTATACTTGCTGCGGAATGGCTCGGGAAGCATCGCATAGCATAGGTCGCTATACTTGGAGGCGATGGCTCCACAATCCCTTTGACTGGCGATGTCGTTAGGATAGAGGATAATCACCCTCTCGGCAAATCGCTTCATCTTCTGATATTGCACGGCATTGAAGTCAAGCTTCTCTTGCCTCCACTGCCCATGGTCGATATACCAGAAGTTTCTCCTACCGATGGAGAAAGCCACATGGTACCAACAATATTTCTGAAAGTGATTGTCCGAAAACTTCTCGCTTCGCAAGGAGCGCATAGCGTAATAGATGCTCAATGCATCTTCGGGCGTACGACAAAACACGATGTTCTGTGCCTTGATTTCGCCCGCCTCAATATCTATCTGCTCGGAATGGAAGGTGCCTTTCGGCGTACCGTCCTGTTTCTCGTTCTCTACCCAGATTTCTTCTTGCTCGGTATATTGCTCGTAAGGGTCGAATTGTTCGATGGCAGACTTTACTGCCGTCGATTTCTCACTGCGATGGTCCATCGCCCAGGTGAACACCTTGTCGCCCATAAGCCACTTGCTTACCTTTCTCACGGTATGTCCCTCGGCTGTGCTGAAGACAATCGGGTCTTGCTGCATGGCAGGACGAAAGAAACAACCGCATGAGCCTTGTGGGGCTATTACGTCAGTAGCGAAGCAAACAAACAGTGGATTCCAAGGCGTGCCATATATCACTTCGCTCACCAGTTGCCCGTCCCTCACCACATTAGGCAGGGTAACTTGATCTACCGCATAGATACGGAAGTCATTATTGAGCATCGTGGTGTCGAAGTCCTTACCAAAACCAAAGACCGGCAAGCCTTGCTGCAATGTGACTTCGCACCCCAAGGATGCAAGCTCCTGGGGGTTGAAGTCAGTCTTGGGTAAAAAAGAAAATGTCTCGATTGTTTGGGGTGAGATGGTACGATAATCCATCTTGGCGAAGAGCATAGGCCACTTGGCTCTCGTCTGCTCATTGTCGCCATATACTCGTACCACAAGGTCGTGGCAGAGCCTTAGCAAACTGGCTCCGTGCATCGGTAGGTTGCGCATGGCAGCATATAGCTCAAGCGCACCATACCCCGACTTACCCGTCTTGGTACACATCCATCGGATAGCACCATGCTCGGCTTGCTTGTTGCCATCTACCCCTATACCATTATAAAGACCGCCTCGCTGGTTCTTATAGATGATGAAGTGAGGGGTCTGCTTGGAATGGGCATCATCCGATGCACCATCGTCAGCCACCTTCTTCTGGCAGAACGGACAGAAGCAGGCTATCTGATTTTCTATGTTTTGCTCGTCGGCAGGCTTCACCAAGAAAGTCATGTCGATGTTAGCAAGCTGGTTCATTATCGGATGATATAACATTTATTCTTCTATATTTTAATATACCAACGACAATAGACCCAGCGAAATAGGCGAGGCCAAACTTTCAAGTGTTACCATCCTGCTTTCCAGATTAGATGCTCGCGATATGTCGTTATCGAGTACCAAAGGCTTACTCGCATCACGCTTCCCGAAGCCTTAAATTCGGGGGGGTACCGCATAGGGTAGGAGCAGTTAGAATCTTTGCTATCTCGGCTCCCCTCCCCGACTGATTCAAATTAAAGCGCAAGACGTTTCAGCGCAGAATGGGTGGTTACATATTCGCAGGGGCGTTTCCGCTACCCTTCGCCCTTCGTGGGTCTATATCGTCAATATCATTTTTCATACTTTGTTATGGTTCTCCCTGATGTAGCCTTTCGGAAAATCCAACCTTTCGGAAAATCCTGATAGTTACAAAAGAGAAAGAAGACCTTGGAGTGATGCTGTCAAATTTCAAGAGACTGCATCCACATCCCCGATTCGTGTACGACTACCTTTTGATGCAAGTTTCCTACGCTTTTCAAAGCCATGATGTTCGACTATGAGCATTAGGTACTGATGTAAGTATTCTCAGGCTTTTTATTCAGACTTTGCCTGCATCGTTTTGTAAGCCGGTTGCCGATATGGAGGGATGGATGGTATATACCTATCAGCGAGACGTTGCCGTTCTCGCCATCGCTCCTCGGTCTTCTTGTTGTTGCCATTTAACCGATGGCTCGGTTGTCTAAAAATTTAAAAGTTCAAGTAGCAGAACGCATACCTTATCTTTTACGAAATCCCGCTTCTCACGAAGAAGGAGTTTCTTCTTTTCGCTTATGTTCTATTTTATGTAATTTCTTATGTGCTCAAGAAAGTTTCCAGCTATTACAGATTGAGAAAGGTTTCCAACCTATAATGCCTTATCTTGCAGTTGCAGATGGTCTCCATTCGATGCAGAAGCATCTGGGTGAAGCTCTCGAAACTGAAAAACTCCTCGTTCAATCCAAGCACCTGCACTTCCGTTCTCCAATAGCCTTTGCCGTTCTTTCGTCGGCAGCTATGCGAGGTGAGGATTTTGATGTCCTCCAGGTTGCCAGCCATCATCTTGTAGAGATACTGGCAAGCGTCCCTCAACAATGAGAATGGAGCGTAGAAGAGCAGCGTGGGAATATCTTCCTTGATGCCCCTCATCGTCTCGGTATAGGCGAAGCGATGCAGATACTTATACTTAGATAGGTTTCTGTGCTTCTTCTGTATGCCGCTACGATTCGGTGTATAAGGCAAATCAAATATTCTTGGCATAAACTTCTACGAGATATTCAAGTCCTGATGCTTGTCATCACACTGCGCAAACGTTACGTTCTCCCTCAGCCGACGCATGATTTGCCAAGTACTATAGATACTTCGTTTGCAATCAAAGAGAGGGTCGTGAGCTGCACCATCATCCACAATATCCTTGTAGTCCCTTGTCTGCTGGTAAGCCCAATCAATGCTAAATGGATCCATATTTCCACCATGCGCATGGACCATCTCAAAACTTTTCGCGTCCCAGAAAATTCTCGCTGCTTCCAGATAGAATGTGCGATGGTCTCTAAACTGGGTGTGCTCGATGCCAAACTTGATTCCCATCTTATAGCAGATGTATCTCAAGATAGCCACATCAAAGTCAGTACCCTGTGCCCAAAGGCAAAGATCATCGTCGCCAAGCTTTTCCATCACATCTTTTTTGACCCAATCGAGAAATTCTGTTATCACGATGTCTATCGGCTGGCATGGCTCATCGTCGCTATCGTTGGCAAGCAATGCTTGTTTTGCCTCGTCGCTCTGACGGCTCCACCAGTCCGCTGTGCTCTGGTCGAAAGTGAAGCCAGCCAGGAACATGCTACGCAAATCGACATGAGCCGAATACGTAGGATATTTCAGCAAGCCATCACCTTCCCCAAAGAACGGCGAATGTTCGTCGTATCGCTTCCACGCCACCGCCCCGATGCTCATCACGGCTGCGGTGGGTGCCAGCGAACAGGTTTCCAAATCAAAAGTTATGTCAACCATTTGTAGTTATGAATGAATTTCTTTTGTCTCTTAACTTTTCTTCTTATTCTCTATTCTTGCTCTTTACCTTAGAATCATATTCCTCCAGCAAGTTTTTGATACCCGCCTGCTCCCAAGGCTTCCAATCATCAGCAGAGAAACGCTTGATGATGGTCGTGCGGCTCATACCTCGCTCCTCCATAAAGGAAAAGAGCTTCATGCACAAGCCACTACCCGCCTTTTTAAGACAAGTATAAAAGACACCTGGCTTATCACTCTTGGCAAGTGTGTAGAGATAGCCCTTATCGCCAATCTCGTTGCCCAAGGCATCGCACTCCACATATTCCAACAATAGCTTACCAACATCGGGTATAGCTAAGAATTGACTTTTGCAGTTGTCAATGCCCTGGATTTCCCAAGCATCGAAACCTTTCTGAAAGAAACGAAGGTAAAATGTCGAAGTCGTAAAGCCTTTTGCCGATAAAAACTCGGCTAAAACTTTCTTTTCTTCGGGTGAAACATCACTCACATCTAGTGGGGTGTTGTTTTGGAAGATTTTTTTCTTATTTTCCTTTGTCATTTCAATTAAATTTCTTAATTTTGGTGCAAATTTAAATATTAAAATTGAAACAAACAAATGTTACCTATATTTTTCGCTAAAAATTAGGGGAATTTAACATAGGTTATCATTATTAATTAGATTTGAGATACGTTTTTGATATATTCACCTTATAAATATAACAGATATGAAGTACCATTTCAATTACAGCTTCCTCAAAAGATGGATGCAAGCCAACGCGGATATAACAGACCGACAAGTTCTTTACGCCATGGGTACCACCAGCAATGCGGGACTAGACAGTTGGGAGAAAATGAAAACACCTATCCCTACTATTCAGCTTCTTCGCTTCTGCAATGCCTTTCAGGTGCCAATATCGGCATTCATTGTGGATGCCGATGCAGATTACAGCCAAGGTATCGACCAATTCGACTATGTGCAACCGGACGTTAACGACCAGTTTGAGCCAGATGGAGGCTATATCCCTAAAGACGAGCGACGACCACTCGGCACCCGTGCCCTCCGTGATCCTACCGACGTGGAGCTTATCAAATCTACGGTGCCAGGTTTGGTAAAGGAGTCTAAGTCCACCCATAACGATAACAATACTATCCACCAAAACCATAACGAGGGCAATAATATCCAACAGCACATTAACAAGGCGCAAGCCGTGGTGGGAAATATCACCGACACCAGCAGAGGAGAGAATGACAGTGCCTTAGCCTCTCGCCTACTCGACATCATCGCCGAGCAACAGAAACAGATTACCAACCTGTCTCAACAGGTAGGCGAGCTTGCAGGTCAGGTGGTGAAGTTAAGTAGTGAGTGTATGAGTACGAATGTCGGCAACAGCATGAATGCGTGCATGGTGGCAGAGGATAGCCCTCGCCATCGCCAATAACCCAGCAATAGAGTTTTTTTATAAGATGCCACATAAAAAAACCGCCATCTATCCCTCTCGGACGGATGGCGGCTCTTCCCTATTAACTTTTGCGGGCTTCGCTAAGCCCAGAAGACAATAAGAAAAATAAATAAATAATTAATTAACAATCAACTTTAATCCTAACTAAGAATCATCTATAAATTAGTATCATGGAACCTAAAACTAATAACCAGTATATATATGATAAGAAGAAAAATCTCCTTTATAATTTTGTCGCAGCTTGCACGATGAACATGCAAGTTATTTCTGCTCATTCAGTGCAGCCATTCTTCTGCGGCAAAACTCCTTCTCCGTGATTGCCTGGCAATCTCCTGCCAAACTATCATAAGGAATATCAACGTACCAAAAGTCATGATGCAAGAATACCATCGGTGTCTCGTTACCAAAAGTGAAAGGCACAGGCATATCTTTCTTTACCTCCTTAGGCTTAAACTGCAAGATACCTATCAGTTCCGCCTCGCTCACCAATGGCAAGGCTTGCATCTCTTTTTCGATGTCGCTTCCCTCGGTAGGAATCCAGAAGCATCTGCCATCATCATCCTTCAGATACTCCATACCTTCCTTGCCAGGAACCTGCACCTTCTGCCAGCCATCCTTGCTTAGTACGTTTGCATCAAACTGCACCATCACGACACCACCAGCCATACCATCAGGCGACTCGTAGTAAGACGATGCTCCTTGTTTCTCTACCCACTTTCGGGCTTGCTCATCTACCTGCGCACACTTGGCCATGAATGCCTCCAACTTCTCGCCTACCCCACTCTTCGCTGCAATCTTGAAGAAGAAATGAGGCTTTTTTACTCTTCCCATAATATCCTAAAAATTAATTAATAAAAACTTAATATATATTTTGCCGAAAATATTGTATATATTTTTGCCGAAATATTGTACTTTTGTACGTAAGTACTTTGGTACGTTTCTACCTTGACACTTTCGTGCCTTGATGCTTTCGTACCTTTGCGCTTTTGTACAATTCAACAATCAACATTTAACACTCAACATTCATTTTGGCTTGCAGTAGATAACAGGCTCACCACTCTCATCGGTCTTCATCCTAAAGCCACGATACCCCAGTTCGGCGATATACAATGCCAATGGGTCGCCAAGTGGAGTAACCACAGCCTTGAAGTAAGAACGAAGCTGATAGTCGGTGAACATATCGCAACCCTCGCTCCAATGATCCTGCGGTGCATACTGATTGCAGAATGCCTCTATCTTGGCAGGTATCACGAAATCGTCGAGCGTTACTTGTGTTTGCTCATTGTTCTCCACCACATCGAAGTCTTGTTTTTTCTTCTTTGCCATAACACGATTTTTTTATTTATCCTTGTTTAGCTTATCGTCTCGTTTGCGCTTCAACGTCAGCAACAGGATAAACACTACCATCAGGAGAAATAACTGGAAGGCGTTCTTTCTCGCCTTGGCTCCAAAGGATTTCTTCTTTACGTCCTCAGTGTTCTTCTCCTCGTTGTCCGACAACGTGTCCTTGGCTGCCCAGTGAGTGCCCACATCGCTCTTGCTGCTCAACGCTGAACTATCCACGCTCTGCTTCATCTGTTCTATCTCGTGCCGCTGATAGTCGGCATCGGCGGTAGATGCAGCTTGCTTCTGCTTGCCGTGCTTGCGCTGGATGGTTCTATCCGTAGTAGTCGTCTTGTTGCCCTGGGCATCGGTGGTCTCGGTGATATGCTCACGGATGATTTCGTCCAAGCTATCTCGCTCCCAGACGGAAGACGATACCTGTACCGTCGATTGCTCGCTCTTCTGCACGCTGTCCGATGCAGCCACCTTCACATGACTGCTATCCACCTGCTCGCTCCTAACGCTATCCATCGCCTCGGTGTGGCTCACGTTAGCCACATGTCGGGAAGAGGCGCAAGCGGATACCATCGCCATTATTACGACCGCTATCAAGAGCGGTCCGATAATTCCTTTCCTTTTCATACGTAATTTCGTTTATTTATTTCTTCGGTGCAAAGGTACGAAGAAATAAATAAATGGGTGGGACAAAGTAAGTGAAGAGTGAAGAACGAAGAGTGAAGAATCATTACCCAAAACACAAAAAAATAATCACTGGCTTTCTGAAAACGTAGAAAACCAGTGATTATTTTTAGAGGTCTATAACGATGGAGATTTTTTTAAGTCGCAACCTTGTAGCCCAAATTGACAATCTTACCAAAGACAGCGTTCATGCTCTCCTTAACAGCCTGTATGTTTTCATCGGTTAGATTTCGTTCTACTAAATCTCGCTGCTGGGCTGTAGCAGATAGAACGAGTGAAGCCCCATCGAAAGAATAAAAAGACAAAGGTAGAAAGAAATCAGCTATAGGACTGCGCAGTTTTACCAGGTGCGACACAAAAGCTTTCCACTTTTCTAAGCCCGTCTCATTGACTTCAAACAATATCATTTGTTGCTGTTGGGCGTTAGCTTTTTCCATTTCCTCAATGGTATCAAAGATATGAAACTTAATAAAAGCAGGATTACCAACCTTACGCTTTCCATTATAAACAGGTTCGTAACTGACACATATATCCAACAAACCCTCTTTTCTTAACCTATTGATGTCGTTAATGCTCGTATCGAGCACCATCTTCTTGAATTGAGAAAACTTTGGGTAAGCCTCTTTTATCTCACCAGCTTTCAAAGGTCTTCCAGCTCTCTTCTTCTCGATTTCATTTTCGCCAGAAGAAGCCTTTGTTTTAACGCGCATTCCAAGATAGTCTTTGATTTCGATAACCGTAAGATGCACCTCCCTGTTCTTCCAACGTTCCGAAACCTTGAACAAGTAATAGTACATCATAGGCATACGTTCCACTCGTCCTAAACGAGCAATGTCGGCAGGATGTCTTACATATCCCTGACTCATGTCAAATACGTAGTCCACCACTTCCGGATTGAGACTGAAAACAACGCCGTTTCCCTCCTTTGACGAAAGGTTGGCTTTCGTGAAGATGTTATATGCAATAATAGCGGGATTGCCATCCTTATCCACACCTGGTGCGTCAACGGTTAGCTCCAACACCTCTTTTACCGCAGCACGAGCCACCTGATAATTGTTGATACTCACGCCCAACTCGGCATAAGATATAACGAAATCGGGCATACCATTATTCTTTTCTGCTTCGGTGAATAGCGGTCGTGGAATATCACGAGACTTGCAAAGATCGCTCCCGAAATATTTCTGCACATACCCCTGCAAATGTTCACTTACCTTGTTTAACATCGACTGCTGAAGAAGAGACAGGTTCTTCGACAGTTTGGTATATGCAAAAGGCGTGTTTATGTATTGTTGTGGAAATAAAGTATTACTATTCATAACCTCTTATTTTTTATAGTCTAAAGTAAACGAGGTACTAATGTTTTTTACCTCACACCCCTCAAAAACGATGTTTAGGTACTAATGTTTTTTACCTCAGAAAATTCCTAAATACTGATATTCAGCCACTTAATGATTTTTCTACACCCTATAATATAATATAAGTAATATTTATCTAATTAATTACATTATTATATAAGGTAAAAAACATTAGTACCTACTTCACCTTTCCGCGATAAGTAGGTAAAAAAGTTTAGTAGTTTTGGTAAAAAACATTAGTACCTACTTTACCAAGGTAAAAAACATTAGTAGTCGTTTTACTTTATCTAATAGTTCTATTAGGTAAACTACTACTAAATCGTTTTACCTTAATCTCCCTTGTGTCTATCCAGATACTCAATGACAGCCTGGAGAGCGATGTCCTTGATAGGCGTACCCGTCTCCATCTTCAAGCGCAATATCTGCATATAGTAATCCATCGGCACGTAGATAGTGATACCATTCTGTGTCTTCTTGCCAATTGTCTTGGCAGGCATTACTACTGTGTCAATATCCTCAACTCGCTCTTCTTTGTTAGAATGAGACAAGTTTACATTTATCTCAATATTTTGCTTCATAGCGATTCTCCTTATTTACATAACCTTGTTTCTTTCTACGAACTCATGTATCGCTTGCAAGGCAAGTTCTTTGATATAGTCTTCCAATGGAACATTTACTACGATTCCATTAGTAGCCTTACTCACCTTTGCCTCTTCAATTACCTTGTTAAAGTCGCCTGATTTTTTTGTTTTTGGCTTGGCGGTCTTTACAGGTGTTGGCTGCTCTGCTGCCACGACGGTATTCTCCTCGTGCCCCTGCGAAACTTCTTCTTGCGCCTCACTATCAGTCATTACGGAAGGCGATGGTGGCACCAATGGAGTTTTATTCTCGCCGTCACTCTTACCTTCTCTTATCTCGCCAGCAACTTTTGCTACCTTGGATGCCTCAAACTTGAAATTCTTGCTCATATCGTCTAAATCTATAAATCCATAAAACCAGTGATTAAAATCCCATACCTATAACGAGTCAACTACTCGCTATAGGTATCAATAATCTCTTTGGCAAATGCTGCATAGCTTTGCGCTGCATCACATTCGGGAGCATACGTAAAGATGTCTTGCATCATCGCCTGGGCTTCCACAATCTT